GCAGCCTTCTGAGCTTCTTGGAAAGAGGGACCAACTCCGAAAGCGCATCCGACAGTGCGCTCTGGACCATGTACAACCGGGGTGCCGCCCACTCGATGTCTTGGATTTGCTCGATGGCTTCGTCTACGTCTTCCAGATACCCCGACCTAAAGATGGGGTCGTCCATCGACCCTCTCGGCTTTGCCAGTCGCCCAAGCACCAACGCCAACGGTCTGTAGGTCTTCCTGGTCATGTCAACGGCGTCATGGACATCGTGAAAATCGTTACTCAGGGCTGAAAGGGATTGCTGGCCTGCACGCCGATCACGCTTGCGCTTCTGGCGGTTCCGGGTGTCTCCCATCCACTCATCGTTGAGCTTACGGGTGAGGCCACAGCTTTTGATAGCTTGTAGTGCGTCGTCCATGCCGTTGCTCTTGAGCACGCGAAGCAGTTGGCCCAGTAGCTCAGGGCCGTTCTCTTTGTTGAAGGCTTGCTTTTGGCGGTCTTCCCCGCGTGGCACTGCTGCCCCCTCTGAACTTCCGTAATCCGGCTGGAGCTTCAGCGGCTGCATCTGCATCTGCATCTGCTCGTGGACTATCTCTCGAATGGTTCGTGCCATCTTCTCTCCCGTCGGTCGGCGTGAATAGGCACCTTATCGGTATTGTGGAAGCAAGGAGGGGATCCATGCCTCTGTTCGAGTACCGATGCGAGAAATGCGAGAAGAGGTTCGAGAGGCTCCTGAAGCACGACGAGCGTGAAAACCCCCAGAGTTGCCCCGAATGCGACTCCAAGAACTGTAAGAAGATGATCTCTCAGACCTCCTTTGCTTTGAAAGGCGGGGGCTGGGCTGAAGATGGGTACGCTGGTTAGACGGCGTAAACCACCTGGAGCGAGCATGTTTGTCACTTACCTATGGCCTGACGGCACCTTCCCAACACGCACCATCCGTGGAAAAACCAAGGTGCTGGCCGAACCGGAGGGGGAAGAAATGACCTTCCCTGACTGGAACTTCGATGGAAGTTCCACAGGGCAAGCCAGTGGAGACTCTTCAGACTGCATCCTGAAGCCCGTGCGGATCGTCATTGACCCCGTTCGAGGCAGGGGCCACTTCCTCGCCTTGTGCGAAGTCTACGAGGCTGATGGTGTCACCCCCCACCCCACCAACAAGCGGGCTGCGGTGCGCGATTTCCTGGAAGCAGAGGGGTTCACGGATGCGTGGTTTGGCATGGAGCAGGAGCATGTCCTCTTTGACGGGGCACGACCTCTCGGTTTCGGGGAGGACAGACGATTTCCACCTGCCCAAGGCCCGTACTATTGCGGTGCCGGTGCCGACCAAGTGTACGGACGGGAGCTTATCGAGGACCATCTCCAGGCTTGCTTTGAGGCAGGGCTGAAGATCAGCGGCATCAACGCTGAGGTGATGCCGGGTCAATGGGAGTTCCAAATCGGTCCTTGCACTGCCCTTGAAGCAGGAGACCATCTCTGGTTTGCCCGCTGGCTGCTGTACCGCCTGGGCGAAGACCATGGCATCAACGCCACGCTCGATCCGAAGCCCGTTCCCGGTGATTGGAACGGGAGTGGGATGCACACCAACTTCTCCACCGCAGCAATGCGTGAAGAAGGAGGCATGGAGCACATCAAAGCATGGTGCGAAGCCGCTGGAACCCCGGAGCGTAGGGCTGCTCATCTCGCTGTGTACGGGGATGGCATCGAGATGCGTTTGACCGGGAAGCACGAGACCTGTTCCCACAACGAGTTCCGGTACGGCGTCAGCGACCGCACGGCCTCCATCCGCATCCCGATAGGAACAGCCAAGGATGGCTATGGCTACCTGGAAGATCGACGCCCTAACGCCAACGCTTGCCCCTACGAGGTAGCGTTGGAGATGCTGAAGACCGCCAAGTTGGCTTCAGAGAAGACAACCCATTTCGACTTCACAGACCCGTCCACTCCCGGTAACTCGCCGCTGCACGCGCCTGAATAACGAAACCACCTCCCTTGTGCCGTCCAGATCAACGGGGCTTTAGGAGAGGGGGCTTTGCAGCACCTGCAACCCTGTTTGGCCTCGCTGCAACGTCGGCAACGTCGGGCCTACTGGGGGCCGTTCCACTGTGTCGCGTGGACCGCCTTCTTACACGAAGCCTGAATCCGGTCTTGAAGAAGGTAAGTCACCGGGCACTATCGTGGGCTTAGTCTCTCTACGGGCGAAGAGGAAAAGGGGAACCCCCCATTCCCGCCATTTGAAGGGAACCCTCCCACAACTCAACGGGGTTGCCTATCCCCTGGTCACCGACTCTAACGGCGCTGTGGAAGGGTAAATGAAAGTGGGTGGCCCGATAAGGGAGGCCAACCCCTGCGTCTTCTCGCATTTCGCAGCCGCGCCCCCGTAAGGTGGGTTGGAACCCCCCGGTATCGCCCGTGGTCACACGCCCCCGTAAGGTGGGTTGGAACCCCAACACTAACGTAGTCGGCTACGCCTCCGGTATAACGTCCGGTAGGCTCACGCTCCGTTTCACACCAGGGAGAAGGCGCTCCCTTTTTACACCAGTGAGAGGGTGCTGCGTTTAGGGTCGGCAGAGACCGAACCCGCTTAGAGCCGGGGGAGGCTTGAGGACTGTTCTCCACCCCGTGGGATGAAGGGGAAGCCCTCTGTGTTCTCTACGGTGAGGCCGCCCAAATGGAACCCCCCCCGTCAGCAGGATTTTAGCAGCCGGTGAGATCCAGTCCGTGAAGGTCCGTGAGCGACATCACTGGTTCCTGAAGCATGATTCGAGCCGGGGAACTGTCCGTAAGCTCAGAGATTTCTGAGGCTCAAAAAACACCCCTCGAAAACCCAGGTTCAACCTTGCTTATCGAAAACACCCTTTTCGACGTAAAAGAGGAAGTTCAGACTGAGCTTTTCTGAGCACACCGCGTTGTTGCAACCAGCGTCTGCTTTGAGCGATCTGGGGCCGCTTTTTTGGGGAGCCTCCGAGTAGAAGGCGGCCACATGGGGGCCGCCTTTGGAAGGGGTGGTTCCCACCTCCCTTGGTACCAGGGATGGGATGGGATGAAGTCAAAGTTGCTCACCTACTTGAGCTTGATGAGCGCCTTCTTCGCCGCAAGCTCAAGGCCCTCAGCTTTGGCGGTGGCTTTTGCGGCCATCTCTTTGGTGTCGGCCTTGGAGACCTCTTCCATGACTCGAACCTGCTTCAACCGTTGAAGGGTCTCTGCGGTCATGTGCCGGGTGTTCCCCTTTAGGGTCATCTCCCCAGTGTCCCGGTCTTGCCATCTGGATGTGAAGCCCGTTGCTCCTGGCACAAGGGCCTTCACGATCTTGGGGTCCATGTGCCGGATAGCGATGTCCCACACCAAGTCCAGGAACATCCCCGCACAGATTTGGACAGGCTTGTAGTTGAAGATGGTCGGCTGCCTCTCCTTGTAGAGGAGAAGCCCTGAGTCCGTCCTAAGCTCAAGGTCGAAGTAGTGGTTGGGTTGCGGGACTGCTGGAGCATTGAAGTCCAGTCGGAACTGGATGCCGATACGCAGGTCCCCGATGATGACCCGAGGGCTATTGACAACACCCCAACCCACGACATGGACCCGCAACCTGCCTGCCTCGACCAAACGAGAGACAGCCTCTCGTTCCACATCTGTCATTGGCGTGTAGGTGCTTCCTGCGCCTGTGCCCCCAAAAGGGTTGCTATCAACCGACATCGTTATCCCTCTCCTTGCCCAAGAGTTCCTTGTTGTCCGACATGGCACGCACGAGGCTGCCCGTCCTTCATTCCCGGATAAAAGGATACCCGTGACCCGCGAACAGGCACCCATATGCCTTCCATCTCGCTCCTATGGAGGAAGTAGCTTCCCGACTCGTGCTGGATAAAGCCCCAACCCTTTCCAGGGTCAAAGGATTTCACCTCTCCTACGAGACGGCTCGGAGGGGCGGCACGAAGCACCCTGATAGCTTTGGGGCGGTCTGGGTTAGAGGAAACCTCTACTTGGACAGCCTCCCCCACGATGGGAGGAGGCTCTTGGGGCATCGTCCGGTGAAACACATCGACGTGGAAGTACACCTGGGCATCCTCTGAAGAGGCCGCACAAAAGCCGTACTCCCGTGACCGGGTGTACATAAACACCACCATGGGCTGAAGATCAGCCATTGGCCCCTCTTACACAGCTTCGATAGCCGCCAGGATCTCGGCCTTGGTGTTCCCGCTGTCCACTCCCAATACGAGGCGATCAGCCTCAGCCAAAAGCTCGGCCTTGGAGTTGGACATGCTGAAAGCTGCTTCTTCAGCTTCGGGTGCAGGTTCAGGCGCTGGGGCGGGAGCCGGGGCTGCCTCCTTGGCTCCTGTTGGGTTGTTGTGTCGCATAGGGTGTCCACTTCTACGAAGGGGGCGACCCATGAGTGCTGTGGGGATTCCTCGTCCCATGACTTACTCCTTGTGAGATGGGGATTCATCCCCAGTGTTAGCTGCAATCAGGGCAAGGCGAACATACCTATCAAGCCACGCCTGCCCTCCAATAAAACCTGCTTCTACAAAACCTGCGATGACCACGCACGCTAAGAGAAGCCAATACATCCAAGTATCCACCGCCGTTGTGTCTGGTTGTGTCTGGATGTAGATGATTCCGCTCAAGCCGATGATCACGACCACCTTCCAAGTTGCTTCGGCCAGCAAGTAGGCGATGAACTTCTTGGATTGCAGGGGTGATTTCTCCCGAGTACACGGTGACGTGACCTCTGGGGGTGGGGGTGTAGCGGACTTCGCCATCACAGTCCCCCAGGCAACTTACGGATCGCCATCTCCAACCGTGTCCGTACCCCGGATGTCACCTCGCGGTGCTGGATCGCATCCGCGAAGTCTTGGTCATTCAGAACCAGAGAGGTCTGGGCCGGGTTCTGAAGAATCAAATCCGTGAGGCGTGACTGGGCTGCTTTGCTAAGGCCACTGAAAAGGCGTGTGAAGTCGTTCCGGGCCTGCTTCGATGACCTCAAGCTGAAGGCGATGAAGTAGTCTTCGAGAACGGCAGGGTTGTCCGGGTCCTTTTGCGTCACGGTTCGACCGTCCCGCATCTCTACAAGCGTAGATGCGGCCCCTTCAAGGCCACACTTGTTGCCGTAAGTCCAGAAACCGTAGTTGGACACGCTAACCTCCGTTTGCCGTCCCGTATAGGGGGGATACCGTCGAGATTAGTGTCGGGGGAGCTTGATGTGCCCGAGAGCTACCTTTGATTCTTGAACGTCGTCCCGCAGTCTATCCGGGGGAGCGTCCGTCGGGTGGCTCTCCAACCTCTTGATGATCTCATGCTTCTTGCGTCCGAGATCCGAGATGTCCACGTTCGCCTCAGCCGCCAGCGCCCTCAGTTCATTGAGGGAGGGAAGAGGCCGGGGCTTGTGGTCTGTAGGGGACTCAGCCTCATAGTCAATGCGGAGAACCACCTCACCATTCGGGGAAACTTGAAGCGAGGGGAAGCCCCGCCTCTTCTGGCTCTTCATCAAGGTCTCGGCCAGGAGCTTGGCGACCACACTCTCGGAAAGGAAGGCGTTCGCCTCCCCCACCGCAGCGATAGCTTCACGCACCCGGTCACCAATGGTGATGGCGGTTCCGGCTGCGCCCACAACCGGAAAGTTGAGCACTTCCTCAGCCAACTTGGGATCGACGGGAAGCTCAATAGGCTTCAGTTTCCTCGTCACAAGGGCACCTCCAGGTAAGAGATACCCGTCAGGGAGAAACTAAGACCCCCCTTGCTTCAACCTAACGATGGAACTTTTGGTCGGAGGGGTCGAACCCAACCTTCTGCAACGCTTCTTCCAACCGCTCACTCAGAAGGGGGTCGCTCCGCTTTACGCGACGAGAGTACAACCATAACAGGTCTGATGCCTTCTCGTCCCCCAAAGGAATAGCCCAGAATCCAGGAGGACACCAGTCATGACTTTGTGGGCCTTTCTCCTTGTTTTCGGGACCGTTCACTCTTCTTCCTCGCTCCCCGGAAGCACGGAACCACCGCCATCTTCTGGGTCATCCCGTCTTACGTCGTGGTCCCGTTCGTCTGTGACTTGCTCCGGGAGCATTGCTTTGCGTGGCCCCATCTTGGACAGTGCTTCGTAGATGGTTCCACTGAGGTCGAAGACGGGCTTGTGCCGAAGCAAGTCTGTGCTTTTGTAGCCAACGCGCCCCTTGAGCGTTCCGCTTGCAGGCTCTATGCCCGTAGCCAGGAGCTTGTTGGAGTACACGGGACGGGTGCCGTCGGTCGCAACCGTGACATGGGCAATCTTCTTGGTGCTTCTGACCGATGATTCCACCTTGACCGCCTGCCCTTTCGCATCTGCCGCCCACCCCACAATCCTGAGGGGGGCACGTTTACCGATGGGGAGGTCCACTACCTCTTTGGCGTCGGGCCTATACTTGATGGTCATGTGGTGGGCGTAGTGCTTCGGCAACAGCGGAATCCCGGTCTCTTCCACCCACCACCGCTTCAAAGCATCGGGGTCATCGAGAAAAACGGCTGTGTACAGGGCCTTCTCAGGCTTGGCCTGCTTGAGTTGGAATCTCGCAGCCACGTTTTTCGCTGTGGTGTGGTGCTTACGGTCTTGGATGACCTTCCGATGAAGCCGCTTAGCCTTGTCCATCGTGTCAGCGAGGATGGCCTTCCCCCGCTCATCAACACCCACGAAGAAGTGCAGCTTTCCACGTCGGTCCTGCAAGCCGTCCCCGAGTTCAATGATGGGGCGCTTGTGGGGGCGTGCTTCACCGAAGAACACGTCCACTGGAATCAGGCCCTGACGCTTGAGCATGGCGGCTGACCCCATCTGCATGGGCGGCCCTTTTCGGGCAGCCACACGAACAGCGGCAGAAGCCTCTACGAGTCCCTTACGCAAAACACGGGCGGCTTGCCCGATCTCATGCTTCGGGCGACCATCTTGATAGGCTGTCCACAGTTCCCGTACCTGTGCCGGAAGCGGTGAGAGCAACCCCAACATCTCCCCTTCTGTGTCGAGGCGCACTGCTTCTTCAAGCAGTGCCTCCGTGGTGAGCAGATGTTTACGGATGCAGTCAGGACAGTGCTTCTGGGCATGACCCAGATGGTCCTCCAGCAAGAGCAGTTCCTTGGCGGCTTCCCGCAGGTTGTAGAGGGGGTCCATCAAAGGAAGCTGTGCTGCGTATCTGGCGGCGACCCGCTGGGCTGACTTGAACCTCTCGGGGTTCATCTGCTTGTAGATGCCCATGATGTAGGCATAGTTCTCGGCCTTCCCCTGCTCTTTTGCACGGGCTTTGGCTTTCTGCCACTTCTTCTCATCGGCTGGAGTCTTGACGACGTTGGTGGGCATCAGTTCAGAACCCTCAAGAGGCACGCCAAGTCATCCATAGTGAACGTGTCACCCTGCCCCGCTGTCATGGTGAGTTTCAATGTCAGACTGTCACCAGCACTAAAGGGAAGATGCGGCGAGAACGCCACTTGGTCCCCCTGGTCACCCGAAGTGACGTCGTTCATAACGAGGCTGTACCCGACTTCCTTCACACCGTTCTTGTAGAGGTCGAGGGTGAAACTGTTGGTGCCTCCGCTTGCGGTCGCATCGTACTGACAACTTATGTGGGTGACCGCACCGGGGACAGGCATCCTCCACCCCCGTGCGTTCGTTGACCCGTTGACGGTGGAGAGTTCAAAGTCGGTGAGGTCTGCTGACTGGGCGTTGTTCTTCCCGAAGGACAGGTAGGAGGGTAGGAAACCCTCCAAGGCAACGTGACCGCTCCTGGCTGGGAGGGTGATAGTCTCGTCCTGAATCGTTGGGTCTTCCCACACAAGCCGCAGGCCGAGATTGCCGGTGCCATGGAGGTTGATCGCGGTCCCCAGGCATATCTCACGCCACGACTTATCCCCGTTTCCCAGGTCTACCGCGTTGTCTATGTCTGGAATCAAGCTGGAAGTGAACTCAGCGTTGATCGTGATGTCATCGGTATCGGCGTCCCCGACCGTCAACCCACCAGGGGTCGATGAAATGTCATCGGTCCCTGCTGTGGTGATGCCGAAGGCAGAGCCGAGGCCGGTTAGCTTGATGGTCGCCATGCACCACCACGGGGATAGAGGCTCTACCGCCTCAGTTGCAGCCGACGTGTCCTGACAAGTTGTGGAAGTTGCCGCCGTACTCGCCCTCGACGTTCACCCGCTCCCCGATGGAGCCGTCGTCGTGGATTCGGTGCATGAGAATCTGATTCAAGTCAGGGCCGTCAACAGAAAGCAGGATGTTCTCTGTTTTGTCCGGGTAGCTGGCGAGTGACATGCCAGCGTTTATCCACGCCCCAGCCGCCAATGCTTCTTCGTTGGAGGGGATAGACATCCACGCTTCACACAGGTGGATGACGTACCGCGCACCCACCTCTTCACTTTGGACGCGGATCTGCTGAGCCACACCTTCCTTGTCGTTGCCCCAGTTCGAGGGATCGACTTGGTAAACCAAGGGGGTTTCGTTCTCCGGGAACGAGACCAAAAAGAAGGTCGGGGGAATCTCATCTCCCTTTTTGCGGAACGTGACTGCTTGGCTCAGGAGGTGGTCCACCACATCCATGGTCCACCCCTTCATGTCTTCCATTTTCATTGGGCCTCCAGCCGACAACAGGTATTGATACCCGCTGGCAATAAGGAAGAAACCCCCCCGACCTACCGGCCAGGGGAACTCCACCGCTCGCTGAACTTACGCCCAGGAACGGACACGAAAGACCGCTCTCCAGAGGCTTCGACAACCAAAGCTGTCAACGACCCCCCGAACACGGCACCCGTGTCCACGCCTGTAGCGTGAGGGAACATACCGGGGCCATCCATGAAAGGCTCATGGCCGAACACAACATGACCAAACCGACCGTCGAAGACTTCAGCCCAGAACGGATCAGCTTCGGATTCAGTGCCCAACTTCAAGAAGCCTCCTGTGCTGACAGAAACGAACCGAGTGCGCTGCAACAACTGCAACCGACGCTTGGCCTTACCCGTCAAAGCAGCGGCTTCCTCGACTGTCTCAGCCGGGAACTCCACCATGTCACCAGGGACACCGCCGTGAACGACCAATATGCCGTGTTCAGGGACCTTGTGGAAAGGCACAGCAGAGTCCAAGAAGGCCACGTCTTCTTGAGACAAGGCTTCCGTGACCTCAGCCAATACGGGGGACCGAGCAGCTTGCTGTTCAGCAACCTCAGGCCGCAACGTCTTATTCCGACGGAACCGACGGTGCTTGTCCTCGTGGTTGCCTTCAACCAACACGACCTGGAAAGACCCAGCTTCAGCCATCTCCCGCGCCATGCGAACCACAGCAACGGAATCCGGTCCCTTGTCCACCAAGTCACCGACGAAAACGACCGCATCACCCGCTTGGGGGTCCAGTCGCTCCACCAACTGACGCAACTCATCGGCCATGCCGTGAACGTCGCCTATGAACAAAGTGCGGGCCATTAGCTTCTCCTCTCCCTCTTTACGGGTCAGGAGAAGCTACAGAACCCCCTTATCCCATCTTGGCGTTTATCTTGAACATGCGAGTTGCTCCCGGAGGGGGCGCACAGCACATATTGGGCTTGACGTTGCCGCCGTTCTGGAAGGCTCCCGCACCAGCCGAGTAGGCCGAAGAAACGGCACCATCACGCATACCAGTGCTACGTCCCGTATTCCCACCGATGCGTTTGCCGAAAGCTGGCCTGATGCGAAGGTAGGGGGGTGAGGGCTGAAAGGCTGAAGCAGTAGATCGAATAGCCATGTGAGAACTCCTGTCGGGGGAAGGTACTATCTACAACTGCTTATAGGAAAAGCATCGAGAGGGTTCCAGACCGCCTGGGAAACCGTAGAGAATATAGGCACAAACAATGCGTATCCCTATTTCCGAACGACCACTCGCTTTCATCGACACCGAGACTACGGGACTCGACCCGGCGACCCATGAGGTCATCGAGGTGGCTATCGTGAAGGAATGGCCGGATGGGCGCGTTGAGTACTACCAGTCCCTCATCCGGCCCGCGAAGATCGAACTCGCCCATCCGAAGGCGCTGGAGATCAACGGCTATGCGGCCAACCCAGACCGCTGGTTGGCTGCCCCCCGCATGGGAGAGGTCGTTGACCTGATTAGCGGAACCCTCCAAGGATGCGTCCTGGTGGGCCACAACGTGGGCTTCGACATCGACATGCTCTCCGCATCCTTCAAGAATGCCGGGTGGAATCCGAAACTCCCCTACCACAAGGTAGATACCGTAACCCTCGCCTATGAGCATCTCGTGCCATGTGGCCTGGAGTCTCTCTCGATGGACGCTATCCGAGAGTTCCTACGGTGGGACACCGACGGCTCCCACACCGCTATGAAGGATGCGAAGGACGCACGCCGCCTCTACCACCTGTGCAACAGGTCAGGCAAGGCAGCAAGGTTCCTCATGCGCTGGGGACACCGCAGGCGCACCTACAAGGCCACGAAGAAGGCTATGCGGAGAGTGCGCTGACCAACTCAGCCTTCTTCAAGCTGGAGTAGCCCGTCAGACCCCGCTCCTTTGCCAGAGCCTTCAGTTCACCCACCTTCATGGACGAGAGGTCGGGGCCAGCTTCCTCAAAGGGCGAGTTGCCCGCCAAGGTGTCCATCGTGATCTTCACGACAGCAGACAACGCAGCCTTGATCTCTTCCTCGGTTCGTTGGGGCTTCTTCACGAACTTCTGCGCGGGGGCCGAAACAGGCTCCTCGGGCTGCGGGACTTCCATCCTCATCCTGGTAAAGGCATCCACCACAGCTTGGCGTCTGTGGCCCCTCTCCCCGTCCTCGTACAACTGTACGATTTTCTTTGCGATTCGTCGTCTCATGGCAGTTCATCCTCGGTGTGTATCAAATGTTCCAGCCCAAAGTGGCGGGCAATGTCATTGGCTAAAGCTCTCGTATGCTTGACGAGTAACTCTACTTCGTAGTGCGTCCTTGGACGACCCAAGTCGCCACCTGTCCCCCCTCTCCGCAAATCTTCCAGGTCTTTGACTACGGCGTTGAAGCCGTAAACGTCCTCCCCCCACACACCTTCGATGTAAGCCACAGGGTCAGTGTCCAGGTCTGGAACCCGCACCCCCTCCAAAGCGAGCTTGATTCGATGCTGGTCAAGATCCACCACCTTTTTGTCATCACCCATCAATCACCTACGACGTAGAGATGAGACTTTACCTTCCGCTCCGCTCCTTTGTTCCTCTGGTAAGGCCGAATCCATCGTCTGCGCCCTTCCAGTTCCTCTTGAAGGGTTGTGTAGTCTGCGGTGGCTTCAACAGCTTCCTCTTGCGCCCTGTGGGCTTCCTTGAGTGCCTTAGTGATCTTGGAGGCATCACCACTCTTGAGCGTGGTGGCATGTTCCATAGCCTTGAAGGCAGCTTCGTTCTGTGTTTCCGAGAGCGTCTTTGCTATTTCCATCTTGGCCTTGATGGTCCGGCGCTTCGGTCGCCAATGCCCCCTCACCCAATGCTCAGCAGCCTTGCGCCTCGCCTCAGCCGAACCCTTCTTACCTGACGGCTCAGTGCTGGTAAGGGAGCCTCCTACCCACACAATCCTGTCTTCAGGGAGGTCTTCGAGCTTCTTCCGCAAGCGACGACCCCTGCTCTTGTTGGGGTTCTTGATCCGATCCAGGGCCTTTTGAGTTTCCCGCCGTTGTGCCTCAACCTTGGCTGAGTCTTTGTCCGGGGTCACATCAGGCTCGTCCGTGTCGAGGTACACAAGCGTGTTGATGGCAATCCGAAGGATCGACACCATGCTGTTGACCAGCTTCTTGCGCCTCTTTCCTTTGGGCATCTCCGTTCCAAGCTCAAGACGCAGGCCCAACGGGAGCAGGTCCTTGGACGTTTCGTCCCGGCTCTCATCAGCCAGGAGCATGTACAGGTATTGCTCCAGGTCCAAGCTCATCCGGCGCATCTCGTTCAGGTCGATGGTGAGCCAGAAAGACGCATCGTCCCCTGCTGTCTCGGACCTGTCGTTTTCCATGCCCCACAGGTAGACCGTGATGATGTCTTGGCCCTCGTCACAGAGGCCCACCTCAGGCGTGGGACGCACCAAAAACACACCCCCGCACTCATGCCATTGGGTTCTCGGGCCACCCCAAAGCTCCAGGTCACACCCAGGCAGCGCGATGTAGACGCAAGGGAAGGGCAACTTCAAGTCATCGGCTGTGACCTCTTCCAAGGAGGTCTGCTCCAGGGCCTTACGCATGGCCCCAGGTACGACGAAGGTGTTGCTTCCCGTCCACTTGTAGTAGGCCATTGAGAGGGTCAATATCCACAAGGCACGATGGAACCCAATGCCCGGTATGTCGAACAAAGGCATCACTTGGTCGGGTGTAAGGCGCTTCGACACCAGCCCGTGCAGGATCTCCGCATGAATAGGGTCTCTCGGCACTTCTTGTGGGAGCAGTCGCATACCTCTATCTACGGGGAAGAGTCCCTCTGAGAACCCCCCACAACGAGTCTCCGGTACGATGAAAAGGGCAGGAGAGGTCGTTGAAGTTCAAGAAGTTCAGTAAGTTCGCTCTCATCTGGTACAGCCAGCAGTTTGCAATCCCCTTTTGGATCGTGGGCCATGTCCATCTGAGCCTGAGCGACTACCATGAGACGGTGGAGGTAGCTGCTTCAGCCTTCCTCCACTTGATAGTGGCGTTAGGCTTCTGGCTGGACTGGAAGAACTACGACGCAGACCGGGAGGATGAGGATTAGCTCGCCTGGGAGAGCCGCTCTTTGACGGGGCACTCTTCCCAGTCTTTGGCTGCCTTGTCGCTCTCTTCAAAGGCAGCGCGTGTCTCCACGGGCCAGGAGATATGCCCGCATGGCTCCCCTACCTCAATAAGGGGGTCAAACCATGCACAGTTAGGGCACGCCCCACAGGGCCAGCACTTCTCACCTCGCTGAATGCCCAGGAGAGCCATCCTCTCGGACTTCTGCTCATCTGTCTGCTTCTGCATAGGCCGAATCTCAATCTTGCACTCACGACGCTCTGCGATGTCCTTGATGACCTCAGCTTGCTGCTCAGTGATCACCAGATGAAAGACTGACATCCCCCCGTTGTGTTCTACGCGAGGGTTGCCCGCAATCCCCAGGCCAAAAGGGGTGCCTCCTTGCACTTGCACGGTCCAGATTTCATGGCTCATGTCGAGCAAAGCTGCTTGCCAGAGGCTTCTTTCCACCCCTTCAACTTCTCCCACTGGGGGGTGTGGTCCCGATCACCCCAGCCACACAAAGCGAGAGAGAACTCGTCGCTGAACGGCTTGGCGTTGACGGACGTCACAGTGATCTTCTTTCCGGTAGGGGTGACCCAAGTGGTTCCCCCGCACCAGGAGCCTTCGGGCACCGAGACACTTGCGTGTTTCAATGCTTCCTTGAGACGAGTCTCTGGCACTACTACTACCAGATGCCCGTGCCCCGAAGTTCTCTCGATAGTTCTACCCATGCAGTTTCCGATACTCATACGTCCTCCTTGGGTTTCAGTAGAGCACTCCAGCCGAACTGACGATCCGCAATAGCGTTGATCGCCTTTACTGTTAGTACGGGGGATACCATGTCCGCAGCCCCTCCCCCTACCAAATCTTGGGCCAAAGTGATGGCCGCAGTTTTAGCTGGGGAGAACTCGTCGCTGATCTCATCGGGTCCATGAACCTCCACGACCCAGACAGCCTGGAGGGTCGGATCAACGACCTCTCCCACTTCCACAGAAACCCCATGGTCAGCCAACTCCTGGCGTACCAGTTCTTCCACCACGGGCCTCAATGACCTTCGGCCTTGGGTAGTTGCCACTGCCAAGTAAGCAGCCTTTTGGCGAGCCTCTTCGGTAAGGACCGCCAGTTCAATGGGAGATGGTTCTGGGACCTCCCTCAACGCCGGGAGCGCCCCCGCCTCGTAGCCGCCCACCCCCGTTGGAGGTGCTGGAAGGTCCTTCTTGGCCTTCTCAAGCAGTGCCGTTACCTTCTCATCGTCGTCGCCACAGTCGATCAGGGCTTTGATGGTGGCCTGTTTGGTGGCACAAATGGCCTTGTGTTCCTGAAAGGCGAGCTTCAACTCCCCTTGCACTTGCTCAGAGGCTCGCTGAAGCATCACCCCTACAAGCACCGGGTCCGGGGAGACAGTCTTTACTGGAACCGCAGGGAAGGCCCCATCCGGGAGTGGCCCAGAGCGGCATTCGGGAACGTCACCGTCGATGCTGGAGCGTTCTATGATAGCTGCCTCCACCAAAGGGTTGAGCATCGAGGCCCCGTTGTCGTGCTCCATCACCAACGGGGCAGCCTGCCCCTCAACCCGAATGAGTTCGTTCAACGCAGACGCTTGCTTCTTGTTGCGTTCCAACAGACCCGCCAACAGCGCAGCAGCCTCCATGGGAGTGTGATCACCCTTTTGCGTAGCCGCAATAATGTCAGCAGCACCGGGTATCTGCATCACCAAGGCATTTGCCTCGGCCAGTAGTTTGGTTGGATCATTCATCGTTTCCTCCCTTAGAAGTACCCGCACCTAAAACAATCCGACCCCCTGGTTCGATCTTCCGCTCTGTCGGTTTTCTTACTGCTGGCGGGGGAGCAGCCCAGTCATCAACAGCAGGCGCACCCCCTACCAGCAACCCCTCGGAAGGAACTGCGGTGTTCCTGGCAACACGGCCCATAAAGGGAACCGGAGGGGTCTCCGGGGCCACAAAAGCAGCAGGGGGTGCAGCGATAGGCGCAGACTCTTCAGGGAGGGTGGCGAGGCGGTGCTGTATGTCCAAAACGTGCTTGCAAGGTACTTTCTTGTGGATGAATGCCGGACAAATGCAGGACCATGACTCATCTACGAAGTGCTTTACGTCGTAGATGTCTCCTGAATCACCTCGAACTCTCCAATGGCCCAGTTCGAGGATTTCCTCAGGCTCCGGTGGTGGTTCGAGCTTCACCCGCATGTCTTGCGCTGCTTTGAGCACCGTCTTCCGTGTTTCCCGAGACCCTCCTTCCTCAACAGGGTCCAACAAGAAGGCAACCTCTTCCAAGGTCAAGGCTTTGCGAACACGCCGTACTGCCTCCTTGGCATTGAAGGCTTTGAGCGGATGGTCCTTTGGCGGCTCTGGTTCAGGTTCTGGCACCAAGGGCACGACTACCCCCACCATCTCTGCCGCTGCTTTGCCGATTTCCTCCTCTGTGGGGACCGCCCAGTCACCCTTTTGGGCGCTCACCTCCAAGGCCAAAGCACTTTGCACCATGTCGTGGAAATCAAGGTCCCGGATGTCCTTGAAGCGTGAGTCTGCTTCAGTGGCGAAGCGAGGGTTGTTCAGGAGCACGTCTTCCTGAGTAGCCATGCGCTTCTGCCAAATAGTGGCTGATTGGAGAGAGTTCCCACACCCCGGATTGAGGCAGCGACCGCAGAAGGTCTGCTTGAACTCAGCCGGGGAACCTTTCCGATGTTCCCCGCTGTAACACTCATCCCATAGGTCTCGAACGCTCACTTCCACCTCTTGTACCGGCCCCTGCTCAGGAAGGACGTAGGAGGTTGTGGGCTGTTGGGGGGTCGTTCAAAGCGAGGACCCTCGTGGGGTTCCAATGCGAAAGGACAGGTAGGGCACTTCTCGGGGTTCATCTCCTTCAAGCCGCACACCCGCTTCCAGGTCTTGATCTGCTCGTAGCGTTGTGCTGAAACATGGGGACGGCAGGCTTCAGGGTCCTCCCCATACCCAAACACTTCCTTAGGGGGCCACTCCGCACCGTTCTGGCAATGCAGGCCGTTTTCCAGGCTTCCCATTCGATCACGCGGCATCTCTCACCCCTCCAAACCAGAGCGGTACTCCTCTCGCCGTTCTTGGAGAACAAGTAAACGGGATTGGAGGCTCTCATACAGAGTACCCTCCCCGTCCTTCTGCAAGATGCCGATGATCTCTTGAAGGGTCTCCATCTCCGCTTGGTTCTTCGACAACTTGAGGGCTGTGCGGGCACGACCCCGCACCTGCACAGGGATAAGACCAGCCTTCTCTGCCTCCTTGGACCACGCAAGGATTTCAGCCATGGCCTCCGAAAGGACGGACATGTCGGCTTCCAGTTGCCGAACGTGGGCTTCTAACTTTGCGATTCCTTCGGACATCACAGCCCCTCGTAGCGGGCGATGATCTGAAACTCGATGAAAGAGACTCGTACCTCTTGCTTTAGAAGATCAATACCGCTGTCCGTCTCTACACGAAGCTCATCCGTACCACGCCCCGAACACCGATCTATGACTCTGGCGAGCTTCTCCGCAGTTGAAGGTGTGAGCTTGTGGGAAGGCACCCGGTAGACATGGGCCTCGCCTTTTCCATTGTTGCTGATGTCGGAAGGAAGGGCTGGCTTGGTGCTGCTTGTCGGTTGCGGGGTTGCCGTGTTCCTTTTTACGGGTGGGGGGACTTCCCCCTCCGCAACTGTGCCTCCCGCCTCCAGGTAAGCCGCATAGCTCTGTGGGAACACTTGGGCCAAATGGGAAGTCCAGTTTCCACCTTGGTTGTGCGCCATCTCGGTGAGGTTGTACGGCACTGTCCAGTCGCTCCCAAACTCAATGTCTACTTTGAGTGGGATTCCCCACGGCAGGTTGCGAGCCGTTCTGTTCACCATGATGTCCTCGATGATGAAGATTGCCTCTTCCGCGATGTCTTCTTCAATCTCAAAGACCAACTCATCATGGATGGTGACCGTCATCAGAACCTTTTTGAGCCACCCTCTCTTCTTGAGGTCGCGGTGCAGCAACGCCATCGCCAGCTTCATGATGTCGGCACTGCTTCCTTGCACGGGGCCGTTCACGCTGTTGCGTTCTGCTTTGGAGCGGAAGCCGCCCATCTCATGGTCGATGTCAGGCAGCGGGTACTTGCGGCCAAAAGCTGTCGTGACGTACTTCTGCTTCTTGGCTTTCTTGTGCTGCTCTTTCCACCATGCACGCAAGCCCGTATAGGTCTTGTCGAACTGGCGCTTGATGCGATGGCCTTCTTCTTTACCAACGCCAACAGCCCGCTGAGCGGCCAACCCACCCCCGCCGTAGCACATCGCAAAGTTCAACGCCTTGGCGTTCTGCCGCTGTTGCTTGCTGCTTTCGCCGTAGATCGCCAGGGCAGTGAGGGTGTGGATGTCTCCAATCTTGTCGGAGCTACATTCCGGGCAGAAGGGGGGAGGAAGCTCCCCTTGGGGGAACCGTTTGTCACACGAGGAGCAGCGAAAGAACTCCTCCACCCACTTTGGCTCACCCGAGATGTTGGTGACAATCCGAAGCTCAACCCCGGAATAGTCGATAGCGAACAGGATGCGTCCAGGACGAGCAGTAAGGCACTCCCGCATCCGCAACAGACATGACGGCTTGGACTTGTCGTAGGTGGCCGGGATGCTGTGGAGATTCCACCGCACCTGCCCATGAAACGCACCCTTACGCGGGGTAGGGGTGGAGAACCGTCCTGTGTCTACCTTGTGGCCGTTGAACCCCGCCCAAATACACCCATCGGGGGCACGGGCTGGGCTTGTGTCGAGCCAAACCGGGAAGAGGTTGGAGGAAAGCCCCTTGGCAACTTCGCGGAACCTCTTGACCTTCGCCATGAAGGGGAACTGATCCCCCGCGTTGTCCAGCACCCGCTCCAACTCATCTTTTGAGGTCTTCACCTGTCCTGATTTCTCGGTGGGCCGCAACCCCTGGACGTTCAACTCCCGCATCATCAGGCCCAGGTTTGCAGGGATGGTCACGTCATAGATGGCAGGAAACGCCACTGATTCCTGCATCTTGATGTTGACCAGTGAGGGCACAGACTTCATGAGAGATGGAGGGGCCTCAAAGGGGACTTGATTCGCCTTCTCCCGCACCTCCATGTAGGAGGGCCTGACAATGTCGGGGTCAAACTTGAGGGTTGCGTCCTCTCCATCCATGACCCTGAACCAACCGGGCCTCACATCTCGTCCCAACAGTCCTTCCGCATCCGCATAGACTTCCCGAAGGCAGTCCATCCATTCCTGTTGACCGAGCCGAATCAACTCCTCGACCTTTTCCCGGTCGATGTGGATACGACACCGCTCCATCCAACGGGTAGCTGCTACGCACCCCTTCTCCAGAGCATAAATGGTCTGTTGGCTCTTGTTGTGATCGTCCCTCTCCATGACTGTGGGATGAAGGACATGGAAAAGCCGCAAGGTGCAAATGGCATCTGCCGCTGCATACCAGACACAAGGGGGCCAAGTAGGGTCCAAAGTAGAGAAGTCGAAGAACCCTTGCCGCTTCTTTTCGGGAGGGAAGAGTTCCTTCAACTCAATCATCTCCATGCCAAGCTCGTTCTTCGACAACGCCTTCAGGCCCTTGTTCCTCTCTCGTGTGTTCCGCAAGTAGGCGAGAATGAGGGTGTCTTCCCACCCCTTCGGGTTCTCCCATTCCCCAATGGGGCCGTAGTCATCATGTTGAAGGAACTCCTGGTCGAACTTCCCGTTGTGGAAAACCGCTACGGCGTCTGATTCCACCAACCTCTTCATGGCTTCGGCTACGAGGCGGGGAGGCACATTGGTATCCGTTTCCTTGTGCCGGACGGGGATGTAGTAGCCAGTGTCCTCATTAGGGGCGATGCAGTAGCCAACGATCTTGTCGTTGGTGTAAGGAGTCCCGTTTTCCGTGTGGAAGACCCGAGCATCCAACCCTGTGGTTTCCAGGTCGAGGCCGTAAAGCCCAGATGCGATGCACTCGTCAACGATCCTGTCCAGATCCTCAGTGGTGGCTACCGTCATCGTGACGGAGTCCATCCACAGCTTCCGCTCCACTACGGGCTTTTCCATTTCTTGAAGCTGGTCAAAGAAGTCGGTCACATTACCTCCACAGACACGAATACCCGTTTAGAGGGTGTGCCTGACCCCCAGAGATTCCTTGGCAGAGCGTAAAATCTTCATGAACAGAACAATCGCTTGAGGCGATTCCAAGGAATCCTTTTCGTGAAGGTAGGCAATCTTGTCGAAGGCTTCCCAGAGGGACGCTGATTTCTCCATCCCCAACGACTTCTCCTTGGTCAACCCCAGCAAGAACCGCTCGACTCTTTGCCTGCACTCATCGACCGATTGCGTGTGCTCCAGAGCACCCTCCACTTGCTTCTCAGTTGATTCCCACGCATCGCCATCCTCCCAAGGCAACGCTGGCAACCCGTACCTTGATTCCAGCACCTTCAAGGCCGCCCCGAAACTCACGCCCTCCTTCTCTCGAACCAGGGAGATGGCATCGCGGGACTCCCCGCACGCAAAGCAATAGAAGCTCGCTGAATCGGGGTAGACCCGTGCTGAGGGCTTGGTGTCTCGGCCATCGCCGTGCAGGTCACAGGAGAACTGCTGCTCTCGGCTGCCCCCATCAGAGTGAACCGAGTAGCCGTAGTCAGCCAGCACCTGCACGATGGGGACTTGATCATGGATGCGCTCTGCCCTGCGCTTACCCCTACTCACGGTGAGTCTTCCAGAAGCCGCTCTCCCAACTCGTCACCTGTGCTGTCGATAGCATCCCCTGCCCGCTTGGCTGCTTCAGGGGTCACGTCATGGACAGTGGTGAGGCGGCGGCAATCCCATACGATGCCCGCATAGAAATCCGCAAAGGGTTCATCATCACGCGACTTCAAGCACTGAACCTTGACCAGTCCTCGTTTGGCGAGTTCCGGGTCAATCCACCCTGCGGTCACAATGTCGGAAGACCGCTCTGCCTCATTGGCATAAGAGAGGTGGGTGAGGTTGTAGGACCCGCCATTCTTTTCGGCGTTCTTATACCCCTCTCGGTTGATCTGGAAGAGGGATACCACAGCGATTCCGGCCCCTCGGTTGAAGGACATCGCCAACCGCTTCAGGTCCCGAATCACCTCGTTCAGGTTCTCCGTGGTGGACCGATGACGATGACGAGGTGACATCAGCCCCGCATGGTCAGCAATGATCATCGACACCTGAGGGTCCTTCGAGTGGATCAGTTCAGAACGGGCCTTGAGGTCCGTCACTGTGAAGTCAGACTTATCGGGGTCGGCCACCTCAATGTGAATGGAGCCGTAGTTGTTGGCCCGGTCATTGAAGTCAGGAACGACGTATTCCGTCAGGAACTTGCGCTCAGGACGATCCGGGTCTCGGCAACCGTCCACCAGGGCCTCTATTTGCGCCTCAGACATCTTTTCCAGGACTTCAGCGGGGTAGGTGTCCAACTCACCATCACGAACGCGCTGATAGGAAATACAGCGCCCGATGCCAAGCTCCTTGCGAACCTCAGCGAACTTGTCGTGGGAAGAGTGGAGGGTGTACAGGATGCGCCGAACCTGTTGGTAAGGCATCTCCAGCGAAAAGAAGATGGAGGAGTGCTTGTAGTGGACGGCTTGGTTGTACGCCCAGTTGAGAGCCAGCGTACTTTTCAGGCCGCCTGTGAAAGCTGCATGGGTCCAAAGTTCCCCTCGTTTCGCTCCTTTGAGAGCAAGATCCATCTGCTCGATGCCGCTGAACTGTCCGATACCTGCCAACGGGTCTGACTCAACCCGGTCGTACTCCTTGAGGAAAGCATCCCCGTCGGCTGTGACCTCACCGGACAGCCGCACTCCCGTGGAGGGCATGATGACCTCATGCCCTCGGTCGAGGATGTAGCGAATCGCGCTGGCAGGGCCTCGAAGCAGTCTTTCGTCGCGCCCCTCCTTGATCGTGATGCCCGTGTCCACGATGCGTGCTGCTTCACGCAGAACCTCGGACACAATCCGCACCCGGCGATCTTCAGCGCGTGCTTCAAGGATGCGAAGGAAGTCTCCCTGAGTTCGAGGAGGCACAACCGCCAACGCATCCAAGCGGTCCACCACCTCGTTCTCTCGAACCTGGATGAAGTGGTTCCGAAGAGTCGTGGCGTCAGGAACGTGGTGGTACTGGTCACGGAAGTCCTGGACGTAGCCCCAGATGGCTCCGTCCTCAGGATTGTCGAACCCTAAGCCCGAATCTCGAAGAGCCTGCACGTTTCGTAACAGAAGCTCTCGGTCGTCGTTTGCCCCGGCAACAAATGTTGAACGAAGTAGTGTTTTCACCCCTTACTCCCGCCTCGCAGAGACTTTTTGCTGCCTGTGCCCATACGGGGAGGTTGCCCCTTCCCAGAAGAGGAGGGAGAAGGGCTTCGAGGATCAGACTTCCCTACGAGCTTGATCTGCTCCCACTCCCCCACGATGTCTGCAACCGCATCCGACCAAAACAAATGTCCAGGTCCAAGGGGGTGTGTAGGCTCATCCCAAATCCAGGTGGGCTTCCCGCTATGAGAGCGCAGGTTCACAGCTTCAGCCAACACTTCAGGGGAGGCTTGGTTACGAGCGACCTTTACCCCCATCCGAATCACCAGGAGGCCAGGAGGCATCACCAAGTCGGGGATAGAGAGGTAGGTGGTGGACACCATGTAGGCATCCGGGTCGATAATATCGACTCCTTTGAGAGCAGTAGACGACAGCCACGCAGTCACAAGCTCAGCGTCAGACACCACCTTGAAGCTCCAAGTCGGAGGCTGCCTTACTGCAAGGTGCCGCAGGTGCGACTTGAACTTCTTAGACCCAGCCGTCACCACGATATTGGCCTTTTCAAGGCCCGTAAGGCGTGATTCCTTGATGACCTCGGCTGATGACAGGTTCTTCATTCCTCGCTCTACATTGGCGAGGATGTCGTGATGAAGGATGCACTCGCAACGACGGTACGAAGGAGGATGGGGCGGGTTGGAGGTCGCCCTCACAGTCCCTGTTCCCTCACAGGCGGGACAATCCTTCTTTGCAATCATTCCGGTCTCCCGATGGCATCCATGACCAAGGCGTCGTAGAGGTCTTTGACATCAGACCCTACCGAGTAAACCTTTCCGGTAGCCTTCTCACCGCGCAGCCGCTCTCCCAACACCGCCTCAATCAGGCCCATCTTCTTCCTCAGCACTACCTGAACCCGCTCGTCTACGGTGTCTTCGCAGATAAGATGGAAGGCGTACACGCGGTCATGGTCAGAACCGATGCGGATCATGCGACCCAGCACTTGCAAGTAGTCGCCTGCACTCCAAGGGGTGTCGTAAAAGATGAGCGCCTTGGCTGCCTGAAGGTTGATGGCATCCCCTCCAGCCATGGTGATGAAGATCACGTTTGTGTCGGAGGAAGGGTCTTGGAAAGCATCCATCGCCGCCTTGCGTTCATCTTCCCCCTCATCCCCCGTTACACGCACACACTTAGACCCGTTCTTCTCCAGCAGTGGGATGGCAACATCCACCATCTTTCTGAACCGGGTGAAGACGATGACCTTCTCTCCTTCGAGGTCACCGCCCTCCGACAGGAGTGCTTCCAGCGCGTCCATCTTCTCGGAAGAAGAGTCTCCAAAACCGATCAATGAGGGATGGTTGACGATCTCCTGGCAGTAGATGAGCGCCGTAAGCTGTGTCGTCTCCCTGTCTTCCCCATCCCCATGGCCCAGCAAACCGTCCAGGGCCTCCCTGTACTTCTCCTTCTGGAACTTCGACAGTCCGACATAGACATCCCTCGTGGTGAGGACAGGAAGCTCGTGAGCGACCTGATGCTTAGGACGCCCCAGGTAGTACGGGTCAATCTGGTCCCTGAATCGTGAAACGTCTTGGTCCCGGTAGCCGACAATCACAGGGATCTGCCTACCCCGCGCCACTGTCTGCATTCGGAGGATGCAGAAGTTCTGCATGAAGGCGTGCTTTGACATGCGGAACAAGTCAGGGACCACCACCTTGTAGATGCCGTAGCCTTCCATCAGGGAGTTCTTGATGAGGGTGGCCGTCAACGCCCAGCAACGGTCAGCCTGGGCTGCAAGGTGGCGACAGACTTTGTGGACCCGCGTGGTGGGCGTCTTGTAGACCGTTGCCTCGTCCGTCACCAGGACATGACCTTCCCAATGCTGGATTCGAGAGAAGTCGTTGCACGCAGAGGAGTAGCCCTGAATCAGAACAGTAGGGCCTGTGCTGTTCTCCCAAGCCTCGTGGATAGCTGCACGCTTGGGAGGTGGCCCCTTCGCCACCAGCACCTCTACCCCTTGAGTGAACCGGGCAAACTCCGAAGCCCATTGAGGCACTGAAGACTTCTTGGTCAAGATGACTGCCTTGAGTTCCGGGTCGCGCTCCCACAGGTGACACATCGCAACGATGGCCTCAACCGTCTTCCCCAAGCCCGTGTCATCGCCCACGACAAACCGCTTCATCGCCAGCAGATGGACGACCATCTGGGTTTGGTAGCCCCGCAAGGTGAAGGGGATAGTGGACCCGTCCCGCTTCGTGATGGACGAGGCCATATAGGTGGGGTGCGGAAGTGCCAGATCGTCCTTTTCACGGATCTTCTGGAGCTTCTCGTAGACGGTCTGCATGGGAGGGCCTCCAACTATGAGGGATACCCTCCCGAAGCCCTTTAGGACCCCCCTACTTCAAGAGCAACGACCGCATAGCCTGAGGCCGTTCGATGGGGATCTTGTTGTGGTCCAGGCCCCGAACCAGATCCGATTCAAATAACTCTTCCGCGTCCGTCTTGCTGCACTCCTCGCCGTAGAGGCATACGCACGCCTCCTGGATTCGAGGAACGACCTGTGCTTCCAGTCGGGCAAACACCCGAAGCAACGGCTTCTCGAACTCCTTCTCTGCCGCACTGATCAAAGCCTTGAAAGCCTTGTGGATCGCCTTGTCATCTTCTGGCAGCAGAAATCCTCGGGTACCTCCTTGCAAAGGGTCGCGGAGATTGATGCGGCCACCGTGCAAGAAGAACAACTCCGTCAAGAGGCGCAGGAGCCTGCGGTCATCCTTGGACAGCCATGTCGGCCAGCTTGCCTCGCGGGCAAAGAGGTTGGACATGACGAAGTTGGGGGCGACCTTGTAGGTTTCGCCTACCTTACGGACCAAAGGCCACACCTTGGACCCATAGGGCTTCAGAGCAGAGTTGAAAACCTTGGCCTGCTCCGTGACGATCTTGAAGATGTCATCCCCCTTGCCGTACATGCAGGCTTGGGATGGGTCATTGAGGTCCAGAGCTTGAGTGTGCATATCAGCCCTCAATCATCAGGATGACCTTGCCGGGACCATCATATGAGAGTGTGTAGCCAGTCTTTGTTCTCATGGACTGAACTTGCCCAGACGTAAAGGCCCGATGCCCTCCTGGCAGGATGACATGCCCTACCTGTCTCTCGATCTTGGTGGGTTTGGGGGCCTTCATCTGGCCCAGTGCTTCGGCAATCTGCGCCACGGGCACCCCCACCAACCCCAAAGCACGCAAAGCACCCAGAGTTCGATCTCCGATAGCCCCGTCCACCGGGCCGCAGTTGATCCCCATCCGGTGAAGTTGAGCCTGAACATAGCGTTCAAGAGGCTGGTCTCCTTCCCACTTCCCAACAGCGCATTGGGCTGCTGCACAAACGGAAGGCCACGCCCACTCTCCTCGGCCCTCACCGTGCATGGAATCAACGATGTGGTCCCAAGGCCCCAGGAAATGGAACACCTCAGCCAACTTGCCGGGAACAGGAAACCGTTGCCATGGGGTGAACCCCAAAGGGATGGCAAGCCCCCACAGGACAGCAAGCTCTGCCTCTCGACGTTGGAAGGTGTCCTCACCCTCCTCCGTGAAGCTCACTTTCAGGTACACCTCCCTGCCTGCGGGTTGCATGGAAAGGTGAGCGGGTAGCTTGAGAGGCCCAGGACGTGCCTGAACCCGGTCCCATGTTTGTCCCGCAGCAACACCCTTGAAGTGGACTTTCACGTCCCCGCGCTCTACTGCTGCCACCTCCAGTCTCTGGATGGCAGCAGTAATATCCGCTGTGACACGGGAAGAGCGAAACGAGATTAGCTTCTCATGCTTCAAGGCAGCCTCCACCTAAGGACCTCCCATAGAGGCTTTACCCACTTCAGGGGGTTCCGACCTCTCCCATTGCCCGTAAAGGGGATGAAGGAGGCCATCAATCATGGCGAAAACACATCTGGTGTCTATGGACGTTGCCCTACAGCTTTGGCGGCAGGATCGTCCCTTTCGAGTACGCCTCGAATATCGCGGCTACAACGGTAAGAACAAGAACGGATACAGCGAGAAGTGGTGGCAGCTTACCTACAGTGGTGGCAATGCTCCGGTTCGCTGTAACTGGGGTAAGGTCGGCACTCACGGTCGAGCCACCCCAGTGGACTACGCCATCGACAAGGCAGTCAAGAAGGTTGGGGAGAAGGAAGCCAAGGGTTATGCCTACGCTACGGGCACCGCCACCAACATTCGCCAACTGGCTGAACCCGACCTTCTTCATCATGATGCCTCGTTGCAGGAGATGCCTTTCCCGTACAACACGATTCGGCAGATCCAACGCTCTGGGAACCACGAAAGTACTGGTCAGTACGATGCGTTCTCCGAGAACGGCAGCTTCATCATGGTGCTGCTGCCTACGGCTGCACAGGAGCTTCTGGACATGAGTCCCCTGCTCAAGGCACGGTCTAACGTCTGAAAGGGCCTACGGGCACGGGTCGTCGGTTGCGGGGTCGATATTCGTGTACGGCGCAAGCTCTGGGTTTACGAAGGGAGAGTCCTTGCTGTGCGCGGGCATCATCGGGTAGCCCTCCAGGCGATAGCGGTCTGCCGCTGCATAGCCCTTCCCGTACCCTGTGGGGCTGATCTCCCCCTCCAAGGTGTAAGAGGGAGTTGAGCTTGCCGTTCCTATGCCCTGCCCGTAGATGGCGCGGGTAGCGATGACCATCTGAATCTCGTCTCCATGAGTGGTCACGTCACTGGAAGAGAAAGCCCTTTCCTCATAGTTGCGAACCAGGAACGCTCGACCCACCAGAACACCGCCCTTGAGGACCGGCCTCTGCTCGCTGCTCCAGCCCTCGACGTACCACTCCACAGGGCCTCCAGCCACGCGGTCGAGGTCATACAGGGAACCACCCCCTCGGAAGAGTCGGAACTGCCGCACACCACTCGGAGCGTCCGTGGAGTAGGCCATGTAGGAGCCGATAGCCCCGTCACACATTCCAATCTCAGCCCCTGCACCACCCACAACACGGTGGTACTCACGACCATCGAAGAGGGGTGCCATCATGCTTGTGGGCGAGTTGCTCCCAGCAGGCTTAGTCATCACGGAAGCACCGACATTCAGGGGATCTTCCCCAACGAAGTCGGAGTCCTGAACAAGGATTCCCAGCGGAAGCCTCTCTGTCATGCCCCCCATGTTGATGGGGGATGCCCCATTACCACCATTAGCCGGAAGGTTGGAACCCCCCAACACAAGCTCAGACGGGTGCCAGCCTGAGTTTACCGAAGTCACGGAAGCACCAAAACTTGCGTTGTGAAGATGCTGTCCCGTTGGCATCGGAGTCGTGCTCGTGTCGGCAATCCTTACGGCAAGGGTGTTCCCGAAAGACCCGGCATCCAAAGCAACGAAGTGGAGCTTGTTGTCCCCGAAGTATTGAACACTCATGCGGTAAAGACTCGGAATCTCCGAGTCAGCCTGAAGGATGGTGGCGGCGTTTGTTGCACTTGTTATCGAGTCAGCCCCGACCGCAGGATCGGTTGCCCCACCGCCGTCCCAGGTCCATGTCTTGATTGAGGCCAACCCTCCACGGTCGATGATGCTAAAGGTTTCATCAGCCAAGGTGGTGTTGCTGATCTCCAAGGTGACCACCCCTCTGGGGGCGAAGTCTGGCTGACCTTCTGTGAAGACCCGTGTCCGAACTTGGTACTGCATGGCAGTGCTTGACGCTGGAATACGACCCGAGCAATCCAAGCAGCCAACGTCCGTGAGAGTCCCTGCGTAAACCGAACCTCCCATCTTGCCTGTCCCCAAGGTGGTGTAGAAGTCACTGGCGGCCAGAACTTCAAGAGCACGGGGATTCGGCTTGGTGGGAATCTGGGAATAGTCGGTATCGTTGCAATACTGTTGGATCGCCATGCTCAGTTCCCAAGCATTGGCAACGCTGACCTGCCCGTATCGGGTTGCATAGTCGGTGAGTCCAGGGGCACGAGTACTCTGGCCCTTGGTCATGTAGGGATCGCCCTGGTAGACCGTCCTACGGTACGCGGCGTAGCACTCCGTATCGGAGGGGGCTGCCGCTGGAAGCACCATCGAGACGTCCGTCAGAACGCCCAACCCAATACCAAGCGGGTCATTACCCTCAGCGTTGTGTGCCCGCATGGCAACGTAGTTGTTCTTGTTGATGAACCCAAGCCCGAACCCGAAGCAAGTGAACTCCACAACGAAATCAATGTCATCCCATGTCTCACCAGCGACGTAGGAAGCCGAGCGTTTGATGTCAATCAGGTCTTCCGGGATGATGTAGGTGTGAGCATCGGCATCGCCGGTCACGTCCTCGCCACCGCCCTCTTTGATGTAGAGGGTCTGCAAGTCCGCGTCCTTGCGAAGCAGGTTGGGAATGTGGTCAGTCACCGGGACTACCCGGTTAGTCCATGCACCCGTACCGTCCCAATCGCGCCCGTCGTAGATTCCGTAAATACGAGCGACTCCAAGGAAAGGAGGAAGCTCAATGCCGCGCAAACCCCGTGGGACATCGGAAGAGATGACGTTCACGTCCTCGATCTTCCGGGCCTGATAGCAGTTTCCAGCGCCATAGGCGATGACGCCGTACTCCCCGTAATACAAAGCTGTGGTAGCGAAGTCTCCCGTTTGGGCGAAGATGGGGTTCACCCCAGCGACACCAACATTATCGGTGCCTCCGATAATGTTGAAAACCTGAGAGGTGTTCGTCGTGTTGTCCTGGAAGAGGTGGTTGATCCCGTCCAAAAACGCACCCGTACCTGCGCCTGTCGTGTCTTGGTAGAAGGGGATGTCCTGACGCCCAAATCGAGGCATGTATTCAGGAGGAAGAGCGTAAGAGATCAGAGCGCCTGATTGGAAAAGGCCCGCCCCGTCAATGGGCTGTCCGTGTGCGTCTCCAACCGCATAAGACGCTGGGTAAAGGATGTTGGACAGCACCACAGGCTGGAGTGTCATGCCCTTGGACTGGAAGGGTCGGAACAGGACTGTCTTGGAGCCAGGGTCTACGAAGACCTCTGCTTCACGGGACTCCTCGGAAAGGTGGATTCGACCACCCCCAAAGGCAGGCGCTTTAGAAGCCCCCAACCCCTTGCTGTCCAAGCGATTCCATACCTGAAGAGGCTCTGGCGGGTAGTAGGACTCTGATACTGCAACCACTCCTGCTTCAGAGTAGAAGAGAGAGTCAATGGAAGAAGGCGCTTGCCGCAGCATCCCGGATGCAGGCTGAATCACAGAGAAGGTGTTTATCTCATCTGCGACCCGAGCCAGCCCTCCACGACCGGGCGAGTACGCCAGAGTGAGGTTGATTGCGAAGTCCCCTGTTAGCGGGGAAGTGATGGCGTAAGGACCCAGGTTCGTGGCACCCCACGGGTTTGAGTCCCCGAGTGCAAGTCCTTCTACGTCGGTGAACACCAGACAAGCTGCTGCCTGTCCACTAACTGCCCCTGTGCCATCTTCCGCGCTGGTCATCCAGGACCGAGCTTCCGCAGGAAGACCTGCTTCAGCCACCACTCCCGCATGACCGACCATCATGGGCGTGAGGACCATACGATCAGGCGCTGATGCAGAGATGGCCGTATACCCTGCGGTTTGTCCTGCCCCCAACACCTTGTAGACCCCGTTGTTGAGGGCCGTGCCTGCCCCAGAGATCACGATGTACATGTCAGAGGACAACCCTGAGCATTCAGATCCGGCACGAGTCAAGAGGCCAAAGAGCGTCTTTTGATCATGGTAAAGCGGGTTAGTAAGAAGAGAAGGGTCATGCTGGAACAGCCCTGCCGCGTCCTTGGCGAACCAAGCTCCATTGACGTCGAAGTCGAGGCCCGTGAACTCAATCTCATCGAAGGACCCAGGAGAAGAGTTCTCGTAAAGGTTGGCGTCCGTGACATTGAGCAGTGTGTGGAGCAAGCCTCCCAAGAAAACGAAGGGGGCCTCAAAGTTCGTCGCCTGAAGGGGATGGTAAGGGCCTGGATGGCGACCCAGAGCCTCGGCAGGAGAGGGTGAGTCCATCGCCTGCTCACCAAGGAACTTGACGCTGACCGGGTTCTGGCGGCCCGTGGCAGCATCTTCCTTGCCGATCCCCCTCTGAATCAGGGCCTGCTCTCTGGGGTTTACGAAACGGACAGCCCTTTCGGTTCCGGCTCGCATGGAGCTTCGTGCCCCACCCGTGCCGTCATTGCCTCCAATGTAGAGGAAGACGGAATCGCCGTTGGTGATTCCACCAGCATCAATCTGGTACCCGGAAGCAGCGAAGTCTGCCGCCACATCCCAAGTATGTCCGCTGGTCCATGAGCTAACAGAGCCTGCGCCCTGGTCCGACAGAAGCAGAGTGACATCCGATTGGAGGATCGCCGCATCCGAGAACGCAGTTCTGATGCCGTCGGGGCCATCCAGAGCTTCCGTTTGGGCTGGAACAGCCGAAGCCCCATCGTTCCAAAGAGTATCCACCTCTACGACGACGGGACCTTCCGTGTCGGAGACCGCCGCCTGCTTCCAGGTGCTGTGAAGCTCCCCCTGGAACAGCTTGGTCAGGTTGTGGGCCAGAAGTTGGTCGTAATCCCACTCTCCAGGCGTAACTCCTCGCCGCATGTCCAGGAGGTCTGTCCGATGGATTTCATCGGAGAACAGGTCGTCGGGACGCGAGTTGAAGAACCTCAAAACAGACCCGGCAGAATGGTAGGTGTCCTGGGTGCCCCAGCGCCCACGCCCCTGGTCAGTGGTTCCTACATCTCCAGTACGGATGGTGATGGTGCCTGAAGCAGCACTGACACCCGTAAGGTGGATGATTTCGTTGTTGATGACGATGAAGTAGCTGTCCCAACTGATGTCAGAGTTATCCATCCCCGAACCAGTAAGCCCAAGCACATCCACGTTGCCGGTGGTTCCCGTTGCCAAGTCAGAAGTAAGCCGGACATCTGTAAAGGTCCGAGAACCCTCAGCGGGGTCCGTGAGAGTCGCTGAAGTAGGGTTACGGTTGAGCGCACCGTTCTGATTTGCTGCGGTGCTTCCGTTCATGGCGGCTACGAAGTAGTCCGAGTTCCTGCGGAAGATCGCACAAATGGGGATGGCGTAGCTGTAGCCATCCACGGTCTTGAGGTCATTAGAGGCATCACCGTTACCGGCTCTCCACAAGCTGGGATCCCCCAACTCGTCCCGCATATTGGTCCACGGGTAAGAAGCAAGGGGGAGAAGCCCGTTTCCCTGTGCCACAACATTCGGGTCGTCCAAGGCATCGGGGAAGGTAGAGAGGTCTACACTTTGACCTGCACCGTCACCCTCACCAAAAACGCGGATACGGTACTGAACCTGGAGCCGCTCCGTAGTCTCGAACCCAATAGTGGGATCTTCCATGTCATCAGGCTCATTGGTGCCCCCAAACATGGTGTTGCCGTACTTCCAGATGAAAGTAGCACTGGGCTTGTTTTCCGTAGAAGGGTTGGGAGCCACCTGGGACAGCCAAGCCTCCAGGTAAACGAAGTCGATCCGGGTATCGGAAGTAGGAGGTCCCCAGAGGTCGATGCGGTTCGAGGTGGTTCCGTCGGCGCTCCGAGTTCCCGTGACTGGAATGACCCAGCCGTTCACGTTGGCCCAAATCACAGGGGAGAGGTCAGCAGGACCCTGGTCTCCGAAGTAGAACCAGTTCGACCAATCGGGGTTCGTCATGTAGTCCATCGAGGCCCGCATCGGGTCCAAGAGGAACCCCGAGTGCATGTTGGCCCGAACCTCGTTGGCCGCACGTTCCCAGGCAACCTGGGCCATGAGGTTTAGCTCAGAGTCAAGTGGGGGCTTGCTCGCTTGCCATACGACGACCTGAAACTGCCGATTGGACGCCGAAAGCGTGCGGCTTACACCATTTCCGAAGTCCTGTGCCATGTCCGTCCATTCTCCGATGAAAGCAAGAGAGGGCCACGCCCTACCCTACCCCCGCGAACGATATAGAAAGGCGACCGGACATCAACCATCTACGAGGGCTTGAAGTTTCTTACGGGCTTTCCCTTTCTCATCCGCTGACGTAGAGGGGTTTCGCAGGATGGAGGTGAAATACTTTCTTCTGCCAGCAGCCCACTTTCCTTGTTGCTCAGGGGTCAACTCAGTTGCTTTGATGATTTTTGGCCTCATGAGCTTGTCCAGGTATCGACAAACAGGACGCAAAAGCCCAGCAGCACATAGTCGATGGACACGCTTGTGTTTGTGAAGCAAATACGCAGGTTTGCGCCAAGGTCAACAAGATCAATCGGCTCCAGGTAAGGGGCCGGATACCATGTCACCCCATCGTCATTACTCAGCCATGCCCGGATGGAATCCGGGCCATTACCGGGTTCCTGGAACGCTCGCAAGGAAGGGTCGTTTCCCTGGCTTGCTGAATATGCACCGTAGCCCCGAGCAGAATCTATGGAAGCGTCACACACCCCTATCTTCCACCACAGCATGGCCTCGTCAGTGCCCGCAGCCCCCGAAGTAATCGCTGAGATGTCGATGGTGTCCGTGACCAGGAGGCCGTCCTTGAATGGATCTCCCCCGGAGATTGTGGCGTTGCGTTTCATCAGACGCACTGACGTAGGAGCATTCCCAACCGGAGCCGGTCCAGCCGCACGTCCGATCTGGCAACGAACTTCCTGGGTCGTTGCCAGGGGCGGTGTAGGAGCAGTAGGGGCAACGTCGATTCCCGCTATGTCTGCTGTGTCGAGAAGGAAGTTGTAGTGGATGAAGTCATACATCGGGTACCGCACAAGCAACTCTTGGGCAGAGCGATACGGTATCGAGTTGGTGTCTTGAGGAAGGATGTAGTCCCCCTCCTCGATTGTCACAGCGGCCCCCTCTGGGACCGGGAAGATGTAGTTCCCGTTGATCACGGTGCCCGTGTCCGGGATGGCGGGCGTGGAGGCCACCTTGATGATTCGGTTGGTGACAAGATCGACTATAGCTCTCATTGATTTGACCCCTTGACCAGCTTCGGATCCAACTGCGCTGAGGTCAGGACCTTCTTCAGATTGGCAATCGTTTTAGTCTCTACTGCTGTCACAAGGCCCTTGCTGTTGAAGGTAATCCCCTCGACTTCAGTGGACTTGGCGTTCTGGTTCTTCACATCCTTTCGGATCTTGTCCGCAGCGAGCTTCCGGTTGTACTGCCCCTTGTTGATGAACTGAAGATGCCCTGGGATCGTAGGAGGATCTTTTACCTCTGTTACCCCATCAGCCGTGAAAAGGATGGGAGACATCGCCTCTTGTGAAGCGTTCGCCAACGTGGCATCCGTCAAGAAGGCCCTGGCCACGTTGGGGTCGTGGTAGGGTAGGGGGTTGCCCATGGCGGTGAAGTTAGAGGAGAGGCGAGTGAACCGAGCAGCAGGGAGCCTTGCGATGCGCTCCTTGTCCCCCAAGATGAGGACCCCCTTTGCCGTTCTCGTGAACAGAAGCTCCAGCATGAGCAGGTCGTTCCTCTGGTCCGAGTCCCAAAAGACATGACGAGAGGACACGATGAAGTCCCAGTCGATGGGATCAGTGAAGCGCAAGAACTCCCAGGTGTTGCCGACCTGGAACTCGGGAGCGTTATTGAAGCCCATCGATCCAGCGTTGCTTTGGGCAGTCTGGATTTGGGGGATGCTGATGTCGATCCCTGTGTAGTCGATCTCGGGGTGGGCTGAAGCAAGACGCTCAGCAAACCATCCAGTGCCGCAGCCAAGGTCCAACACCTTCGTGGCTCCTGCCGCTGCTACCAGCCCAACCATCTCATCCAGGATGCCGTTCACATCGGGAGCGGTGAAAGAATCGTCAGCCGGGTCTTTCGTCCAACCGTTTCGCACCCGCGTCTGACCCGAGTGCTCCACACAAAGTGCGTTGGTTTTTGCCATAGCTGCAATAGTACGCATTAGATCCTCTACACCACGTCGTTGTTGGAGACATGGACGTTTGTGGGATCGGCCCAGTTCAGACCGTTATCCCAGTTATCAGCAGCAACAGTCATGTCCATGTTGATGTTGTCGGTGATGTTGGAGTACTGGAGAACGGAGGGGTTTGTAAAGGTGGTGTCGACGGCCTTGAACTGCTCATAGTTGAGGGATGTGTTGTTCGAGATGATCCACTTACCGATGGTTCCCGGCAAGCCTGCATCACTGAAAACGAAACCGTAACGGTCTGGGTGCTTGGCCCCGTTCCGACAATGGTTCCCGCAGACACTCAGGGCCTTGAGGGTCGAGCCAAGCTGCCACTCGATAACCAGATCCCCGTTGTGGTAGCCGTAGCCGCCTGTGAATGTGTTTCGGCTGCTGTGGATGATGTTATCCAGGATTTGGACTTCTCGGGTATCCCCAAAGAAACCGACTGCAATGCCCCACCTCCCGGCACCCACGACCGTGTTTCGGGCGATCCGCATTTGATGGCAGAGGCCATTGGTCGAGAAGTTCTCCCAGTAGATGCCAGTTGTGTCCTGGGCGGTATCGACAAGGGGGTTGAGGTAGTTGATCTGGTTGTCCGAGACATCCCAGAGCGAGTTGAGGCCATCAACCCCCCCGATGAGGATGTCGATCCCTTTGTAGTCATGGTCGTTGGAACTCACTGATACTTGATTGCGGCTGAGGGTCATCCCTTGGAACTCAGTCTGATTGGCCCCAGACAGGACCTTGATGCCCGAGACTGGAGCGTATTGAGGATTCGAGTTGCTTATGACGACTTGGTTGTCGCAAATGTTCGTGTTGTAGTGGCTCATGGCGTCATTGGCCCCTTCGCCCCCAAACCAGACAGCGTAGCTGGCCTCCATGATCTTGTTGCCGCTGATGCTGGTGTTCTGACAGTCGGCCCCTCCCAGCAAAGCGATGTTGTCGGTTGTGAACACCACTCCACGGTTTGCACCCACGAGATTGCCGCCGATGTAGTCAACTATGTTCCCATCCAGGGTTGTGTTCCTCCCCTCAGTCAAAGCGTCTCCGTACAGCCGAACCCCTGAATAGAAGGAAGCCTTTTCGGTGTTTCCTGTCCGCACGAGGTTTCGGCTAAGGGAGAAGTTCCGCATCACCAGCGGAGCAAAAACCATGACCCCGTAGTTCTTCCACGCAACGCAAGTGTTCCCGTCGAACCGGACGTCCTCAGCGTTGTTGGCGAAAGACCCGAGGATTCCGAAGTTGGGGACCTTCCCGTAGTTCTTGCTGACGGTGTTGTCGCAGCAAGAGATGGAGTAGTTGTCGTCCCACCCATCAGCATCAACCTGGATGCCGATCTGAGAGTCTCCCACCTCGACCTGATTCCCGTGGACTTGGACGTTCTTGAGCGTCGTGTCTGTGCCCTCTGCTGCGTGTATCAGGATGCCTGGGATGCCGGGGTCACTCCCGGTAGTGACGAGCCGCAGGTTGTTGTTGCAGCAAGAGATGGAGTCGTCTTCGCCAGCATGTACACCCGCATCGTCCCCGCCAAACTGGAGTTCAATGCCGCTCCCCCCGGCTCCGTTGACGGTGTTTCCGTCAACGGTAAGGGCCTGGGTCGAATCGCCTGACAAGCAGTTGTACCAGATACCCCTCGTCTGCTTGTCATCACCCCTCAAGTTGACCAACGTGTTCCCATGGATGCTCATTGCCCTGCACCCGGCACCCACCATCTTGATTCCTGTCACCCCCCAAGCTGCCGACAGCGCAGATGACAACGTGCCATCGACGGTGTTGTTGGAGATGGAGCACCCTCGAATCGGCGCTTCAGCGCCCGTTGTGGCGACGAGGATTCCGTAGGAGGACTCGGTTGTTGGAGCAAAGGTGATGCCCGTGGCGAGGCTCTCTATTGTGTTGCCGTCGATTTTCACGTTGCTGATAGGCTGGGGTGAGAGGATGGGAACATCCTTGGTGTTGAACTTGATCCCAATGCGAGCGAGGTTGCCGTTCACCGCGTTGTTACAGATGTTGATGTCCGAGATTTCATCGTGTTCGACATCCAAGTGGTCCAGAAGGCAGTTGATGCCCCCACCCTGAGTTGTGTTCCTGTTGATTTGAATGCCGTGGACATCCATCTTGGCACTGGCAATGTGCAGAAGGATGGACTCCGTGTTTGGTACGTCAGTGGTCTCGGACGTGTTCTCCGCAGTGTTGTCGTTGATCTTGATGTTGGTGAAGTGGTAGGGCGCGGTGCTGGGGTTGTTGTCCCCGTACAGGTGTACTGTCAGGGGAACAGCAGGACCGTTCAAAGGAGTGCAAGCACTCCGAACTTGGTTTCCGATGAACTCAGCGTCTTCCCAGTGCGCTCCAAAGGAGTCCACAAAGATGGGCCTGAACTCAAAGATGGAGATCCCGTCCTGGGGCGCGTAGTGGATGGTGTTTCGGTTGATGGAGGGCCAACGTACTGTGAGGTTGGACCCAGGAGCCGCTGTTGATGCCACCTGCCAATGGACACCGTAAGCAGTGGCCGCAATCTCATTGTCGTCAACATGAACTCGGAGGAACTTGGAACACTCCTCGTTGAAAACCTTGATTCCGGTATGCACCATGAAGTTGCTGGACCCGGAGTCGAACACGAGCCTGCCGCCGATGGTGTTGCCCGAAATCACAACATCCTGCACCTCAGCCACAACGTCACTTACGCTCTCCAACTCGATGCCGAAGGACCCGTGGTCCCCTACGGGAATGTAAGGGATGGTGTTCCCTACAACCCGAATCCCTGACAGGACGCTGTTGTCACTGTCAGACTTGAGGTAGATGCCCCGGTCAGGGACATTGCTGATGTTGTTGTTGCTGATGTTGGCGTGCTGAACCCTCCCCGCGTCGGCGGCCTGCACAAAGATCCCCGCCGTAGCGTCACTTACAGAGTGTTGAGCACCGATCACGTTGTTCGAGACGTCGGCGTCCCTTATGAACGAGAAGTAGCCAGGGGTGGTAGACTTGGCGTCGGCGTCCAGCCAGATGCTGAACCACTCACACCCTGAAACCAAGTTCCCTTGGACGGCTACCTTGGAGATTTCAGCGTTCTGGCGGGCACCGACCCAGATGCCTATGCTGCCTATGGTAGTGACAGCATGGGAACGCAAACCCGTGATGGTGTTGTCCGAAATCGTCAGGTCATTGATGATGTAAGTGGAGTCAGCCGCGTCCCCAAAGGCACTGCTCGAAACGGAGATGCCCCACAGTTGGGCAGCGGCCCCGAGGAGCCAAGGGGGATTCCCCGCTCCTTTGATCTCGTTGTTGCAGATCGAGACTGCACGCGAGGCCCAAGTGCCAGCCGCGCCCACACCCGCCCCGTCATTGCGGGCCTGGATTGGAATCGTGATGCCCACCCCGGTCGAAATAAGCTCATGGATCCGGTTGCCGTGGATGCTGTACTGCGTACAGTTCAGGGCGCAGATGCCAATGGTAGATTCAGTCCCAGCAGGGACAGCCGCGCTCCCATTGGGGAAGTTGATGCTCCCGCAATCTGAGATGACGTTGGAGGAAACCATGAAATCTTCACAGAACTCCATGGCAATCCCGAAGACGGCTCTGTCCAGCATCACGACGTTGGTGGAGTCGGAAATCGGGCCAGCGCAGTAGCTGATGGTGTTGCCGGTGATGTTGTAAGTGCTCGCAAAGTGTGTGTGGTCCACCCCCGCTGCGGTGATCCCGTGAAGGCAACGGGTGATGGCGTTTCCAGAAACAACCACATCATGAGGGGCCAAGGAACGTGGGGTGAAAGACACCCCAGCACCGTTGGGGAAGTGTCCTCCTCCCCCACCAATGAAGCCGTCTATGGTGTTGTCACTGACGTTGACATTGGTCCAGAAGCCGTCAACCTGGATGCCCGCTGGGCGCATCGCTCCCGTCTGATACCCCATACCTGTGACTTGGTTGTTCGCAATACGAAGCCCTGTACCCGCATTATCCTCAGGATTGCCGACGTAGACTCCAAGGATTGCACCCTGGCTGCCATCGGCGTTCCCGAGGCAGTGCAAGGTGTTCCCGATAATGCCCAAATCATCAAACTGATAGAGGAAGGTGAAGCCCGCGCATAAGCCTGAGTCCGTGTTCGTAGAAGCTGTGTACTTACACCCCTCTACCGAAACTCCTTGGGCGACGTTCCCGCTGCCAGCGTCGAAATAGATGCCGTTCGCGCACAGGTGGAAGGCGGTATCTACGATTCGAGTCTGGTCAGCAGCGGCGTCAAGCCGCACACCCCCGCTAATGCCCAGCAAGGCAGCCGCAGGGTTGTTGAATCCCTGGATTGTGCAGCCAGAGATTCGATTGAGCACCCCGATCTCGTCGCCCCCAAAGCTACGGAAGTCGATTCCCCACGAGAAATCCCCAGCGGCCCAGCCCGCAGTTCGTTGGTTCTCGATAAGGCAGTCGATGACGGCGTTCTTGGTCATCGGGCCGATAATGGCAGAGTGGTCGAAAACGATGCCACACAAGGCAGTGGTGGTATCGGCCAGCTTGATGACGGTCCCCTCGATCACGTTCTCTTCGAGATCGAAGCTCTGGGTCGCCGCCCGGATGATGATGCCGTCGTCGTCAGCCTCAAGCTGGCAACCTTCTACATGGAGCCTCTTGCTGTCGGTGGCTCGAATAGCGGTTGCACAGTCCTTGACCTCGCAATCCAAGACCCTGTTGTCACTACCCAGCCCATGCTGAGTGGCGGGGAGGTCAATCCCCACGGGGGTGACCCCAGCCACCCCCGCTACCAAGCACCCTTGGATAGTGCAGGAGGCACCGGAATCAATGCGGACCCCCGCACCGCTCACCATCATCTGGCAATCCTGGACCAATATCCAGGACGGCGGGGACGCTGAGGACTCTACGGAAATACCAGTCGTCCAACGGTTTGCTACCCCTCCAGTATGGGCAAACTGGCAGTTGGTAACCCTCAGCCCACTGGAAGCGGTCGTTGCCCCGTTCGCCCAGATGGCGGTGTTGTTGGTGGCCACGCTTGAGACAAACTCAAGGTCACGGAACTCAACACCTATACGATCCGAAACATCGAACAACGTGGTCCCTGCAAAACCACCGGGGAATACGATCTTCGCGTCCCCGTCCCCTTGGAACACCACGTTATTGAGCGGTACCACAAGGGGCGCGAAGACTGTCTGGGTCCCTCGCAGCAGGATCCGAGTCCTGGTGTCTTGGCCGTCCATAGCATTGGTGTGGTACCACTCCATCCAGAAAAGGGATGCTTCAAGGGTAACGAAGCACGCCTCTGCATAGAGGTCGTTGTCTGGCTCACCTGGAACGGCCCGCACAGAGTAAGCGAGCTTCCGGTCCAGGTCAGCCACGAAGAACCGGGCATCCTGGTATGCGGTGACAATGCCTCCCACGGTCGTGATCTTGGCGATCATGACATGCTCGACACCGGGCCAACCCCCTGAATCAATCTGGGGAGGAGGTGCCAAAGTGGAGACGAGAGTCTCGTAAGTGGCGTGCGTTCCATCGCAGTCCACATAGACAAAGCTGACAGCGTCATCGGGGAGCGTGATGGTCATGCCACCCAAATGCAGGACGTGGGTGTTGACCAACACGGTCGTGGGTTCCACCAAGGTGAGCGTCGTGCCCACACCACCACCAGAGATAGCCGCCTGAATCACTGCGGTGGAAGGTGGCCCAAGCTCAACGAAGTAGCCGCCGTTGACCATGCCGTTCATGCGGCTCGCGCCAGCAGCAGCACAGATTTCCTGGAGTGCGCCTTCTACCTCATCCGAGGTGTAGCAATGGCCTGCATCGTCAATGCCGATAGCCACAGCCATGTGGGCACGGCTGGTGTCATGGAGGTGGACCCGAAGGGGGTCTACATCCCTTTCCGGGTACCGGAGGGAGTTGTCCTCAACAGTCCCTTCAGGAGCAAGCCCTGCGCCGACTACGATAGTTCCGGGATCTACATTACGAGGCATCTACTTACTCCGAGGCCAAAAGGGTGAGGCCCTCAGTGCGGTACACCCCTACACAAGTCCGGTTCCCTGCACCATCAGTGAAAAGCACGGTGTTGTCCTCATCAAGGATGGCGTATCGAGTAACAACCAACAGGATAACCTCGTTCTCCCTCCACAGGGTGCTTCCAGCCGTGCCGTCCAAGCCACTCGTCACCCGTGCAAGGAAGGGAAAGCTCACCTTGTGTGTGGCGATTCCTGACAACGGTTGTGCCATCGCGGTGGGACGGTAAGCGTTCGTGTCCAAGAACTTGTAGTGGGAGCGGAACTCCACATCCTTGTCGGGGAACCTGAAGTCAAACTCAGGTGCGTTAGCCACAGGGACCATCTGATGCAGGTTCAAGATGCCAACGTCAGCGTCGAAATCCATCACCGAGATGTCGGCAGTTGCTTGAAGTGCCCACTCACCTGGGAAATCATTCACGGGTGTGTCGGCGTTGACTGGGATTTGGTCTGACGGGTTCAGGTACGGGAAGGGGACATCTACTGAGCCTACGGAAACCGTGTTAGTCCACAGGCTACGGGCCATCACCAGAGGCTCCACTACAAGGTTCTCGGGGAGACTGGGAATACCCGTTTGGCTCCCTACCGTCTGCTCTGCCTGGGTCCGGTAGTAGAAGGCAAGCTGGTAGCCGTCACTACCCCCAGAGTTGGGGATGGGGTCCTGAGGCCACCAGTTCACAGTAACGGGCGTAGAGCCTGTATTGGTAAGCGGGATGGCAGGTGCGGTCCCCGTGTCGTTGAGAACCAGACGCCGGGAGGACATCCCGTAGTGAGTGGTTGAATGGTCTACTGCACGGGCGGTTCCTGAAATAAGGTCTGTGACAGTGGCTTCCGTGTTCTTCGATCCGTACATGCGTCGTGGCACGGTGATGTTCAGCGGATCTGCGGAGATGAGTATGTCCGTGTACGCAGATCCGGGGGCACCGGGGTCGCCACACGCATACTCAACCTGGATCTCCCGGTGTGAGGGCCGGAACAAGGGCGGCAACTGCTCATTGAAATCCGGGGGCCTCTGACTGACGTCGCCGTCTTCAACAGCAGGGCCGAAGTCATACACCCCCACAGAGGTGGGAGCATCTGGAACCACGGACTCGTCATTGGCGTCCAGCCAGGGCGTGTCGGAAGTTCCAGAGCCTACCGGGTAGGTGATCTCCAACTCCACGAAGATGCGTCGAGGGCTTCCCGTGTCGTTGGCTGCTGTTGGAGCAGACATGGAAATCGTTGTGCCTGGATAGCCCGCGATACCGCCGCCATCACAGGGTGTGTCATTCCTATCCAGCGTGATTTGAACGTAGTCCGTGCCCAGCCCAGTAACGAGCTTCATCTGGACTTCGGGAACCACAACAGCGGTGGATTGCCCGTCGTCATGTCGGATGGTGTTGATTCCAGTGATCAAGGTGCCTGACGGGAAGAAGTTGGAAACAAAACCGCCAGAGCCGCCGTGGTAGGTTTCAGTTGCTTCAGCCCAAGTCCCATCCCCGGTAGCGTTCAGACTGCTCAGGTCAATGTGGATGACATCATCTTCAGCCCAGCAAAGGGGCTGCGTAGCTGGGTTGTCCTTGATGACGAACTTCCCAGGCTCATTGATCGCAATGTCGGTTGGCAGGATCGGGAAAACCCGAAGCTCTACGACAGCTTGGTCTCCGAAACGACGGCGAACATGATCGAAGTTGGCGATGAAGTTGCCCCGGAGGGTGTCCCCGGAGTTTTGCGGGTTGCCTCCTTCTGCATCTGCACGACCAATCTCGTTGCAGACCATGTACTTCCAACTCACATCCCCAGAGCCACCGCCCATCGCGCCGGACTTATCCCCTGAATCAATCGCCCAGGTCCCCAGCGTGTTGTCCAGGACCAAGCCCATCTGGCGCTCAAGCTCTGCTTTGAGGTCAATACCTCCTGGATACACGTTCTTCCGCAGGTCGAGGAAGTCCGTGTCGGAGATGACATCATAGAACTGACCGTCAGGGCGGTCTGACTCGTTAGGTTCAATGGTTCCAATGTACGGGTTCACGAACAAGGGATGGGTGAAAGGCAACCCTCCATTCGTGTTGTCCAGAGGGGAAAACCCCTGACCCAGCGGGGGTGCTGATACCCCGCCGTTGTAGGCATCGTTTCTACGGAACACGAAACCGATGGGCACTGCATAGACATAGCCATCGACAGTTCCAAGGGCGGTCGCTGAAGCAGAAGTCCCATCACCGGAAATCCACAGGCCAGGATCACGGATGTCGTAGGCAACAGCACTGCTGTTGTCGATCACCGAAGTCATGTCTGCTTTGACAAAGGGGAAGAGCGCCCCAAGAGGAGCAGCTTGGGACCCTTGAGCCTGGACATTGGGCTGCGAGAAACCGTCGTGCTGGGTCTTGAAGTTGACGCCCTCAGCCGCCCCGGTGGCTCGAATCCTGTACTGCCACTGAACTCGCTTGGTTGTCTCGGTCCCGATGGTGGGGTCCGCGATCTCGTCAGGGAGGTTGGTGGCAAGGGGGGACTGGACGTTTCCGTTTCGATAGAGGGAGAACTGCGTGGGCTTGTTGGGCGTGTCCGCACCACCCGCAAAGGTCGTGGGTCCTGGTCCCGCATTCACCGTCATGCTGCCTGCATTGGTGAGGGCAAGGCTCAGGGTCACTGCATTTCCAGCGGCCCCGGCCAAAGCATCGACAGTGGTGAGGTTCACCTGGGTGGGGTCCGATACGTCCACCGCAGCCGTGCAGATCCCCGTAAAGGCGTTCAGAGGCTCATTGATGGCTGCGGCGATGTTCGCGGCAGTCTCATTGGCATTCAGGCCCAGGTTGAACGTGTTGAGTGCTGGCCCACCCGTTGTCGCTTGCAGGACAACCGCGTTGATGAGGATCTGATCAGCCGCATCCAGGTCACCCCAAGTCACCACCTCGACCGTCGCTGAAGCACGGGGGGAGTGGGAGACAAGGCAACGCCATACCTCAAGGAACACGAAGTCCGTGCGCTTGATGGAGGTGCCGGTCCCTTCGTAAACGGTGGCCGCATCCAGGTCGATCCGGTTTATGTTAGGCAGGTCGGTGTTGGAAAACTCCACCACAATGGGGGCACCCGCAACGAGAGCGGTCCTCTTCCCCATCCAAAACGTGTTGGGGGCGAAGTTGGGGTTGGAGGTGGGAAGGAAGGAAATCCCTTCGTTGAAGCGAGGGGGAACAGGTCCCCGCAACCACCCAGACGGGACAGTGCGTTGCTGTACCAAGGACCGGAGTTGACGCCCGACCTCTTGGGATAGGTTCAGTTCAGCGTCCAGAACCGGCTTGCCGGACTGGTACACAGCCTCATCCCACGAATGCTCCCCTGGCGGGAGGTATCGTGAGACTGTGGAACCTGTGAAGTATTTATCTCTGATAGCCATCCGGGATTCCCGCTCCGAGGGAGTACCTTACCTACGGCATCGCGGCGTATAGCCGGGACACCGAAACGCGCTCCTGATTCATTTCCGCACCACCGACCCTGAAGCAGTGCGCGTATACGTCCCGCTCCTTCTCACACCTCGACTTTTCGGGGAGGCTTTGGACACGAAGTTGTTTGGCAATGGCTTTGATGCGATGGGCTTTTTCACATGACTTGCCGTCTTCTTGCGACCAGTCTTCTTGCGACATCCGCATCCCATAGAGCCACCTCCGCTTGTCCATCTCGATAGGCATGGAACCGAGAAAGGGGGGTTCCATTGGCCTCTTGCTGCCGTAGATCCCCTAAAGGTGAGGAAACCACAAGATGACCACTCCAGCAGAACAAGAGGCCCGTGACACTCTCTTTTCGGTCCAGAAGGGGAAGAGCGTCGTTGTGGTGAAAGGCCGGAAGGTTCCTCATGGAGTACGAGGCGTCGTTTTTTGGGAAGGGGAGGGAGGTCTCCACAACCACGGTCTCCGCATCGGCATCAAAGATGCGGCTGACACAGTCCATTGGACTGCGGCCTCTAACGTCGAGGTAGTTCTGCCGGGTTTCCCTGATGACCTCTGCCGAAACCCCCAACCCCCCGCAGGACAAACCTGGAGCGGGATTCTGGCCCTCGTCACCCCCAAGATGCCCTCCAAGGGAGAGCATGTCCGCACTCTCGACGGCTCTTCGGAAGGGAAGGTCTTCTGGGTCAAGGGTGACCGCCTTGGCTTCCGTGTAGGACCCGGCAAGGATGATGTTGTATGGGCCAACGGCCATGAAGTGACCGTGGTGGAAGACAAGCCCCAAATACTTCAGAACATGGTGGGAGGAGTCGGGGAACTGCCTCCCCTCTCCACCTTTGGAGAGCCGAGTCCTCCCATGGTCGTAGTCGATGAGTCCGGCTCCATGGGAAATCCCGGCACTGGTCGGGAAAGCCTCCCTTATCCCTACTGCACTATCCGCAGCATCGTCCTTCACGAAGGGCACTACCTTGCCTACAACGAGGAAGAAGACTTCCTCATGGAGCTAACCGAAGCTGCTGCCAAGGAGTTGGAGGCCGTGCTTAGAACGTGATTCGCCAAGTAATGGTCAGCCGAGCGGTGCTGGGCTTCGAGATCACCGCGAAAGTCAGGTAGTTGATCAGCACATCGTAGTCCCGCAAGTCCCGTGACAGTTCCCGAGCCGGGTAGATGTCCGGGTTGGGGTAGGTGATCAACGGGTTGTCCGAGCGTGTGGACAGGATGCCCATCTCATTCAGAGGACCGACTGCTTCTGCCTCGTCATAGGTGCAGGTGAAATCCACCACGTTGGTGGGGATCTCTGACGCGCCACCATCGGCGTTCCTGAACGTAGTGGAAGCCCACGCCTTCCTGGAAATCTCCGCATTCAAACCCCGTTGGTCAGGGCTTGGGGCGTCGGGAGACAACAGGGCACCCGTAGCTCCGGTGCCCACAGCCAGCATGTTGGCCCCGCTGGCAGGCTCCGAAGGGTCCTTGAAGTAGCGAGCGGCTTGAATGCCTGCGTCAGCGGTGATGACGTTGGGGCGATGTTCCTTGAAAAGGACCTCTCCCGTCTTGCCATCCACCATCTCAATGAAGACCTCTCCCTTGGGAAGGGCCATCACAGCAGCTTGCTCCATGGTGAAACCAAGGCTTACCCGGCCACGAGGAGATTGGAACCTGTCCTTCATCATTGAACCCATGTCACCTTGCCTCCATGTCCGGCACTCTACCGAGCACACTCCGCACATGGTGTCGAACACCCTGACTCATAGCCAAATCATCGAGAGAAGGGGTTCCCGTTCCCAGCGGCTCCCGTAGAGAGTTCAAGAAGAGGAGAGAAGCTCGATGGATTAGATTTAGGGGCCTTCGCCAGTGTCCCCACCCAAGGCGGTTTCCGGTGCGCGAAGCTCAGGTCGCACCCCTGACGCAGCGGCAGGCCAAAGGAGTCCGCTGAAACTTCCTCTCTCCTGGAGGTCCCCATGGACCCACCACATTAGGGCCGAAGCCCCCAGTCGGCAAAAACCTGGGGCGGTAAGCGCAGAACGCCCCCCGAGAATCTCTCCGGGGGGCGTCTGAGTTTGTGGACTGAGGTTACTCAGTCAGCAGCGGGCTTGCTCTGGAGGATGTGCTTGAAAAGCAACTCCCAGCCACCAATGGCAGCCACGCCAGCCAGAACACCCTGCATACCAGCATCCATCAGCGCCAGACCGTTAGCCAGCCCAATACCACTGGTAGCGGCCACAGCGAGGCCCATAGCGACCCACGGGACCGCCTTGGAGCCAACCTTGTCCTTCAGGCCGAACTTGTTGGCAAGCATGACAAGGAGCATCAGCAAGAAACCAAGAGCCAGGGACCAGTTCTTGTCCTGGACTGCCTTCACGAGCAAGCTGATGTCGTCAGCGGCATCATCGAGAGTGTCCGGGACTTCCTCGTCACCAGCAGCCTCATCTGCCGCAGCTTCGTCCCCCGCAGGTGCGGCTTCATCTGAAGCGGGAGCCGCCTCTTCCGTTGCTTCAGCCGCAGCAGGTTCTTCCGCAAAAGCAGCGGTTGGAACCGTCAGACCGAGTACCAGCACGATCAAGGTTAGAAAGTGTCGCATATGTTTCCTCCTGGAAAAGTTTTGTGCTCACCGACGCCTCCGATAAGGGAAAAACCGACGGTAGTTCATGTTCGCCTTTGAACCTGCCTATAAAGCAGATTCCCTATGGCGGGGGAGTCGCTTCGATGGTGAACTCTGTAACAGTTGGGCTTGGTAGTGCAACACCCCCGCCCAGAATGAACTGGTAGCCATCCAGTTGTGCGCCACCGCCCAGAAGGGACCGTTTGCTGAACAGCCCGGTCCTGGGGTTAGGCCGGAAGGCAGCCCCATTACTCAGGACGAACGTAAGCTCTCGTGATGATGAGATGTTTGCCTGATTTGTAATGGGGAGTGATTCCACTTGGGAGTGACACAGACCCACAAAGCTGTTCGAGGTGTCGTTGATCGCATCTCGAATGTTTGCCACAGTCTCCGCAGCATCAATCCCAATCTGGAACTCGTCCGTTCCTCCAGGAGGGGCAAACATTCGAGCAGTGAGCGGAAGCCCCGCGATAGTGATGGTGTCCCCGTCCAGGATAGCGGCGTTGTCCAGGACAGTGACTTCCCCGAACCACGTTTTGGCTCCCCATGGCCCCAGCCTTGAAGTGGAGGTATCCGACCCATAGTCCTCAAGACGGGCCACACACTTGCCCAGGTTGTGGAGTCCAGGGACCCCATCCGGGTTGCTTGAGACCGGGAGAGCTTCGGTGGGAGGTACGTTATCCCCCATAGGGCGTTGGGTGTCGAATCTCTCTTCCAGGGCTTGTTCAACAGGAGGGTCTACTGTCGCATCCGTCAATACGGCCTGGGCAGAGAGGACAATGCGGAAGTCCTGATTCAGGCCCATTCCTGGAGGAGGCTTACCTGAAGGACCTCTCGCGTTGGGGTGTAGAACCGCAGTTCCTGGTCCGAGCACGCCGCCCTGAATCACACCGCCTGAAGCAAGGAGCACAGAAGACTGGTCGAAGTGGGTCGCGGACCCCTTGATTGTGGGAGAGGATTTCCCCCATGGACCCACGGGACCTTCCGGCACTGAGAAGGAGTTGGCGTAATCGGTGCCTTCAATCTTGATGTCCGAGAACCCCTCCCCAATCCCCGGCCCGTCGCACAAGGTGGAAATCCAGATGTTCTCGCCGTCTTCCACCTCGCAGAACGTCAGGTCCGTATAGAGAGAGGTCTCCGTTTCCCTAAACTTGATGACTCGGTGGGGGTCATTGATGATGAGGGTTTCAGCATCATCCAGTACATCCAGGGGGTCGTTCAGGCGGGAACCTGCCAAGATTTCCCTGATGCTGGCGGTATCCAAGCTCTTGGGAATAGGAGGTGTCCCCTCGTTGAGGAGGGTGACCGATCCTTCAATAGGCTGCGAGCACAGGTAAGTTTCGGTGATGGGGTGGGCAGCGGCAAACGTGACTGTGACGGGGTAGGTGTCAGAAGGAAGGGCTGTTCTCAGCACCAGCAGTTGGGTGTCGGAGTCAAAGTTCCAATCCGCAAACGGGAGCAAAGCGCCATCCACCTGGACCGAAAAAACCCGGTCAGCGTAGATTCCGCAAGCCCGTACATTGACCTCTCTCGCACCCGCAGAGTTGACTGTGACCACTTCAGGGGTGGTGTCGTACAGGAACTCCCCCGAGGTCATCCGGTGGGATCGGTTCAGGAGCATGTTTTGAGGAGCAATGCCGAAGCCGTCGGGTGCGCCCCTCAAGCGGTACCTCACTGAATCCCATCGCTGCTGCGTGATGGAGCGGGGGTTGACGGACCCCCAACGGATCGCCCCCTTTAGGGTGCTGTGGAAGGGGAGGTCTGCACTTTCCACACTGATCCAAGCTGCGCTGGGGTCAGTCGTCTCCGTAGCAAAGTCCCCGGTGTGCCAGGGAGGAGGGGGAAGGTCGGGACGGTAAAGGCATACGCCCCATTCAGGGTCGTGGTACAGCCGCACCCGCAGGGGGTTTGTCCAGTCCATCTCGATGGGCTGGGCACTGCTACTGGAGTTAGCAGCAGTTGACGAGTCACTACGAGGAATCCGGTAATGGTTGATGTCCTCACGACCGCCCCCGAGGTAAATGCCAAGAGTGCGCTTCAGGGTGATGTCCCCCTCTGCTCTTCCGCGAACCTTCAGGGGAACGCCGCTGACGCCGTCCCAAGATGAAAGGGACACTGCCGAACCAACCACGCCAAACACCGTCCTAAACATGAGCGGGTCAAGGTCTGGGACGATGGTGAACGAGGAAAGGGAGACGGTTCCTACAACAGTGTCGTTTACCGAGAGAACTACAAGGTTCGCACTGGGGTCGCAGACCAGCCGATAGAACTGTTCTGTTCCGTCCTCCCAACCCACATAGAATGAGGCAAGAATCGCAGCATCACTGGTCCTGATCAGCCCGACAAACCCGTCTGAGAGGAAGTCCAGCATAACTTGGCTGTGGCCGCCGCCCCAAGGCACAAGGCCGCCAAAACTGGGGCCTGCCTTTCCAAGGTCGGGAGTAGTTGCGAGCACCTTTACAGTGGCCTCGAAAATCACCCCCTCCGTGATGCAAAAGAGGGTCGTGGCAGCATCAAGGGTGGCCTCTTGCTGCCACTGAGAGCCACCAATACCGCCTTGGGAAACGACGAGCCTTTGCCCGTAAGGAACGGCTGTGTTGATGCCACTGTTCCAGGAGAATGGTGCCCACCCCGCTGTCTCAGGGTCCAGCAACCCGGACAACGAGCAGAAGGGAAGATCGAGCAGGGTTCTGAAATCCCCTGCTACGCCAGCAACGGACCCCTCTCGAAAGAACAGCGTTGTGGCCTCAGCCATTTTCTCTGTGTCTTCGATCAGCAGGGAGGCAGAGCCGCTCCCCCGAATAGAGGAGTCCACCTGGAAGGTGGCCTCCACCTCTGTCCGCACCTTGGGGCTAAGGTAAGGGACCGCCCGGTTGTAAGAGAAGGTAAGAGGAGCCTCCCCAAGGGGTGGGGTTGTGCAAGAAGTAGACTTGAGGAGGAGGGTGTCCCCAGTTGAGTCCACTCGTGACAATCCAAAGCCCCCGGCGATGAACCATGGGGTGTTCATGTCCTCTTCAGGAACGACCCCCATCTCTGTTAGAACTGTGATTCCATGAGAGGCTTCTACGAGGTACTTAGGGATGACCGAGTACTGGACCGTTTCCCAGACTGAGGTGTTGATTGCAGGCCGTGAAACGGACCCCCAGAACACGACTCCATTCTGAGGTCCCTTGGGAACTGCTGGAATCAGTAAAGCAGTGTCGGCTGGGTAGGCCGTGACCTCAAAGTTCTCTGCCAAGGGACCCGAGACAGACCCCCCAATCGAAACTGAGGCTGTCCCTGCTGGGAATAAAGACACGGATCGAAGTGAAACGAACTCCTCGTTCCATGGAACATCGAACAAGAGGTCAACTGTGTCGTTCCCGAGAAGATGCACAGGCTCAGGAAGGGCCTCCTCCAGCACAAGAGTTACGGTGCCCAGGTCGTTCAGATAAAGGCCACACTCCGCTATCGTGTAGACGCCTGTCTGCGGGCCTGAGGGAATCCGAACCTTAGATCCACTCTTGATCCCGTTGAGCATGGGGTCGTAAGGAACGTCTATCGTCGTTTCGGTGGTGGCTGTCCCGCTTACTGAAGGACCCACCTCCCAGGACTCCTCAAAGTCGGGACGGGATGCGTTTTTGAGAAGCCCGAGAGATCGAACCCCATCAATCTTGAGGAAGCCGACCATGAGCAGGTGTAGGCCATCATGAATCCCACATGCGATTCCTGAGAACACCCCGTCGTAGGTCCCCGCAGAGTCGTCCACCTTTAGGCGAAGCCCTAACTCAACGTGGCAATCCAGGGATAGGTCGATGTTCTGTTCGTAAAAGGCAGCGGTCCCCGTGGCGTAAGAGCCAGCACTGGCATCCACTAAGGTGTAGGTGCTGTTAGCAGAGACTGCTCCTGAATCAACCCCGTGCAAAACCCACGGGGTTGAAGCATTAGTAGGAGAGGTCTCCCCGTCGAACAAGACGGACGTTGCTTGACTTTGCGCCTTTAGGCCCCCAACCGACAACTCGTGAGGGTTTTGGTTCGTCAAAAGGGTCGTCGGTTGGTTCAAAAGGGCAGAATAGCCCCCCAACTGGAAACCCATGTACCTGTGGCCGATCTGCTTTGGTGACTTCCGGGCTACAGGACCCAAAGCCGTTCCCATGGGGAAACGGTGGTGCCGGAAGGCCCCCATTGAAGATGCGGGCAGTGGGGCGAGCGCCCCAGGTGTGTGGCCTACCGAGCGATCCCATTTGTTGAGGGTGAGGCCCCTCGTGTTCAGGCCCTCCATCTTCATTGGAGGGTTGGAGAACCAAATGTAGTCCAAGGCCACAGAAACCGTGCCAGGAGCAGACAAGGGTATGGGAATAGCGGGGTAAATCTCCCCAACGTAGGGATTTACATCCGCTACCTCGACTTCCACACCCTCGACCCATACCGCTACCTCATCCTTGGTAGCGGGAGTAGCGTCACCCCACCCACGAACCAAAGGCCCACGGTCAGTGAGAATCCTGTCCCGTGCCAGAACCCCAGAACCTACAAAGATCCCCGCAAGGTCGTGGATGAAGTTCCAAGTGTCAGTAAAGACCGTCGTGGAAGCTGAAACGCCCAGATAGGCGATCTTGAACAGTCCTACCTTGTGGGCACTCAGGAGGAGGGCCTGCACCCCCACTGGGATTGTGGTGGGAGTCACGCCCCCCACAGGGAACGTAAGAAGGGGCACCCCGTTGAACAGGACCGAGTAGAAGGCACCCTTCTGGTTTCTGACAAGGGAGAGGGTGTCTGATGTCCCGACCTCCCCCCATTCAGCAGGAACCGACCCAATGGCCCCGAGAGGGGTGCTGATGTCGATGACCTTGGTTCCAGCGATGTCGGCCAGCGTCAGCGTCACCTGACGCTGCCCATCGTTCACCGTGAAGCTGAAGAGTGAGGAACTCGACATCGGCGGGTAGATAGCCGCCGAGCCTGCATCGAAGTTGATGTCTGCCCGGAAGGAAGTCCCTCCCACAAGCCGACCAGACGTATCCCCAAAGGACCAGCCGTAAGTGACTCCTTGATCCTTGGTAAGAAGGAGTTGACCTTCCCCAAGGGTGGAAGTCCCCGTCCCTACCTCAACCCCGTCGAAATCCGGGTCAACATCAGGCAGCACGGCAGCCTTGTAGGTAAGCGCCCTTGCGGGGCCAACCGTTAGCCCGTAGGTCGTCTTGGTCATCGGGCTGATGTCCAAGAACACCTTGGCTGGAAGGGCTGTGACCTGCTCCGCTGAGTTGATGGTTGGGACGACGGGGTACTCGGTGTCGAGCGAGTACGAGACCGTGTCGTCTACTCCAGGAGTAAACTCTGCTTCAGGGAGCAAGGGCTGAAACTGCTGCCTTGAATCAAAGAACTCCAGAAGCACCGTGTGGCCGTCATCATTGTTAGGAGGAACCTCGACTTTGAACGTCGTGGGGTCCCCGTAAGCAGAAAACGATGCCGAGTTCGTTGGTGGTGGCCCAACGATGTTCCCCGCCAAATCACGAGGCCCAGTGAGGCCGTCATTCACCGTAAGGAGGTACAAGCCTCCCAGTGTCGTACCCGTATGGGTGATGATGACGGAGGTAAAGCCCCCGTGGGAGCCTGGGGTTCCCCCCTCAACCGAAACGGTCGTGAGAGGGACGCCATAAGTGGCCCCAAAGGTGTAGTTAGTAGACAGGAAGAGGTGGCTGTCGTGGGCCATCTCTTCACTGAAGAGGACTTCCACGGTGAACCCGTCGATAGGGTTCGCTCCTGTCACCCTTGGAGGGGTGATGTCTACAGAGCCGTAGGACGAGAGGCCGTAAGCAGCCCCGCCGTAGCCTCCACCCGGTGGGACCGGGAGCCTGGGATGTGCCGCACTACCGTAAGGTGAGAATCCGTAGGCATTGCCTCCGTATCCAAACCCCCCCATCAACCCTGGTAGAAAAACCGGCACTCAGTCACCCTACTTAGTATCAGGGCACAAGAGCGCGTGGATTGGTTCCTACCAAAGCTGTTCCAACGTAGGCGACCAACTCGGCACTCGGCATGTTGATCTCGACCACGATGTTGGCCGTCTCCCTTTTCAGCATGGAAGCAGTAGAGATGTTGCCCGCACCGAAGAAATCGGTGAACGAAAGGTTGAAGGCTTCCAACTTATCGTTCACCGAGAAGTTGGAAATGGTGGGGCCAGCGTGGGCCGTCCCCTTGCAATCTATCAGCTTGATACCAAACGAAGGTGCATTTGCGATGTCCTTGACCCCCAAGTACACCCTCCCAAAAGACATCCCCTGCCCTGATTGCAGCGTGGCCTTCAGGTTGTCGAAGGCGCACAAGAAAGGGATGGTGATGGTGACGGTCGCCCAGGTGTTCGTGGACGTAAACGTATTGGCGATCATCTTGGCACCAGTACTCGTGGTGTCGAACTGGAGAGTGTCTTTCAACTCCTGGGCCGCTGTGGCGTTGTTGAGTAAAAAAAAGTGATCCCTTGCCGCAACCTGGGCAATGTCACCGGGTGCAAGCTCTGCGGTGGAGTTCCCGCTCAGGCCCTTGCTGTCCGTGATGAGCCACCGCTGGTTCCCAGACGCATCAGCACTGAGGTGTATCGCAGGTTGGCCCTGCCCCTCGATTTGGTAGAGGCTTGGCATCGGATCGCCGGAAGGATCAAGCCTCCAAGAAATCGTGTCTCGGATGATGACCGCGTCTAACTGTGGAGATTCGCATCCCATATGTCACCTCTAATCAAGTAAGTGGGTCTTTGATGATGCCGACCAAAATAGTAAACGCCGGGAGAGTGTTGAACGTAGTTTGGCTTGTGGTCACCTGAATGTTCGACCCGGCCCCACCATCATTCTCTGTGTACTGAGGGATAGTGAAAACGTATTCTGGAATCATGACCATGGCCGCGCTCGTCCAGTCCAGGACAGTGGCGGCTGCCCCGTTGGTGAACTCCACGGTAAGAGTAGGCGGTGTCTGCGGGGTCCTTTGGGCATCAGTCCCGTCGAAGACAAACTTCACATCAAACACCCTCGCGTTAGTGGGAAGCCCGATGGTGATCGGAGTCGAGCCAGCCGTTGCGAAGTCTATGTTGGTCTGCTTCAACCACAATACTTGGGCATCGTTCTGGGCACCCAGTGCGCTGACGGCGCTGTTGAGGGTACTGATGTCAGCCGTGTTCGTGGTGATGTCGGTGCCGTTATCACCGATGTCAGTGCTATTCGTGGTGATGTTCCCAGTGTTCGTGGTGATGTTGCCCTGATTCGTGGTGATGTCAGTAGCGTTGACCCCGATGTCGGTGCCGTGTGTGGTGACAGTGGCTGCCAAGGTGTCGAAAGTGCCCCGAGTGACTCCGCTATCCGCCTCTCCCGAATCCTCCCCAAAGAGGATGGGTACGAGGTGCTCGGTGTCCCTTCTCTGGCAACGAACATTCCCGTTGTTATCTTGAAGAAGCTCAAACGGGTCGTAGGTCCCGTTAGGATAATGGTTCAGGACGATCCGGTCAGCGACTCTGAGTTCTTCTATGGCGTTTACGACTTTTGCAGTTGGCATTGGTTATGTCCTCGGAGCTTCGACGTACTTGAGAAAGACCTGACATTTGCCGACCGTGATCCCTGGATCAGCGACCTGGGTCTCACCGATACACACGAAGATGGTCTTGGCTACATTGTCGTTGAGAAGGTCCCAGTTAGGCTGCCAGAAGACCTTTCCTCCCGCAGAAGCATTGTTGTTGGTCTTGAGCATCCACCTGTCCGGCATGACGTTCCCTGCCTGGGCCGGGGGAGGCCCAGCAGGAACCGGGGTAGTGGCATCACCGACAATGCACTCAGCCGTGTTGGACCACGGACTGGTTGGATCAATCCAAACCCCACAACCAGTGACATAAGCCCCGTCTGGAAGCGTGAAGGTTGCTTGCATCACCGCGTATTGGAACCCCGTCGTAGAAAATGGCACCTGGGCATTGAAATCATTGTAGTCGAACTCGATGGTGACAACCTGCTCAGTGGTAGCCACCGAGCCAGCGTTGGTGTCCACATAGTCCTTGGTGGCTGAGTCCGTAGTAGCGGCAGGGTCTGCAACTTGCAGAACCTGCAAGGCATTGGCTGCGCCCGTCCTAACGGAGAAGCCTCCGGTCTCATCATTTTGGAAATAGTTGCCATCGTCGGCCCAAACATCACCGCTAAGACCCGTGGTCTTCATCACCTTGAGCTTGGTGTCGATGATGCCATCAATCTTTTTGTATGCCATGACTACCTCTACGCTCTGTGGACCAGGACACAAACGAAACCAGTACCGGTTGTTGATGGTAGTCCAATGCCTGGGGTGATGGTAACGATCACATCGGCGGGGGAAGGACCTACCGTCACCAAGTCCACAGGCTCCGTACTGAAACCTGAGGCGGTGTGGTGTGGGGCAGTGTCGGACATCCCGAAGTACGCATCTACCGAGCCGGTGTTCCCGACTTCGACTTGGTCAACTCCGTTGTTGAAAGCAATGGTGTACCGTACCCAGACCTGAAGAACGACATCCCCTTCCGCAAGGTCAGGGATGACTGTGACTGTCCCTCCATGATCAGCGTAGGAGAAATCAGCCTTCAGGATTTCGACGTTGGAGCCTGCCGGGGTTGCCCAAGCGGCACCCCCAGCATTGTGGGTGCCGTCTGTGGTCAGAACCTGTCCGGCAGTTCCATCCACCGTAGGAAGGAACCAATGGTCACCCCCAAGGTCAGACCCGTTGATGCAGATGGTAGGCGCACCCGCTGCGGTCGCATCCAGTTGTAGTACGTCGTCGCCAAACCCGCTCCTGAGCATGAGCGTGGGGGTCGTGTGCATCCCGCCCATGCGGCTCAAGAAGTGGAAGCCTGCTACCCCTGCTTGCTTGAACTCCAAGGTAGCGTGCGTCTCCAAGCCCGGACCACCCGCCGGGCCGCCGTCCACGACAAGTGAGGCGATGCTGCCACCGACATACCCGGACGCATCAACCGTCGCCACCGTGGTGTGCAAGCCTGCTACGGGAGCACCTGCCTCATAGGTGACTGTCAGGTTGGTGTTGCCTGCGTCGTCCTGGAGTGTGATTCCAGGAAGAGCGGTAACGCCGTCTCCAAGGAGGCCGAGTTGGCACAAGAGAGTGCTGTTGCTCTGGAACTTGAGGAGTGCTGTATCGGCTGCGGCCCCACCGTGATCCAAAGTAACAGTAGCGTCGTGCCCCGGTGTGGCCCCCGTAGTGAGAGTCAAGCCAGCGTCTCCCGCACCGCCACCATCCAAGGTCAAGACCACCTTGTTGTCAGTGGCAAGGTCGGTGAGAGTGGCCTCGCTGTTCTGAAGCAACTTGCCGGTATTGGTATCAAAACGGGCCAAGGCCGTGTCTGTAGCGCCCGCAGGGCCTACAACATCCCCGGTTCCAGCAATCGTGGCCCAAGTGACAGCACCTGCACCATCAGTCTGGAGAACTTGGGATGCAGCACCATCGCCACTGGGGAAGGCGAAGAAATCGGCGGCTGCGGGGTTGATCGTGAGAACACCCGTTTGGCTGAAGGCGAACCTCTGAACCGACCCAGAGTCCAAGAGGCCAAGCGACGTGGCACTGGCTGCCACGCCGAGGCTCATCACGTCGGTGCCTGCCTGCTTGAAGGCAATCGTTCCACGGTTTGTGGCAGACCCTGCGTCTATGTTCAGGGTGGCGTCTGCCGTGGTTCCAGCCGTAAGGGTCAGTGATGCGGCGTCTGCGGCAGCAACGCCAGTCAGAGTAAGCTGGGCATCCGTCAAGACGGCGTAACTGTCCTTGACCAAAGTCCCGGTAGTGGTGTCCCAGCGAACCAGGGCATCATCTACAACTGCCGCACCTGGACCTGATACGTCCCCAGTTCCAGCCACGGCTGCCCAGGACACATTTCCCACGGCGTCAGTCTGGAGAACTTCGAGGGCTGCTCCACGGGCAGAGGGAAGGGTGTACTGGTTGACCCCTGGGGCAATCGTCAGGTGAGCGGTATCAGACAGCGACATCAACTGCGTTCCAACCCCGCTCCAGAACAGAAGCTCCCCGACTGGGGTGGTGGCTACATCAGTGATTCCCACAGTGAACTTGGCAGTACTCGCCTGCTTGAAGTTGATGACTGCATCGTCAGCAGTGGTCCCGGATGCCAGGGTTACGGAAGCGTCATGGTTCACGCCCAGCGCGGACGCATCAAGGGCAAGCCCCGCTTCCACAAGGGTGACTTCCGGGGCGTTGTAGATGTCCGTGTCGGACGCCATCACGGCAAGCTGAGTTGCCGTTGTCCCCGCCGCTGAGGAGGTGACTGTTCCACCACCGGCGACAGAACCCCAAGAAACGGCACCTGCACCATTAGTCTGGAGAACTTGATTTATAGTTCCGTCAGCATCGGGGAGGGTGAACTCATGCCCGCCTGCATGGTCTCCAAGGGTAAGGGCACCCGTGGTCGAAACAGACATAACAGTGAGGTTAGTGCCCAGTTCTTTGAATCGAAGATTGCCTGACGTGGCAGGATTGATGGTCTCTACCGCCCACCGGGCAGTAGACGCATCCTCAAACATAAGGATGGAGGGATCGGTGGAGTGGCCAGACTTCAGCGTGAGAGATGCCGTATGGCCCACCCCGAGCGAAGACGCATCAAGAGCGAAATCCCCGCCTACAAGGGTGGCTTCAGGGGCGTTATAGATGTTGGTGTCCGTGGTCATCAAGGCAAGCTGTGTTGCCACTGTGGTCGCTGCGGTTGAGGTGACCGTGCCGCCTCCAGCAGGGGCAGCCCAAGTGACTGTTCCACCACCATCTGTGGTCAGAACCTCGCCAGCGACCCCACCGTCTGTTGTGGGGAAGGTGTACGCCTCGTTGAACGTCAAGGCCCCGGTCTGGTCCAGCTTCAGCCTTACAGTGCCGGAAGCGTCTGCCCAGTGGAACTCGTCAGAGGCGGTCACGCCGAACACCCAATCGGTCACACCGCCACGCAACAGAGTGATTTGAGACTTATCCGCGAGGGTTCCGGCATCCAGGATGATTTGTGCGTTGTGCCCCGCTGTCGCAGCCGCAGCGAGCTTCAACTTTGGACCTGTGGTGTCCTCAAGGGTGGTAGTCGCTACATCCTTGATGAGCTTGCCCGTAGTGCTATCAAAGACAGCCAGGGCTGTATCCGCAGCCCCTGCTGGGCCGGACAAGTCTCCGAAGTTTGTGAGCGCAGATCCTGTAATGGACGTACCTGCACCATTGACAACCAAGACTTCATCACCAGCCAAACCATTGGCGATGGCGAGTTGGTTGGCCCCGCTATGCACAGCCGTGACTGCCGGATTGGGGTAGTTACTGCCCAGGTCCCCACCTGCTGCTCCAGTGGGAGGTCCTCCTGCTGAAGCATTCCAGAGGGGGTGGGTAGCATTGGTGTTGGCACCGAAAGTGCCACCGGCATCGCTGAAAGACTTGTCAGAGACGTTGTCTACATAGAGGTTGGTGTTAGGGTTTGCCGAGGCATCGTTGAACTGGGTGGACCCCGCAAACTGCGAGTCAAAGACTCCAACAGGCCGCTCAACATTGGAAAGAGTGACTGCGGTCAGCCCGATACCCGCTGCGTTGAAGTCGAAGTCGCATGTCCCAGACGGCCCGTTTCCGAACTGACACGACCTCATGCGCCCATATCCAGCGCAAGTAATGCCGCCCTCAAGCTGGCACTCGTCCATTCCAACGGCAGTATTCTGGGTGTCCCCGACCAACTGAATGGCGTAGTTTCCGTCAAAGGCGCGAAGAACCGACTTCTCCGCGTAAACGCGAAGGGCACTGCCTCCGGCCCATCCTGTGCCGTCCACCGCAGGTCCAACGGCAGTTCCCGCAGGATCAAAGAAGACGCAACTACGGAACGAAAGGTGGTAGGTAAGAGCAACCCCAGAGGTGACCGTTACCGTGTCCGAAAAGATGATGTTCTCGAACGTGTAGGTGTAGGGCGCGTTCGAGGAAGGGAGAACCGTACCAGGAATGGTGACGGGTTGATTTGAGATGCCGTCTGAAAGGTAGACGCCCGCACCACCTTTCAGCCAGATCGACCGCTTCTCCGGGAGGGCGAGAGCTTCGTCGTAGTAGCCGCCTGCGATAACGACAAGCCACGACTGCGCTTCTTCTTCCGCAGGGGTAGCTGCGCCTCCCAGGTTGCACGCATTGACAGCGTCCTGGATGGTGGTGAAAGGAGCGGCAATCGATCCGTCAGAAGCTGCGGGGCCAGCATAAGTCCTGTCTACATAGAGGCGTCCCGTGAGGGGGGCCACCGTGCTTCCAGTGCTGGTGCCTACGTCATCCCAGTTCGCATCAGTGATGGGGCCACCGGCATCCTTCAAGATGTAGAAGGTGAAGGGGCCAACGCCCGTGCCAACCCGCGAGACCTTTCCTACATCGCCTGCGGCGTAGGTCCCGGCGTTTCGAGCCGCTATGTCAACATGCTCCCACGCCGTCAGGGTGTGGATGCCTTGTGCTGAAGTTTGTTCGCCGTGAAATGCGCTCATGTCACCACCATGTGCCCGTCGCTATTGGTCAATAAATACCCATCGGCATCGACTACGGGAGTCGCTTTGATGAATGCTGCTGACGTAGCGGCGTAAAGGATCTGTCCCTCATCATCGGGAACAGGCAAACCACCGGGACCACCCCCTAAAAGATCGGTAACGATCTGGTTCTCATCAACGTAATAGGGGTTGTTTCTGATGGGAGCGAGAGGATTGAGGCCGTCCGCGACAAAAATCGCCCCTTTTGCCCCACCTGTGGGCGGGATGGGGGCATCGTCAAAAACGATGCCTGTGGGGTCGATAAGTCCCGGAACAGTGAGCTTCCCGGTATCCGCGTTGTAGATCATCGGGCCTATGGCGGGACCAGGGAGCGGCCCGAAAGTGATCTCGTTGTGGTCCGTGACCCGGATTTCCATATGGTCAACCCAGGCACCACCAACGGCACTCTCGGTTGAGAACCTACCCAGTTCCAAGTCGATGCCCGCACCACTGCCGCCATCGGAGCTAATCCAGAAGAGGTCCGTGATGGGACCCTTTGATGTCGTGGTGAGGGTAATGACCCCGGCTGCTTCAGTAGCTACAACACGACCTGTGGAGTTGAACTTGCCAAGGACCGCCCCGAGGGTGTCCCCGCCTACAAAAGTAACCGTGATGCCGCCTGCTTCAGTGCCAAACGTGAACTCCCCATTGACGGTCAAGGGGTCAGTGGCTGCCTGGAATGCTGTAAGAGTTGCTGCGGTTGCTGATTCAGGCCGCCCCAAAAAGATAGATCCAGGAGTTCCTGTGATGGAGCCGCCTGGGCCAAGGAAGATCGAACCGCCATCAGTGACTTCAACAGGCTCCGAAGTATCCCCACCGAGCACATAGACATCACCAGCGTGAGGCGCGGCGACCTTGCCTCGTTCCAGGCCCTGCCCACCAGCGACCACCACCTTCCCGATGCGGCCCTGAGCAACGCCAAGACCACCACCGTCAGAAGGGCTGGTACCCAGGTAGAGGTTGTAGTTCCTCCAGTGAGGGTCACCAATGGAAGATCCGCGTAGGAAGGCCGTGGACCCGTAAAGCGCCTGATCCGGCCAAATCTGCCAGCCAAGGGAAATGTCTGCGCCTACTCCGAAAGCATTGGGGTCGAGGTCTATCTCGGGCTTGTCCACGCCTCCGATTTCCACCGCGCCAACCACCTGGAGCTTGCCCTGAGGGTTGTTGGGAGGAGGAATGAGTGACGGCGCAGGAGCGTCCGTGATTTGAACAGCCCCGGCATCCGCAGTGATGGTGCGCCCAACACCTCCTGCTCCCAGGCCGCCGTCGTAGGCATCGTCCAGTGTCCTGACCTGACTGGCGTAGGTGAAGATTTGGTCCAGGGCATCTTGGACATTCGTGGCGGTGATGTCAGGAGCGGTCGGTGCGAGGTTGGGGTCGTAGAGGATGCTGTCAGAAGGGGTGGTTGCCGCAAAGAACGTAGGGGCACCGTCTGGGAAGGTGATGGCTCCATGTTCTGTGGACCCCAGCGTGAAAGTCGTATTGGAGGTGATGTTCAAGGTGCGGAAGCGCACCCCCGCGTCCAGGCGTGACCATCGAGCAGTGACCGTTGCAGGGTCACCCCCTCCTGTCCCAGCGTCATTCACGACGATGGACTCCGTAGCCCCTTCGATCTGCGTGTAGAAGAGGTCCGCTTGGCCCACCTCCTCGATCTGGACGCCGAAGTCCCCGCTCAGCACCATCTGGGTGTCACGGAGTGTCAGGACACTGTTCGCCCCTGAAAGAATCGCCCCAGAGGGTCCTTGGACAAGGCACTGGTCGAGGGTGACCAAGCTGGAGTTAGCGATAACGCTCGCTCTTCCATTCCCCGCAGCGGTGTTGAGGCGCAAGGAGCACTCGATAAGCTCAGTGAAGCCACCCCCCTCACTGAGAAGCCCAGGCCCCTGTACGGCAGCAACTCCCTGGACATCAAACAGGCAGCGGTACGCAGAAAGGCCACCTGCCCCTTGGACATTCAGAGCAGGGAACGTGTCGGTGTGCTGTTGAAGGAAGTGGAGGTTGGCAATCGAGATGCGTTGCGTGCTTGCCGTCGTTGCGAGCACGCTTCCCGAAGCGTTGGTGTTTCGTATCCGAACAAGGTTTCCGTTCGAGGGGGACCACATCCGGTCGGAACCGGGCCAGCCATAGACATGGACATGAGGCTGGAAGATCAGGCTCTCGTCGTAAGTAGCGGGACGGACGAGAACAATCCACGGAGCCACTGCCGTAGGCCCTTCGCCCACCGCGTAGTTGATAGCTGCCTGGATAGTGGAGTAGTCGCCGCCCCCATTGGCATCGACATACACGACGTTGCCCGCCGCATAGGAAGGCTTGATGAGTTCGAGGAGTGCGAGCAGGTTGTTGTTCTGCTCGTTCGTCCATCCAATCGGGTCGATGTCTACCGGGATGGGTGTAGCAGCGCCACCGTATTGCTCTCCTGCTGCCACCAGCAACAGGCTCTCTGAATCAAGAGTGACCTTGACCCGAAGCCGGATGAACTGCTCGTTCTCCGTCGGGAGTCCTGCATCCAGGACAAGCCGAACCAGATACGGGCCGCCGTGGGTGACGAGGAAATCACCCGGATGGTCAGTCGTAACGTCCCCGCTGAACGAGGCCGTGGACCCGTCAGGCTGGTAGGCGATGGACCACGCATAAGTGGTCGAAGGGGTCGTGCCCGTGGACGCCGAGTGACACGCAACGGTGTCGTTTACCCAGATGTCGTCGCTACTAACCCCGGTAAACGGACCTGGGGGGCCACCCGAAGGTCGGGTGATTGTTGCCTCGATGATTGCGACAGCCATCAAGGCACCTCAGCGGCGAACCACGAGGGCCATGAGCGCACTACGGAATCAGGAAAGGTCCCGGATTCTGAAAATAGTGCGTTCATGGTCACCTCATTGGATCACCCCGTTATGGGAAAAGCGGTCCCGAATCAGAGGGCGGGAGTCGCGTAGCCAACAAGGACAGTGCCAGCACCAGTAGTCGGGGTCCCTCCCGAAGCCACGGTGCAAGTGATGGTGAGAGGCCCACCGGTACCGTTCGCACTGACGAGAGACAACAAGTAATCCCTTGGGATGTCGTCCAACTGGCTGTCGGAGGCAGCGAGGAAGGGTGTCTGCCCGGTAAGCTCCGCTGTGACGGTCGAATCAACATCCCAAGCAGCAGTAACATTGACGCGGACATCGAGGACCATTGCGCCATCAGGGACCGTTGCGATGCTTACGGGTGGCGTCCCTCCCACATCACCAAAGGCGATAGGGACACTGATCCACTCCAAGGCCGAACCGCCACCGCCACCGCCGCCAATCTGGTTCATGGTGGCGTAGTCTTCAGGATCGACGCCATCAGCGCCCGACAGCCGAATGAAGACGTTGTTGGCATCCCTGAACTCGATGTGATCGCCGTCGGGGTTCACGGCGTAGACGCCAAGAAGGTTTGCGGTGGAGTCCTGGAAGAGCCAGAACCGGTCTTCAATAGTACCGAGAAGTTTACGAACGACAGACATGAGAGTGCTCCTTGCGGGGTTGTGATCAAAAGCTCCGCTGAGGCAGTCTGCCTCGTCAATCTATGTCGGCAATAGAGAACCCACCGGAACTATCCTCGACGGATCAAGGCCAGGAGTGTCCCGGAGCCTTGTGTCTCCGCGCCTCCAGGGATGACGCTCACCTGGAGAGATTGATTTGCCGTAAGAACATCCCCTGGAGAGTAGGCCAGCGTGTAGACCGTGTTGGTGACATCGACATCCACGATGGGGAGGTACTTTTCGAGGTCCAAATCGGTGCCCACTGAAACCGTGGAAGCAGCATCCAGAAATGCGGTGTCGAACTTCAGCCAAAGCTCCAAGACAGCATCCGCAGCGATGAGGTTTGTGACCTGTACCGGGGAGGCCGAGTTCCACTGGAATGTGCTCGCAACGGATTCAACGGTTCCTATCGGAATCAGTTGCTCAAGCTGGGTGAGGTTGTAGTTCTGCTCATTGGCCCAGCCCTCGACATCGACATCGACCGGAATGATTCCAGAGGTGTCACGGCGCTCGCCTGCGGCGACGAGTTTCAGGGCGGCCACCGTAGTCAAAGCACGAAGCCTGACGTACTGGGTGCTCTCGGTTGGCTGGCCTGCATCCACGACCAGCCGAATCAGGTATGCCCCTGGCTCATCGCAGTTGAAGAACCCTGGAGAAGGGTCGGCTGAGCTAAGCGAAAACGTAGCGCCAGACCCCTCAGGGGCGAACACAATGGTCCACGCATAGGTGGAAGCTGCGTCGATGGAACTGACGTAGACGTTGTCACCCGCCCCTGCAAAAGAGAGGTCGTCACGGCTCTGCTCGTCCACGTCAGTCGCGTGGTCCGCGTTCAGCCAACTTCGGATTCGTGCCGCCATCAAGAAGTCTCCAGGAGGACCCTACCGCCCTGGAGGCATAGGCAAGGCACCGGGTCAAGGTTTAGGGGGTTCCCTCTGTTTCCAGGCCCCGTATAGAGTGCATAGGAGGAGCCATGGCTTCGCAAGCATGTAAATCTTGGAAGGACGGATCGAAACGCTTCATCCCTCGCTCTCGCGGTCGAGTGGGTCATTCTCGTCAGTTTGGTACTCATATGTCTCGCGGTGCTATGGCTGCGGAGGCTCGCACCGCTGAACGCGCTGCTCGCCAAGGTGGTAAAGACGCTATCGCGGCAGGGTTGGCAGATTGGGAAGATGAAGAAGCCGTACCTCACGATTGAGCTTGTGCCTAAAGGCCAGTGGGGAGCCAACCTTCGGTCAGAGCTTCCGAGGGCTGAATGGGACCGTCTACGCAAGGCTACCTACAAGGCAGCACAATACCGCTGTGAGATTTGCGGAGGCAAAGGACCCAAGTGGCCCGTGGAGTGCCACGAGAGATGGCACTACGACGAGGAAACCAAGACCCAGAAGCTGTTGGGGCTGATTGCCCTGTGTCCTCGTTGTCATGAGGTGAAGCACATTGGCCGTGCCCAGGTTATAGGCCGTGCTGACAAAGCCATCGAACACCTGATGGGGATAAATGGCTGGGACGCCCACGACGCCTTGGAGTATGTCGAAGAGAGTTTTGCGGTGTGGGCACGACGCTCCCAAGAGCAGTGGTCTTTAGACCTGTCATGGCTTGAAGGGGTCTAACTCGTCGGAGTGTGGGTAATAACTCGTCGGAGTGTGGGTAAGATGTAGCGTCCCTAACGGGGCATACACACACAACACACACAAGGAGGGAAGCATGTCTTCTCAGATCCCCACGCCCGTTCACGCCAATGAAAATCCTAACGTCGGTGGTCGCCGGAACCCTTACGAGATGAGATTCGACCTGCTGCATCTGGCCCAGTCCATCCTTGAAACCAACGCGCACATGGCGCGGGATGACAAGGCCCAGGACCGCAAGACCTTCTACACCACAGAAGAAGTGATCTCGACGGCCCAGCGCCTCAACGAGTTCGTGTCCCATAGCAAGTAGGGGAAGGGGCGGGTGTCACAGAGGTACGCCCAAATCGCTGCTCTCATGGACGACGGCCAAAACTTGGCGTGCATCCTGCGAGAGCTTGAGCGACGGGACAAGCCCCTATTGGTGCTCCCGCCTTTGAGAACTGTCCAGGGGACGGCGGCTTACATCGCCGTATCCCCTGGACAGTTCGCCCCCGAAGTGAGCGAAGCCTTCGTCCCCCTCGACGCGGAAAACTGGCCCTCATCCATGGCTATGGAGGTGTGGGACAGCGGTGATGGGTGGATGATCACGGCTTGGGGTGGAGATGAGATAGGCCCCTTCGATACCGAAGTAGACGCCCACGCAAACGCAAAGAGCCTCCTGGTAGAAGGGGGTGCGCTTTTGCTGGATTCGTTGCCGTGGGATGCCCAAGACTTGGCAAGCTACCCCTACAAGTAGAACTGCTCCGAGGCGTCCTCACCAGAAACGGGCTGCGGGACCCGAACCCCAAGCCTGTCCGCAGTCACGGTATAGGCTTGGGTTAGGGACACAACCGGGATGCGGCGATCCACTTTGAGAATGTTCTTCGATATGCGAGCAGCCGTTCCATGGGGTGGGATGTCCGGCCCAGGCCATTGAGGTCGGAGTTGGCCCACAGGCCCTCCATCAGGCCCCAGTACAGTCTCCAAACGATAGACCCCAGCATTGGGGCCTGAGTGGATGCGAAGCACCTCGCCATCAACGCAAAGACCCCAATCCTGATGGGTGTCAAAGATGTCCGTGTCCGTTGTCACCGTCACCTTTCCCGCAAGACCGGAAGGGGAGGTGGAGTACCAGCGAGGAGTAGAGTCGCCACTGCTCAGGAAGCCCGCAATCGAAGTCACCCGGTAATGACCTTGGTTGTCCCCGCTGGAGATGTGGAAGTCCGCACCCACCTGGACTGAAGCAAACGACTTGGAGACATCCTGGAAATAGAACCGGTTCTCCAGCACCGCTCCTACTCCTGAGACCTGCTTTGCCCCCAGGCACCACTTACGCATGTCGTCGTAGTAGTAGGTCTCCAGGTCCAACGACAGGCCGTCCTCATCGGTTGCGAGAACCCCAAAAGCGTCGGTGAAGAGGTAGCTAAAGGAGTAGAAAACATGGGCGGGCTTGAGGGCCTCCAACACCAGTTTGGCGTTCTCCTGAAATACAAAAGGGTCCACCGGGAAGCCGTTGCTGTTCTCAAGGAGTATCTCCACCTCGAACTGGTTCTCGATGGTCCAGCCCCCAGTAGGATCTCGCGGGGGCGACGAAAGAAACTTCTCCAAGACATGGGCGGTGACATCAGGATCCAGAGCCTCCAGCCCGCTGGCCATGCTGGATTTTGTTGCCCCCTGAAGCAGAAAAGCTGCCATCTTGGCCAGGAAAGTCCGGTAAGCCACGTCTCCATCAAGGACCGGAACACCTTCCCCGGTGGGGCTGATGTCGGGGAAAACCATCGCCCCCAGGATTTGCCACAAGAACTCAGGGCGCGTGAAGTCCCACACCACGTCCTTGTACTCTTCGGTGACCTCAATCTGGAGGGTGGCAAGTTCTTCAGCAATGGCTTGAAACTGAAGCGTGTACCAAGGACCGTTGGTGGATGAGACATAGTTCGAGGGCAGGACGGTCTTGAAAACAGCCATGATGCGGGCCGTCAGTTCTGACTTGTCCTTGTAGAACCCTTCTCCTGCCACTGGGAAAGGCGAGGGGTTCTGTGGAATGGACCAGGGGACCTCAGAAATCGGCTGTTTTTCATCATCGTCCGAAGCCATGTCACTGTTCCTCGTCGTAGGTGATTGAGATGTCCCCTTCTTCAATAATGGCTGCGGCACTGGGGTCGATGTTCTTTGCCCCCGAATCAGCCCCTACGACATAAGTGGCCGCGTAAGAGAAGTCCGTGGGCGACGTTCCCACAACCAAGGAAACAAGAACGCGGTTAGCCGTTAGCTCCAGACGCCGTTCCGTTTGGGAGGCAGCCGTGACATATCCTTGCGCTTCCAGGGTGGCGTCATCACTGTATCCATCGATCACCCGGCCCCCTGCCCCAATGATGTAGGTTCGCCCTGTGCCCAACCCAAGAGCCGTAAGAGAGGCACCGGATTCCAACAAAACCATAGGAATCTCGTCTTGGAAGACCCCCTTGAACTCTCCTGCACCCCCTCCCCCATCTGTGGTAGCTGCTGAAAGCTCTTGGACAAGGATGTAGACCAAGGAACTGGCAGTAGAAAGGGACGCAATCAGGGTGGAATCAGAAGCCACATCGCTGGAGATTTCTTCCCGCACTACCGAAGAACCTTCTTGCCGAATCATTGTTGTCAAAGGAACGACGACGTAGGAAACCCCCTCCGTGTTCTCGATGGTCCGAATGACGTCAGATTGGCGTAGGGCATCCCCCAACCGCAAGTTGGAGAACTGGTTGGTGAGGTTAGTCCGTAGTGCAGTGTCTACTGTGGTTCGATCTCGCCCCTTCAGTAGAATGACCGAGGCGCTCAGGTCTACAGGGACAGGGACAGCCTCCTTCACCACAACATCAGCCGTGGCGTGCTTCTCCACATCCAGTTCCTCTTGGGTAACTGCAACAATCAGGTTGGTGGTGTAGGTGACGGTGAAGTTCTCATCATGGGAGTAGCTGAAGAGAACTTCAGTGCCTGAAGCAATATCGCCGTCCGGCGCACGCCGAATACCCACTGCCTCTATCTGCGTGCCCTGGTCGATGTAGTAGTCGGGGGTGCCGGAAGGGTCGTCCGGCCCCCGGTAGGTCGTCAGCCCATCCACACTTGTGACCTCTAACGTGTAGTAGAGCGCCCCGAGGTTGCTGGTGTATTCAACGTACCCCCCTGTAAGGACGTGTACTTCCCCTGTCACCGCCGTGAGATCCCCAGATGGAATGAACACCCCATTGTCATCGGTGTACCCGATGACATTCAGATAAGCCTGGGCCAAAGATGAACGGCCCACCTCCAGGGGAGGGTCCGGGCGAACAATCTCAAAAGCATCTGTTGGAAGCTCCCCGCTGGAAGTTCCCACCACCGACAGGACCTCGCCCATCGGCTGTCGGACGAAAACAAACTTGTTTGCGGTAGCCATCCGGTACGCCCCGAGAACCACATCATCGAGACTTACTGAGGGTTGAACCACATCAGTAGAAAGTTGGATGGTGTTGTAGGACGTTACTTCGACATCGGTGAGGTCAAAGACCTCACCCGTAGAGATATTTCGTAGCTCATAGCCAACGTCAGGGTAATCCAACATAGCTGCGATGGGGGTTAGCAACGTGAGTTCAGGATCTGTAGCCCGGAAGGTGTAGTCGGTGGGGTCTCCCATCACCTCGAACTGCATGTCATCCTTGATGTCGAAGGAAAAAGCAAAGGTGTCTGTTACTGAGGCATCGTTGGTTCCTTGGACCCAAACATCCACCTTTCCCCCATGGTGTTTCCCATCAGATCCTATGTCGCGCTGCATCAGGGGATTGCCTGCGGCCACAACATTGGCTTTGACCACGCCGGGAGTGTCCGCAGCCACCTGGAGGTACCCCCGAGCCGTTCCTGAATCAACCGATGCCAATCGGTTCATGACCCGTGTGGTCAAGGCGAGGTTGGACTCCCGGTTATCGCCTCCTACGGCAGCACCGGAGTTGGTCACTTGCACGCTTTGGCCTGCCTGAATGGTACTGACAATCCTGGTGATCTGTCCCGCACCAACATTCCCGGTGGTGCCTGCTTGGGACGCCTTCACCCCAACATTGACCTCGTAGCGGTCCTTGCTGGGATTGTAAGAGCCAGCCAAAGAGGACAGATCAATAGCCACTGACTTCGTGGTGTTGAACTCCATGCTGCCCGCGCTAACGATGGTTCCTACTGGGAACAAAATGGAAGCGGTAGGAGTACCCCGAACAAAAAACGTCACCTCAGAGCGGGCGGTTGTTCCAGTCATGCGTCGAAGTGCGAAGTTACTGGCATAGGCGTCAAAGGTGCTGTCAACCAACCCTTGGACATCTGCATCTGAGAGCATGAAAAGGGCTTGCTTCAGAGCCTTCTTGTAGGCTGAACTGGGTACTGGGAGTGAGGACCCACTACCACTGGGGTCGTCAACCTGAAGCATCAGCAACGGCGTCCGCGCTCGGTGGTAGAAGTCCAGAAGAAACCGCAACCGCTCCGTCTCAGAGGCGAAAGGATCGATAACGGTGTCGCGGAGGACCGACCCAACGTCAACCCGAATCTGGGGGTTGGAGCGGAAAATAGAAGTGATGAAAGAGGTGACAATGTCCTTCCTGGAGGGAGTGGGCAACGACACCATCGCACCAGTCACCTTGAGGGGATGGCCTGCTACCTCCTCTGAGAACGACGACTCGTACTGCAAGTTCAAAGCAGAGTCGTAGTAGATCGCCGTAGCCACATAAAACAACGGGGTGTCCGTCGGCATTGCGCCGAAAGACGCAATCGTAATCGTTGGGGGTTCGCTGTTGCTGCTTCCAGAACGGCTGTGTGAGAACGAGTACATGGTGATGTCTCGAACCGATGCGTAAGCCCCCGAGAACCTCACTTTTCGAGTCGTCTCTGGGACCTCATGCCGTTCATTGAAGTCTGTGGCAAGAACGGTGTCGCTCCCGTCCTCCTGCACACTGACTGTTCGCAAAAACAAAGGGTCCGCTAAGGGGACTCCGTCAGCATCTACGGCGACATCGGACTCCACGAGGAAATCCTGGAACACAGTCTCCTCTTCGACCGGCTTCCCCTCTGAGATGGTTTCAATGTTGATCTGAAGGTAGCCCGTGTTGCCCCCTCCAGATTCCTGGGAGGCATAGAAGTTCAACCCTTGAAAGCCCGTGGTGATGAACGGCTCCTCCACTCGAATCTTCACGACATAGTTCTGCTGCTCGACCGATATGTTGGTAGGCGGTTGAGCCACGATGCCGACCGTGGCCGAAGAGACCAACGTGACCTCAATGGAAACCTCAGAGGTAACGCTCCCGTTAGCCAGGACGCCTCGAAGCAGGATGATGTTGGTCCCGCCCCGCAACAAAAGCCCATCCGGCTCATACGAAGGATTAGGGACAGTCCAATCAGATCCCCCAAAAACCACCAGGGCCGAGTCTGCGGCGTACCCACTTCCGTTCACAGAAATCTGCATCTCGACCACTGCTTCAGGGATCGTCCCATGAAAAAACTGGCGCTCTATTGTCGTAGAGAAGACGAGCTTCTCTGAAGCAGTTCCATCAGGGCCAATAACAGTAGGTTTAGTCGTCATGCTCTCTTACACCTGATCAAGGCCAAGCCCGGTGCCAGTAGCTCCAAGCATCAACCCATTACTACCCCCGAGCGCCGTTGCCCCTGGAGCCGTATAGACAATGCTCAACTTGATGGGAGTAGCTGAAGCATTTTGAACAAGGACATTCACAAGGAAGGTGGTGGGGTCCTCTCCCTCCACAACGTCCACGGAGAGCACTTGGTAGAGCATCTCCTTCATGCTCACAGCTTGGAACTCCTTTAGCTGAGACTGAATCGACTGCACCTTGGATAAAGCAACCGTGATGTCTTGCTTGATCAAGAGGGAAGCCTCGCCCAGCCTCTTGGCTCCGATGTAGTCCATCAATCGAGAGCCGTAAGATGTGTGGAACGGGTTGGACCCGAGTTTTGTCAGGATGATCTTCAAGCACGATTGATAGAGCAGATCCTCATCCTGGATGAGAATGACATCGCCTTGTTGGTTGAAGCGGTAGTCATTCTCAACATAGGTGCCCTGGCATCGAGGGCACCTATCAGCAGTAGCGATGTAAGAAATCTTGATGGTCGGATTACCACGCAGCGGCCACTCGAAGACCGGATACCGGGCAACCACTGTGAGGGCATTTGCCAATACCGGGCTGGGGTATACCGATTCTTCCGAATGGAGTTTCCAAGGAGGATAAAGCATCTTCCCCCTGGCCCCCTTTTGGTCTTCCCATCCCACTGCTGCCGCCCCTTCGCCGCCCACTCGAAGGAACGAGCTTCTCCCAACCGAGGCGCTATCCAATAAACGGAGCGCCCCATTGTAAGACCCCACAGCCAAGACCCCATCAGCGTCTGCCAGTCTGATGGCACTGATGACATCGTCCAAGGATACTTTGTCCCCAACAGGGAGTCTCACATCAACAGTGCCCGTGCTGGCTTGGATGGTCAGCAGATTGGCGTCCGGCCCCGCCAGATTCCCACAACGCCTTATTTGAAAAGGACCGCTGAAGGAGCCAGTCAGAAGGGCTTGGCTCCAAAGCCCTTCTGGGGGAACGAAGTAAGTGTCATTGACCAGAATGGCCATGGACTTCGATGACGCCACCGGGGCCTTAGTCGAAATGCTCATCCGGTCCTCACCCAAAGTAGTACGCTCCTCAAGCACCAAGTGAGGGCACGGGTATCCGATTCGGATTTCTTCAGACACAGGGACCTCCGTGGGTCGCGGGCAATAGGCAGGGCACCGTCTACAAGGAGTTGTCCTCCTCTCCGGGGAGGTCTGACAAGAGGCAGGGGTGCTTGCCCAAAGCTGCTGCGTTGACGGACCCCGTATTAGGGAACATGATGTCCGTCGTGGAATCAGTAACCATCGTGTAGAAGATCCCATCAAACCTCTTAGCGATAGAGGCCACTGAATCCGTAGAGTCAAACATGACGTCGTTGTATGGCACGGAGTTCACGGTAGCTGCTTGGCCTCCCGCTTGGCTCATGAGTTCAAGCTCCTGCATGAGTTGCTCCCTAAGGTCACACAGCTTGATGATGCGCCTTTCAATGGCTGTTCGCTTGAAGTGGATTTCCTTCTCAATCCACTTCCTTCCTCGCGCCGCCATGATCTGATCGGTGGGGTCTGGTTGCACCGTGCTTCCCCCCTTACGCGCCCAAGAATAAAGGGCAACCGTGGAGTCTCCCTGCTGAGGTTTCGAGGCATCGAAGCTGCCAAGAGAGAAGTTCCCGCCGACACGGCTTACCACACCCCCTCCAGGCTGGTTGTTCCGCACCACATTTGAAACGGTCTTTTGGCCCTTTCGAGGGTCCAAGAACATCGAGATGTCGAACGGGTTCCCACCCAATACGGTGTACACCTGAAGGAGCTTGCAGACAGAAGACCCGGTGTCAGCCACCATCATGGTCCTTTGTTCTGTGGCGTGCCCATCTTCCCCGGCCAGCCACCCGAGTCCGACCTCCCCAATGCGGTTTAGCTCTGCCTGGATAGCCGTCTCCCGCCTTGAGATGTCGCGGCGTTCCTCCAGCATGAACCTCCTGGCCGTAGTCCATTGGGTTTCCCGAAACTCTGCACCAAAAGACCAAAAAGGCATCAGTCCTCATCCTCCGCATTGCCCGCAGCGATGATGGCAGCAAAAAGCTCCAGGATCAGCAGGGGCAACCCTCCCAACGCCACCACCACCCCGCCGCCATAAGAGGATCGGCTATCGGAGGGTGCATCTTCAGCCATTACCAAGCCCTGAAGGATGCCATCCGTGCCGTTCTCGACCAGCACCAAAGCTGAGCAAGAGGGCAACGCAAACACATCAATCATCCTCAGAAGGGATCTGATGTACTCGATGAGGGCTTGAAGCTGCCCAATCCTGGATTGGATACCTTCGATGTAGCGAATGATCTCGTCAATAAGCCCCTGCAACGCATCCAAGATAGCCATGAGGAACTTCTCAATCTTGTCGAGGAGTTGGTCTACGGGTGCAAGCACCTTGTTGAAGGGTCGGACAGCGATCCAACCCGAGTCCCCTTCAGGAGCCACGGCGGCCATCAAGCTCAACACATTGCGTGCGTGTATGAGCATCCCTGCTTCGTAAAGGACGTTCGACGCAAAGTTCATGGTTTCGGGGTCGGTGCTGTAAACGATGGGGGTGTTGACGGGCGCATAGGACTCCGTCATGTAGCCCTCGCGGGTCGCGTCCTGGGTAAACAGCGGTCCCGGCCCCTTCCAAGTTATCGGAGTGCCGTCGGACATTTCGGGGTCGGTGCTACAGAACGTAAGGGCGTTGTAGCCGGGATGGGCCTTGAAGGACGGGGCTATCCCAGCCCACTTATTTTTCATCGCGGTTTTTGCCACGTCATCGGAGGAGGGGTAGCCAACGGATTGGAGAATGGTGATGCCCGGTAGCTGTGGGTCTCCGTCCTCCCACTTCCACTCCATCATCTCTCGCCCCAAATCAACGGTCACGGCTATGTAGTTATCTGAGGGGTTGATCTTCCGATACAGGTCGCTGGCCCACATCTTCGACATACGCCGCACGGCACCGCGCCATCTCTTAGGGTCCTTCCCGTTATAGAACTTCGTTGACCACAGATTCTTCTTCGGCTTCCCTGCGACGGAAACCCTTGTCGCCATTTCAAAAGACTGGTTCAGCATGAACAAATCCCCGGCACCGTCGCCCCCGCAACTGTTCTCGCTAAGGCCGCCGTCGTCAGCAGGGGGGGTGGAGGAAGAACTGATCAACGCTACTGTCAGAGCACACTGAACCGTCTCAATGAACTCCATCGCCGCTTCGTTAGGGAAGCTGACTTCCACAGGAGCCGAGATCGGCCCAAGATCAGCGGGGCTGGGGCCATCAGGATTAGCGGCAGGCCAACTTTGGTCCTCCTCAGCCTTCCCCGCCTCCCCAGGACCATAAGGCATAAAGCCGATAGGGGATTGGATCTTAGCCACAGAAGAGCCATCAAAGCGGTAGAGCTTGAGTGACTCCGTTGACAGGTCCTTTGGGATAGCCATTGGGGCAGTTGGTTCCCCCAACTCCTTGTAGATGGCTTTGCCGACTGCACGAACTCGAACGTAGTAGGTTGGGTTCTCTTTTTCTTCGAGAGAAATCACCCCTGCCTCTGACTTCACAGTGGCATGGACCGGCATATCCTCCCGCTTGAGCAGCATCTTGAAGGTGCCCCCTCCAAGGATCTTGGAAATGGCACTGTTGGAGACAAACCAAGCCTTCCCAAAGTACTCCTTGTCATCCTCAGAGCAGAGGTGCGGGGGAATCCAAGGGGTGTTGGCGTCCTGCTTGTAGAAGATGGTCTTCGGAACTTGAGACTGGGACAAGGTGTTGCCTTGGTCGTCTACCCACGCTCCAACCACCTCTCCACTGACCCCTGATGTGTGCTCTACGAAGCCCCCGATCTTCTTCAAGCCTGCCCCGAACCCCAGCACGGAGTTCATTCCGTAGACCCGTAGGACCCGGTTATTGGCCGGGTCCATAGCATTGGTGTACTGAAAAGCCCCGGTGCCTTGCGGTCTTGGCATGATGCCCTGAACCCCAAAGCCACCCTCTACGGTGCTGACCTCGATGATGAAGCCACGAGGAGGCGTCATCTTCATGCCAGGGATACCCCCTGTGGGGGTGGGCAACGACCACTCGATCACGGCTTGGTCAGGGGTGCCCGCCGAGAAAGTCTTTGGGTTGAGCGCCCCAAAAGCAGCCAGCCCTGCGTTTTCAGTGCCGTATGTAACCTTGGGCGTCGTGACACGGGGAAGGGACACTGGCTGCGGCCCAGGCTCACCCTTGAAGAACGCAATGATCTTCATGATGAACCTGATGATGAGGTCGATGTCACCCGCGTTGATGTAGAAGAAGGCACACAAGGCCGCAGAAGAAGAAGACCAGTCGGGACGCTTGGGGTCTCGACGGTCCACCAACCGTGCAATCATTCTTCTCTGGTAAGCCTGGAAACCACCTCGAAGGTCAGCGAACTTGTTTTCAAACTTGAAGAGGTCCCAATCACCGTTCAAGTAGAAACCCGCTTGCCGCAGATCATTGATGATGTTGCGGATTTCCTGGATGATGGTTTCAATGATCTTGCGGATAGGGTCCAAGAACCCCAAGAGGAACGCCTTGATGATGTTGAGGATGAACTGAACGACGTTGAGGATGGCGATGAGAGCCGCCAACACCGAATCAATGGCCTCGATGATGGGCCGGATAGGTTCCAGCAACGGCTCAAGGCTTGGCTGTACTGTAAGCCAGCCTGCTTCTCCGCTACCGCCGCCTTCAGCCATGGGTCACGCCCCACCGCCGTGCTTCAGTCGTTGGAGCGCGACATGTAGCTGGGCAATCTGCTTCTGGTCATCTTCGATTTGCCTCTCAAGAAGCTCGGACACCTTCCCCAGAGCTTCCTTCTGTCGTTCCAGGGTGGGACTCACAACATCTTTCTCTTCGACATCAACCCACGAACCTGTAGGAACTCCCCGACTGTGCAGCTTTTCCTTTATACGGCGAATCTCATCTTCAACAGACATGGGTGACTCCTACTCCAGGACCTCTAAACACACTCTACCGTCAACTACTCTTTAGCTTCCCCATGGCCTTTCGCTTCGCAACCAGCAGCTTCTCCTTCAGGAGCTTACGGTCCAAGCGGTCTGCGGCCCGCTGAGCCATCTGAATGGAGCCATCCCCCCAATCAGCACGGAACTGAATCCAGGCGTACCGGACGCCACGGAAATCGTCGTCGTTGTCCAGGACATCAGCGATCAAGTCCACCTCAACAGGACGACCCTCCCCGTCAATCAGCGTGGAGTAGAAGGGATAAGACGGGAAAGGGCCGCCGCCTGTCGGTTCGCTGTCCAGCCTCGTATCCAAAATCCAGAACCTACGGTCCAAGACGGAAAGGCAATCCTTTACGTTGGCAAAGGGCTGTACAAGGATCTGGCCTGCAAGGTCGATGAACAAGTCGTTGTAGATGAGGCCAAGCCCATCCTCAGGGTCGTTGGGGTCACCCAAGTCATCAATGTGCTCATCCCGCTGGAAGATGTAGTAGGAGCCGCCCCGATAGTGCTCCCACCAAGCAGCAATCTCCTCCATCCACGAGAGCATCCTCTCCCGGATGAAGAGGATGAGTTCTGCGGCCTCGTCCGAAAAGACCGGGGAGGGTCGGATGATCTTGTATCCGAATGGGGCGATGCTCTGATACCTGTCGTAGATAAGGTTGACTGCATCGTAGGGGCGGTCCTTGAAGGAGATGTCGTCAGGCGAAGGCAACGAGAGGTCAACGTATGCCGTAGTCCGAAGCATCTGCTGACCCTCTTGGCCGGGGAGACTTGGATCAGGAGGCCCCAAAGAGTTGTGAATCGTCGGAAGCACGACGTAGCCGTTCTCCTCAGGAATGGTCCCAAAGACGATGCTGTCTGAAGCATCCTCCCCGCCACCTGCGAAACGGCATGTCCCGTCCACTTCCAGGCGACCCACCGAAGAATCCTCATCCCCGATAATCCGGTAAAACCCTCGGTTATCGTCCAGCGGCGTGGGGCCTCCCACTTCATAGGAGTCTGGCAGGGCTGCGCTACGCTCAACGATGCCCCTGTCTCCAAAAGGCCGCGTTCCGCGTTCCGTGTCCAGGTAAAGAGCGTTGCGTGGGTCCCCGCTATTGTGGATGCCCAACGGATCTCGACCCGCTGGGTCAATGATGAGGATGTCGTCCTTCTCAACTCCAAGGGCCGCCCAAGCCCCGGCCCCTGACACGTCCGTATCTCTCAAGGTGTTGTTGAGGTCTACGAAACCGCCGTCGGTGTCCGGGTTGACCGGGTTGTACTCAACCTTGCGCTCGTGGATGACCTCATCCGTCAGGTAGGTCAGCAACTGCTCATTGGACTGCTCGTGGGGCACTGGGGCCTGCTGGAGGTAAATCTCGAAGTAGGCCCCCGCATTCACGCTTCCCGGCAACGCTCCCCCATCGAGTCCTGGAAACTTGATGACCAACTGGTTCGAGGAGAGCACGCTCTCGATTTCCACCCTCTCCAGGACGGTGCCGTCGTTATCGATCACCCGTAGGAAGTCACCTGGGTTGATGTTCACATCCGGGTCATCGAAATCCCCGACATTGGTGGCCTTGCCGTCGTAGCCAGGAACTGTGGTGTCAGCAGTGTAAATCCGCGTGAGTGGTGCATAGCCGCCCGCAGGTAGCCGCCCACGCCGGATCTCGTACACCTTCTTGAGCTTCTGGATGTCCAGGGCCAGATTGTCCTGGATGTCGTGCCAGCGTCTGATTCGGCGCACATAGAAAAAGACTTGCTCGAAGTTGATCCCACCCCCCGTGAAGTCATCATAGTTGCGGGACCCAACCATCTCGTCCTCCAGCGTGTGGTCAGCATCCACAACATGAGGAAAGGCCGAGAGCAAGTTCACCCCGGTTCGAGGGAAGGAAGGCTCCAGCATGATGCCCCCCACCGTGGAAAACCCTCTGTCCTGATAAGCCGTGCTGTCGAGGTTGTTGCCGAGCCAGAAGGTAGTGCCGGGAAGGATGCAAGTCAGGTTGTGGTCATACGCATACGCAGCGTTCACACTCATCCCCATCCTCAGGTCGAAGTTGATCTGATTCCACTGGTCGGAGCCGTCCCAACCAGTGGGCGGCTGTGTGCTTGGGGCAGTGTTATCGTTTCCGATGTGGCTGATGTCTATGAAAGTAGGGACCCCTTCGATCTCTATCGAGGAGAGCCTGTTTTTCCAGTAAACAGGGGCCTTCTGGTCAAGCTGGAACTCTGTCGGGTTCACGGGGGTAGGAACCCTGACTCCAATCTCATAGTTGGCGGCTGATGCACTCTCTCTGAAGGTGTTGTATGTGACCGCAACATCGCTATCCCACAGCCAAAGCCGCCCCTCGTTGGAAAAGTTAGTGTTCGTAGGGTCAGCGGGTGCGTTGTTGTTCCGTATGGTGAGGAACCTGAAGCCCGCACAGCAGTTATCCATCATCCAGTCTTTATTGGCTCCAATCAGGTTGTTGTCCGGGAGGTCCCGGTAAACCCCGTTGCCGTCCTGGTATGTCCCCATTGACCCGATGGGGAGGCATGTCATCCCTGAGATGCGCGTTCCCTGGGCCAAGGCCGCTGCCAGCATATCGAAGGCCGGTTCAGGAGATCCTGAAGCCAGCACGTCTCCTTGGGCGTTCTCAGGGGAATCACTGATGGACAACTCAAAGACATGGTTGCCGTCCGCATCGACAGTGATGTCCGTGTACATCGCTGCCCACACGCAATCCTCCTCGATGTCCCATTGTGCTACGTTCTGGGTTGCGTAAGAGGTGTTGAAGATGAAGTAGATGGGTCGTGTGTTGCCAGGAGTAGGAATCTCGAAGGTGTGCCCGCTGTCACTTCCGTACACCTCGGGCAACAGCCCATCAATCGTGATGTCAAACGTCCCAGCATCATAGTCGTAGTTCACTGACTTCACGGTAGGGAAGGTCAGGTTGAGCCAGCCATCATCCCCCCCGCTCACCTTGGCGTTGAGGCCCCGCAGGGAAGGCGTCCCTGCATCAACGACATCAGGCTCTACGGCATGGCGAACCAAGTAGGTGCCTGCTTTGACAGCCCCGTAGGTTCTGTTGGTGACGGCGTCGTACTGTCCTCCAACTACAACAATGTCTCCAGGCTCCACCTCTCCAACAGCCCCCTCCATAGGGGCAACCGCGCCACTAACCCCGGTGATGTAGAAGCGAGCACCAATGTAGGTGGCGGGGTCCGTGTCATGATCCCAATCCCACATTGTCCCGTGGGCCATCAGAAGCTGGTAGCTCCCCGTGCCTGACGGAGACTCGTTGAACCCCAAGTCAGACGAAGGAGCCGCTGACAACAGGATGTTGTCGAGGACTGTTTCCCCTGCTTGCTCCACGATGGACTCGTTGTCCCACTCGAAGGGCATCGTCTTGATGCGGCCTATCCCAGACCCACCCCCTATGAACTGTCCGACGTAAGGCAAGGTTGCAGCAGGGAGGATGTCCGGGCGCGGCGTGCCGAAACGCTCCCGGAACTGAAGGCGTTTCCCCCCATTGATCTCTGAAATATGATTCACCCAAGTCGCTGCCCTGACTCCAGGCGCTCCCACAACGGACTGGATGACGTTGAGTTGGATCCCCATATCCACAGCCGCCCAACCATTAGCGGGTCGCGTCTGCCGTGGGAGTGCGGTAGCAAAAGAGACCTCTTCCTCAAACGTCAGGCGGTCGAACTTTACATAGGCCCCATGACTTCCGTGGTTGGAGCCAACCGCAGGTGGAGACGAGATGTAGTTCCTCGTCTCATTGGTCATGTAGGTGTCGATGTTGATGTTGAAGTCGTATCTTTCCCCGTCCGACAGCCCGCCAGCAGGGGAGGCGGTAGTTGCAGCGATAAGAGAGTTAGATGACTCAAACCGCATCTTGAAGGAGCCGTCAATATCCCAACCAAGGCCAGCCAAGAACAAGGGGATAGCACCGAGTCCGGGTATCCAAAGGGAATAGGTACCGGGAGGCTCAATGGACCTGAAAGTCAGCTTACAAATGGTGGGGTCACCCACATGGTCAGGATCTGGTTGGTAAAGGGTGAGGGTTACGGCATTGGTGTAGTGGTTTGGGGGGAAGTGGCGGTGCCAAGGCCCCAACATGAGTTCCCGAAGCCCTCCCGTCGTTCCTGCTGGCCATGCTGCCCAAGGCGTGTTGCTCCCATCATCGAGGATGTACCGGTTTGCCGGATCGTGCAGCCATGCCGACGAGAAGTTGAACTCGATCTGCCAGACGCCCCCGCCGAAAGTCTCGGTAAACTCACACCCTCTGGTGGCGCTGCTGGTCCCGGCGTCCCAACCCTCATTGAAGCCGTAGGTGTTCCGGGCATAGTACTTATGCAAGGGTTCAGTTGAGGTGGCCGGGGTAGTAGGCCGTGTCCTGGCTATAAAGCGGGGAGGGGCAAAGCTCGTGATGCCGTTAGAAATCCAGTCACCATGATCAACGGTGCCGACAGTCAGGATTCCCTGCGAGCCTGCGGGGAGTCCTGAGGAGTCCTGAGGAGTTCCGGCCCCTCCATCATCTGGGCATTCCACGAAAACAAGATCATAAGCCCGCAACGAGCCGACGAGGGAGCCATCGACGTAGGGAACCATGGCGCTGACAGGCTGGAGATCGTGCTCCGTGTACAAGTTGCCAGCGTCACGATTCGTCCCAGAATCGGTCTCTGCGAGGATTGACCCATCCATGAGCAGAATCTCGTCCGGGTAGATCGAGTTCCAGTACTGATTCGGGAGACCTGGAGGCACCAAAGTAGGGATGCCTGGAAGTGCGAGGAGGTCAAAAGGAGTCTCAGCGTTGGCGAAGAACTCCAAGCTCTGGGCCACCTCGTACAAGACCGAAAGCTCCGTCAGTGTGGTGGACATGAAGGGGATTTGCACATCCCCTGAATCATCCCGTGGTTCTCCCTTCAGACAGGGAAGCTCAACCGGAGTGTCCCTGGTGTTGATGAAGGTCACATCTGATTCAAGGCATGAAAGAGGCGCGGGCGGCTGCTGTCCCGTCATTTCCTTGAGCGGGAAGGCGAAGAAGTCCTTCATTGAAGGGAAGGTCATGTCCCGGTAGACACCCCTCAACCGCCCAACTGCCAAGTCATGGCCCATGCGGTAGTCCGGCAACGCAGCGGCGGCCAAGGCCACCTCTTCCATAGCAGGGGGGTCATTGGACGAACCTCCTGCTTCGTCCAATGGCAGCTTCGAGCCAATGAAGATGGTGTCTCCGTACTCGGCCTCGAAAGAGGTCTCATCGCTCTTCTGAATGTCAGACCCGATAAGCTGGGTGCCGTCCTGCTTTCCGAGAGTGATGACAGCCCCAGCAATCACCTCCTTCACGAACACAGGCCCTGGGATCGGAGAGGGAGGGGTAAGCCCAAAGACCGTCGGGAAGGTGAGGCTTGTGTCGAAGAGGCTCCAGGTGTCTCCCGTGGGCTGGCCGTACTGCACCATCTGGCCTGCCTCGAAGCCAGGGGTGGACAACTCCAAGTTACCGGAAGCAAGGTCGTACACGCCACCGTCAAGCAGTGAGGCAAGCTGCATGAAGTCAGGGAACCCTGTCTCGCTATCAATGGGAAAATCCACAAAGTCCAACGGCGTGCAAATCAGGGTGGCGGTGCCAACCGTCGCTGTGGCCGTGATTCCCGCATCCGCAATGGCTTGGTCCAGCTTTGCGTCCCCCTCTGGGTAGTAGGCCCAGATGCGGGCACGAGGAAGCCGATTCCTCGGAAGGACCGACACGATTCCGGTGATCTGCCCCAAGGCAGGGTTGGCAATCGGCCCGATGTTGGTAGCAAAGGTGCTGGTGATCTTGGGGGTCACCACCCCCGGCAACGGCCCGAACTGCGGCGTCATCCTGGAGAAGGCGTACTCTCCAGGAATCTGCAACTCTGAGTTTGCTTCAAGCCCTGGAAGCAAGCGCGTAAAGGCTTTCGTGCGCTGGGGATAAAGGCGAGAAAAGAGGTTCTTCTCCCACATCTTCTCGAACTTCGGCTTGAGTTCAACAGCAGGGAAAGGCGGGAAGAGGTTGACCGACAAGACGGCCTTCATCCCAACCATGAGGATGTCGTCCATGTCGTTCTTGACGCGGAACCTCTGCCGCGCCATGAAGAACCCCAACCCAAACGGGTCAGGCGGTAACCCAGCAGTCTTGTTGGGATACAAAGTCCCGGTAAGGTCAAAGGGAAACGCAGTAGGAGGCAAGTAAAGGGAGTCTTCCTCGGTGTAGTAGCCGTCGCCAAGTCCTGCGGCCCAGGTCTCGATCAAATCCCGCCAAATCAGACGCGGGTTGAGGAACCCAGTAATCTCGTCCTCGTACCCCCGGAAGGCATACCGAACCCCGCGCCCAACGAAGAACTTGAACTTGCCGTCCCGGTCCCCAATGATTCTTCCGTCGATGTTCTCCAGGATCTGCTCGAAGGCAACAACCACGTTGTTGTAGAAGGAAAGATAGAGCCGCCCTCCTCGGTCCAGGTCGTACAGATCATGCACTTCGCCTCGGAGGCCAAGAATCCCCTGCTTCTGGATGTCAGGGTCACCGGGGAATGCTTCAGGGGGACCTCCTGTGGAAGGTCCCGAGTTCTGGACCTTCTCCACAGCCGATTCCTGGACCTCAGGCAAGTACTCCTCAACTGGAATGGTCTGGGCGTAGAACGAATCAGGGTTCCTGAAGACGTACTTGGCAAGGAAGGTAGCCCCCAACATGGCGTTTTCCGCTGAGGGGATAGCCATCGCAAGGTGCTTTGACTTGAAAGCAGGGGCGATGATGGCTTCATCTTCGATAATCGGATGGATGACCTTCCCTTGGATGTACTGGAACAGAAGCCGCTCCCCTCCCTTGAGAGCCTTCTGTTCTGGAAGCATGAGGGCGATGTCCCCGGTTTCCGGGTCAGCCATGTAGTGGGTGCCCTCTCTCAGGACCTTTCCAGGCAACTCCTGCCCGCTTGAATCAACTGACCCCAGCAAGAACAACGCATAGTCCTCCCGCTCAATGAAAGGGGCCACGCCTGTGAACTGGTAAGGAAGGGGGCCGTACACGGGGCGCACGGAAATGCGAACGCCATCCGTGCCGTACACCATCTTCTTTGGGATGGGTGTGCCGAAAGACGCGATGGTGTACCTTCCGTCCTCAGACAGAGTCGAAGAAATCAAGATGATCGGGTAGCCGCCGACTTCGAGCAGGTGGCCTGCCCGCATGTACTCCCTCCAGTCCCCCTGGAAGATGATCTCAGTGGCGAACTTGTCTACCTCCAAGTAGGGGACTTCAGTGACGCCGTCCGGGAGCAGGAGGGTCATCATGAACCCCTCGTAGCCACCGCCTGAAATGGCACCCCCCGCAGGGTCAATCACCACAGCCACCGGATCAATGGTGATAAGAACCCCGCCGTCGTTTCCAGGGGAGCGCGTCCCTACCTTCGTTACGGTGGGAGGCCAAATCGTGACCGTTGTCTCTTCTGTACTATGGCTGTAGCTGACATCCTGGATGTAGAACGGCTGCTCAGCCAAGACGAAAAGCTGCCCTACCTGAAGCACATCTGTGCGGTCCCCGACGAGAGTGAAGTCGCTCACCCCTGAATCAATCATGAAAGGAGGGCGGTAGACAGGCTTCTTCGAGACTTCGTAGGCCATCTCGCCGCCGAACGCCTCGTACACGCCGTAGTTGATTTTCACTACGTCGTCCTCGTCAACCGCCTCCTCAAAAGTGATGGTGCTTCCACTCACCGTAGCGGTCACGAACCCCCGGTAGTTCTGAAGCTCTACTCCAGCCCAAATCATGGGTTCCGTTTCTTCGGCAATCGTTCTGCCTGTCGGGTTGAACGTGAAGGTGTTGTCGTCTACCCGAGTGGCCTCCTCCAACTGGACATAGAGGGGCAGGAACTCCGTTACTTCCACGAAGCTATCTACTCCATCGTCATCTGTCTCAACGAGCTTGTCTCCATCGGTATCAGCCTGGAAGTAGTGAGACTCCACAATCTGATATTCCCGAAGCGGGGCTTGGAAGAAAAGGGACCCTCCTATCGGGCTAAGCCGAACATCAAGACGATTCTCAGTGATCATCTGCTCAACGAAGTAAAGCTCTTCGCCCTGAAACTCGGTGGCCGCATTAGCGGAGATGACCGCATCACCTGTGGTGGGGTCAATGAACGCTTCCCCGGCTGGCGCAACCGCAGGAAGCACCTGATCGTAGTAGATCATGGCCCCATCGTTCTCGCTCAGGGTGTCTTCCCCGAACTGGATGATTCCAGGGTCAGTTCCCGTAGCCCCGCAGACGAACACCCCATCCCCTGGAATGGGGGTAATCAAAGCAGCCGGGGTAACTACAAGCAAACCGTCCCCGCTTGCGGGAAAGTCCGTCGTGAACTTTCGCCCTTCCACACGGATGGCGAAGTCTTCGTTGATGAAGAACGGGTCAGTCAGGTCCGGGATTACCAGCCCTGATTCAGCGATGGGGCCTATCTCCTCCCCGGTCTCCAGGTAGCGAGGCACTACCTCACCACCCTCCAAGCCAAAGCGGAGCCAAATCAGACGATCATTTTCACGGGCTTTCCCTATCTCAGCGGTGTAGCCCAAAGGATGCTCAATGGTCCCCATCGAGGTCAGGACCTTGATCTCAAATGGCTCCTCTGGGAGATGGTTGAAGACATCGAGAACGACATCAGCAACTACCGCAGGGTCGTACACCTCCCGCGTGTACCCGTGGTACAGCTTCCATTGAACGTATGCCTCCCCTTCATCCGGGCCAGCAGCCGCAGGAAAAGCAGGAGATATGAGGAGCTTGTTCGCACTTGCGCCCGTCCCCACCGAGACCACAGTGTAGATGCCCTCTGCGTCCCCATTGAGGACATGGAGCAAATAGCCTGCTTCAGGAGGACCCTCAGGAACCTGAACGAGGTCGGACCAGTCCGAGATATTGTTGTCCTCGAAGGTCGTGGTGCCCGCAACAAACTTCCCTGCACCCCCTTCAACAATCTGCACCCCGATGACATCAATCAGGAGAGCTTGGCCTGCGCTACCCTCGCCTGGGAGAAGGAAATCCTCCTTCCACACCTGCTCAGTGTAAATGCCCGCAGGCTCTTTCAGATAGAGGCCGTAGCCTGAATCAATCGGCTCCATAGCCGCAGAGGACAGCGTGTCAGGAAGAGCGTAGAGGGCTGCCAGCGAAAGCTGGTTAGTCGGGGACAGGATTCGATCAGACGACGTCTCGGCTACATCCACCCACTGGACACGGTCATCTGCAAACTCGTAGTAGATGCCATCGTAGTTCTTCAACTCTCGGACGAACAGTCCTTCCGTCCTCTGGAAATGAACGTCCTCATCGAAGCCGGGAAGATCCACCAAAGGGTGGTTCATGATGTTGTAGAAGGGGGTCGCTGGAAGGTTCTTCGTGAGAATCTTGCCTGTCTTACCGCCGAATCTATGGACGGCCCTGGTATCGGGCCTGGAGTTCTTACGGGCAAAGTTCTCAGGGCTGCGGTGAAGCCCGAAAGCCATCCCGTTATCCGGCTGCCAAACTTGATCCTTGGTGAAATCAACACGCCAAGCAGGAAGGAACCCCAAGGCTGCGTTCCCTCGAAGGTCCCCCACATGAACCTTCGTGTCGAGCCAACTGATCTCTACTGAAGGATCGGTGGCAGAAGTACCCTTACCTTCAATGGACACCCGACCCCGGAATGCCGTCACCTCAAAGTGGGTACCGGATGCACCAGCAGCCAAGATAGCTGCTTCGAGGGAGGCCACGACCAGTTCTGCGGAGAACTCCCCGGCCCCCAGCCCATATCCAGCATCAGCGTTGTCCCAAATCACCTCCGTGGTGTTGTTGAGAGAGAACCGCATCTTCTCGTCGCCGTCGGCAAAGATGAACGGCTCTCGAACACGAGACCAGAGCCTCGCACCACTCTTCTCATCGCTGTAAATCGCGGGGAGGATCTCTGCCTGGACGAAGTAAAATGGCTCCCCCACAAACATCGCCCGCTTGATCTGAACCTTGGACATCGTGTTCGATGCGGGGGAGGGGGAGGCCCGCTGTCTCGACACCTCAGCCCTCAAAAAGGGCACCGCAATATGGAGTGGCGTCAGGTCACTCCAGTACTCCATGACCTTGGTGAACTCCCAAGCCTGCTTGCCACAGAAGAAAAACGAGTCACCAATCCCTTCTACTTCACGCATCAACCCCGACTCATTTGGACGCGTGTCAGGGGCAGGGACCAAAGGGTGGATCTTGGGGATTGTTCCAGTCTCATCGGGAACCCACCGCACCCCAGAAGTCCCCGGAAACGGAAACGGATCGGCAAGAGGAAGAAACAAGGGGCCGTCAGAAGGGATGCCCTCGACCGGTGTCTCCCCTGTCATCTCGGTCCCGCCGAGGTTCTGACATGCAACAGGGGCCTTGAGAGGGACAGGCTGCATCGACATGGCAATGCCGTCGTAGTAGACCCGTGCTCCCAAGTAGGAAAGCTCGTAGCCCCCCTCACCTGGGGTCGCCTTGTCGATGTCCACCTGACTGAAGACAACCTTGCCGGTGGTCATGGACCACTCGAAGTACCCGGATGATATGGCACCCGCCACGTTGAGTCCTGAATCATCGAGGCGCATGATCGGCTCAAGGTGTTGCCGGAACCCAAGCCTCAAGAGCGGTCTGTCAGTCGGTCCTGGAATCGGAGACAAGGCGATGTCAGACGTGGCCGCTTCCCGAAGTGCCCCAAGGTCCCCGTCGTTGGAAGGCGTGAAGTCCTCGGGGGAATACCAGACATCCAGGCCCCCGTAGGTCTCGATGTAGTCCGGTGAGAAGATAAGGACGCCGTTCTTCTGGCCTACGGCTGCGTCAGTCCCCAAGGTCACCCAGTCCGGCCCGGTTTCGATGGCGGCATCCGCGACAACGGCAACAGTGGGGTTGTCGGACCCTGCATCAAACGCCAGACCCACTCGTACCAGGGCGTAAGAATCCGCGAGGCCGACGATATGGGGAAGCTCACTCCCCGCCTCGAATCGGACAGGGCGAGGGAAAAGCTGGTAAGTCTCGTCTTCCTTTACCTTCCCCAGATGCTGCGGGAGGCTCCCCTTCAGAGGCTCCCAGCGGCTCACCTTGCCGTTCCACCCGAAGCGAGTGAGGTTTGGTTCATTCTTGGTCCACCAAAAGGTAGGAGGGGCAAGGCGGTAGGCTACAAACGTGACCGTGTCCCCACGGGCTACGGAAAACCCCCCTCCCAAAGCCTCCAGAATGTTGCCAGCAGCATCGCTAAGGGTAATCGCCCCTGTGACCGGGTTTTGCTCAGCAATGCCGCCCGAGAAGTTGACGCCATCAGGGTTGAAGAGAACTGCCTTGTCCCCTATCCCATAGGGAACAAGGGGAAGGTCACCCCGCCTGATGACCACGGCGTCCACTTCATACAGGCTGCGTTGGTACTCATCCGCAACGATCAGCTTGTCGGTGCCGTCGGCGTAAGGCTCAAGAGGCTCAATGAGGTTGGTTGCCTCCAGACTTCCTGCTGAAGCAGTGACGAAATCAGGGTCTCCAAGCACATCCCACAGCCCAAACTCCGTGTCTTCTGCGAGGACTGAGAAGTTGCTCGTGTTGGCCGCCCAAACCAGGAACTCCTCCTTCCCTGCTTCAGGGCGCAGAAGCACAGCAGAACGATACTGGTCTGCAAAAGGAGCTACTGGCCGTTGAGCAACAGAAAGGTAGTAGCCGTAGTTCGACGGCATCTCAAAATCGACATGCGTGCGGTCAACACCAGTGACCGCCTCGCCAGTCGTAATGGCATTAGCAGGGGCACTTCGCGCAGGTCGAAGCACATAACCGTCGATCTCAAGACCCATCTCTCACACCACCACGGACTTGCTTGTACCCGTCGCAGGCACAGGGGAGGGAGACCCCGCCGCTACGCCTGCACCCACTCCAGTCAAAGCAATAGCGGCAATACCGTTGCCGATCCCAGCGGCAAGTTTGGCCGCGTTCAAGCCAGTGATCTTCTTGGCGGCGAGGTTGCCCGTGAGAATCGTGATGAGAGAGCCAGCATTAGCCGCCGTGACCTTGGTAACGACCTCCACCCCAATCCCCACCCCAGTAGAGACGCCCGTGAACTGGTTGCTGGCGTTGAAAGCAGACGAGAACCCCATACCAACAGCAGTGGCGATTTGGCCTCCGGTGATTCCAACCAAGCCAGCCGCTTGGATCGTCCCAGGCAACGCCATCGGAGCCACGCCAACCTTGCCGGTTACGGTGCCTCCTCCTGCAACGCCTGCGGTAGCTCCAGTAGTTCGTACCCCTGCTGCTTTGAGCCACTGGGCTACCGAAACCCCAACGGCATCTGCCACCTTGAGCCAAGTAGGGCCTACGAGCTTAGGCCCCGCTGCAATGATGGCCATCGAAACAGCCTTACCGGTAACAGCCATCTACACTCCAATGCGGACACCCCGCATCATTAGCCGATACGACAGGTCGAGTATCCGACTGTACCGCTGGAGATGAATGAAGATCCGGTAAGATTGTCGATGCACCCCTCCGACAAGACAGCGCCAGCGAAAACCCCCGGTGACGTCAGTTGAATCAAAGGGGCGCTGGCACCAAACTTGGCCGCAGATTTCACAGTTGCGGCCAGGGTGCTCGTCAACGAGGTGCCCCCCGCAACCGCCTTGCTGGTCACGTTTCCGATGTAACCGACCGTCTTGATGCCAGTAGGCTTGTGGGAGGTGCTGTTGTCTTGGGACCCCACACCAGATCCGACTCGCACCCCTGTCCCAAACCCCGCAGCCATTGCGGCGGTGCCTGTCCCTTTGAGGTTGATGGAGCCGACCTTGTAGGTGTGATCCTCCCTCACCATTGGGCCTGAGCAATCCCACGCCCCCATCTGGAGGGTCTGCTCTCGCACTTTTGCCGCACCAAGGATTCCTGTGGCAGCATTGGCACTGAAAGTCTCCACCAAGGGGGGAGGCCCGGTGGGGTCACTGTTCCCCTTCCCCCCGTAGGCGATGTCTTTACTCCCGGTCCACATCTCCTTGCCCGTCGCCCCGCTAAACCCAATGCCGCCACCGCTGTTCACATTCCAGTTCTTGGTGATCGACTGTGCCATCACGTCGCAGTCCGTCACCGTAAACTTGGCGCAACTATGCTTTTCCTCACCCGCACTCACAACGCTCGTGTTGGTGTCTGACTTGATGACCATGGAGGCGGCTTCGCCCGCCATAGAGGCGTTCGTGGCATCCATGGAGGTAGACGCAGCACCTGCATGGAGCAGGATGGCAGCGGGCGAAGTGGCCGTGATCCCGTAGCCGTCTTGATTTGAACCGTCCGTATGCTCCAGGTCGATTGAGGCATTCCCCCCACCTGCCTGGACGGTGTACCCCTCACCCCCATAGATGTCGGTCTGGCTGTTGTCATAGACGGCAACGCCTCCAGGTGAACCCTTCCCAGAGAAGTACTGCCGGAAAGCTCCCCCCTTGGTGATAGCCATCCAAGAAGGAGGTTGGGTGGGGTCTTCCGGGTTCTGGACTTTCACAATCCAAGCAGCGTGCTCGCTAACTGGCTTACCGACCCCAGACACCAACCCTGGAGACTTAGACCCGTCACTGCCAACAAGCTGAGGGCAGATGGGCAGACCGTAAAGCTCCTTCCCGCCATAGAAGGGGTCGTTGCCGATGTAAGTCCCCATCACCATCTCTACAAAAGGGACGTTGTTGCTTGGGACAGGAGGAGGATTGTCCATCTCGGGCTGCCCCTCGGAATCATCATCTCCAGTAGGAGCCAACCGGGCAGAGCCGCTAAGAGGAAGGCGGTCGGCATCAAACCCATCGGTTTCTTCCGTGACAGGGAGCGTTCCGTCAGAAGTGTGGGTTACTTCGATCCTGTATTCTGTGAACGTCTCTGCTTCAGAGTCTCCAAAAGCATTCCCCAAAGCCTCGCTCACTCGGTAAACGGGCTTGCCCCCGTAAACAGCATCGCTGATCTTGCCCCCGAGCAGCACCCCGGAGGGGGAGATGAACAACCCCCGCTCTAAGAGCTTGTATGGGTCCAACCCAAGGCTCGTGTTGCCGTAATCAGGGTGAACCCTGGTGCCATCTGACCGCCGCTGAAAAAGCATCGAAGGTGCAAGAGTGTCTGCGGTCGCGTAGTCCGTGGGGAACTGGGATGGCTTGACGTCCTCATCCGTAGTGAGAGCTTGTCCCGGTGCTGCCCACCAATAGTGAGCATTGAACAGTGTGGTGGGAAGAAGCTCGGCGTCTCTTTGGACGATGCCTCCGTAGATACGGAAACCGGAACCCGCATGGAACTGCTGCACGCTACGGACAACCAATGCTTGGTCCTGGTCGCGCAGGATCACCTCGTTGCCCCTGCGGTTTGTCAAGGTGGCTGACTCATCGAGAATCAAATCCGCGCCCTGCCCGGACGAGACAAAAGCATTCCCCTCATTCAAACGAGGTGTCTTGTTCCGAATCAGGGGGGCGTAAGGTCCCGCTTGATTCCTGACACGAACAGTGTTTTCCACCTCAGCCTGGGAATGGATGGAAACAGGAACCCAATCCCTTCCCATGCGAGGGGCATTGGGAATCCAAGCCACGATGTAGGGCCGAGTGTTTGCCATGGTGGCAGGAGCGAACCCCACCACACACTGGTCGTTCATCTCTGGCATCACCCCCATGAAAGTACGGCTGCCGCACGCTCCGAATGAGATGGGGATGCCTTTGTAAGGCTTGTTGTTGGGACCTTGAACAAGCTGGATGTCCACCGTCATGTCCACGGCATTCACCAGGACGACGTAGCCTTTCCGAAGTACCCCTGCGGTGTAGTTCAGGCTTTCTGCTTCAAGCCTTTTCCTACGACGATTCGTCAGCTTCCCGCGAACCTCCCCCCGGTTACGTCTCCCTGTGGTCTTTTTACCTTTACCGGCCATTACAAACCTCCTCAGTCGTCCCCTAAATCATACCCAGGAGTCGAACTCGCCCCGTAGGTCAAGTCGGGAGGTCCGGGCATAGGGGGGCCTCCGCTTTCCCCTTCAGTGGTAGCGATGACACCCTCCTCCTGGACCACATCCTCGGGTTCCTGAAAGACAGCACCTGTGGCTATATCCCGTGCTGTAGCCTCGATCTCGATCTTCAACTGGTGGTACCTTTCCTTTGCCTCCACTGCACCCGCCCTCAACCCAGTCTCCTCCGAAATCCCCATCATCGTGTCGTACTGGCCTCCTGCCCCAAAGGTGTCTGAGATCATCGTTGCGATGTTGGTCCTCTCCGTATCCAAGTGACGGCCCGCCAAAGCATCCTTTGACATCCACCAAGCCTCAAGTTTCGACGCTTGGGCTATGAGTGCATCCGCATCCAAATCCTCACTCAGGTGCATAGGCCCTTCAGAGGCGAGCGCCAAACCAGTCGAATCCTGCAACATCGCCATGTAAATCTCCCCCTGGAACCCTCGACAAGCACATACGTTTTCAGCCCCCGCAGTGATCTCAGCAACCGCAACCGGGATGTTGCCTGCCACAAGGCTCTGGTACGCCCCATCAGAATCGGTCGAGTGGTTGGACAAGGCCCTCTCAGTCTTTCCCAACACTTGTGTGACCGCAGAGACTGTGGTCGCCGGTTTGATCCCGGCAGTGTAGTGGTCGAGCGTCCAACTTTCCATGGGCACATCGACACCCGCTACCCCCAACGCCATCGACGCATTCGCCCAGGTGCTCGCATCCTTGTTCTTCATGGCTGACAGCGCAGCCGCAGGGTCTTGGCGACTTTGTGTGGCAAAGGTCCACAGGAACTCCTCGGCGGCTTGAAAAGACGCTTGAGATCCCGTGTCGCCGTTCCCAACAACCACCCGTGAGGAGTCAAAGCCCGTTGCCGCCACAAGGTCCGAGTAGAGAAGAACATTGAGTCCGCGACCGTAAGCCTGGGACCCAATCACCTCAAACCCCTCGTTGTCTGAAACGGGAAAAACCGGGCTTGGGACAAGCCTCGCAGGCTCTTCCTCCCGAAGCTGCTCATCGGAGGCGTAGCGAATCATCACCTGCCGAGCAGCAAAGTCGGGGATGCCCTGGCCGATCTCAAAATCATCACCCCCAAAGTTCTCCTCGATTTGATCGTAGAACTCCTGCTTCGCATCAAACGCATCATTCATCAACTCAGGATGCTCCCAGGAAGTGTCGTTCTTCATCCCCTCAGCCTTCAGCAAGTCCATGTAGCGCCTACCCAAAGCATCCCACGCCGTCTGGACGTAGTACGCAAACTTTCTGCTGTACCAGTTCTGGGCGTTCCCGCCGCCGTGGTTGTGAGGCTCCACCCACCACCCGGTGACAGGGAACCCCCACCTGTTGGCGTCTACCATGCTCCGGTCTTCACACTCCAACCCAGTGCCACGAAGGTCCACCACCAGATCACCCTTCAGACCGGATACAAACACACACCCGCAGTTGTAGTAGCCAATCTCCGCATCCTCCTCCCAGTTGGGGCTGTTCTTGGAAGGGTCTACGCACTCCGCGTAGTCGTCGTCAGTTTTATCTGGCGTCCACTTCATACAGGCGTTGTACTGCGCCATCAATGTGAAGTTGGGGTTTAGGTCCTCCTCCCCGCATAAACCCATAAACCCAGTTTCAGCACTAAAGAAAGTCTCCACGTCTTGTTTTATCGACCTTGCGCCAGAAGGAGCGCCCTCTTTTATAGATTCCCATGCGTTTTTCCCCGACGGGGTCTTCATCTGCTTGCCTGCTTCAGCCATAAGCCCGAAGAGGGCACCAATGACCCCATCAGCAGGCTTGAGAGAATCAAAGCCAGTCTGGGGGTCCCCGGAATCCCCGTAGAACCATGCTTTGGGGTTGTTCTCGGCGGCTTGGGCGTTTGGGCCATTCACACGAATAACCCTCACCCACCATTCGAGACGCCCAGTGTCTATGAAAAACCCAGCCAGATAGTCTTGCCCCTTGGCTCCCACGAGCCGGGTAGGGTTTGGTATTGCGGTGTGATAACAAAAGTTCACGAAGTGGAGTTCTGAGGTCAGGATGATGGCCTGTGTCGCCTCTTCCCCGTCAGAATCCAGGGCCATAACGGTAAGCCCTCTTTCCACATCTGATGCTGATATTTCCTCGACCAGCGGGTAGGCCGTCCCCCCATCCTTGAGGATATGAAGCTTCCCGCTTGACTCCGGGGACCTGGGCGTTTCGAGGTTCATCGTCCCACCGAGCTTGTCCCACCGAATCAGGTCTGGACCTTGGTGCGCCGGGTCCGGGTGTGAGCTTGAGTAGTAGCGGTAACGGCCTTCCGCTTTCGGTGCCCAACGGGCTTTCTGGGTTTCTAACAGAGCAATCCAGTTTCTGAGGGCCTCATCCTTGTTGAGGTCGTCCTTCTTGATAGCCCCTATCAAGGTTCCGAATGGCCCTGAAATCGCCTCGATGTACATGCGCTGCGCGTTCGCGTAGCCGGTTCTGTTGTCACCCTCCCGTGCTTTAGACAACGCCTGACCAGCCGCCGCGTATGCTGCGTACCCCTCGGTGATCTCAGCCTTCCTTATCGTCTGCCAGTCGGTGTTGCTCGTGCGGAACTTCCACGGCCCTTCGGTTCTGACGACGTGGAGGTCAGTGGAGGGGGCGTTTTCAGGGTCTGCCTCTATGTACCCCTTGGTAAGAAGCCACTCAATAACAGCCTTCTCGGCCCACACGGATTGGTCCCCTCCCAACTCAAGCTGGGTGAAAGGATCTGTAATCCAACCCTGTATGTTTTGCTGCGATGGGTCCAAGGCCATCACTACGTTAGGAAACCCAACGGTGCGGGCCTCGAACGTCTGAGATGCCGTCTCTCCTCCCTGACCGCTTGCGAGAATGGGAAGTGCTGGCAAGTCTGGGCGGTCGAGCCGAATGTCTGAGATTGCGACTGGACGGTCTTTCGGGGGTGTCCCTGGAGGATGGAACTTACCTCGACGCGCTGTCCCGTTGATGGTGGTCGTGCATTGACCTCCAAACTGGAACTGGTGGCTCAAGGATTGGATGTAGTAAAAGCATTGGGCTTCCGTGATGTACACGGGGTATCCGGGACGAAGCTCAGGACGGATCGGGATCGTGGCGCTACAAGTATGTGTCCCCACATTGATGACATCCAACCGGGCAATGGCAGATATGTACATCTGCTTGGCACTTGAGAGGTACCCAGCCTCAAAGCTGTGCTCCCGCCACCCAAACATCCCCACCAAACGGTAGTCGATGTAGGTGGCTCCAGGAGCCACCCAACCGTCCGTACCTGTTCCCTGAGCGTTGAAGTGAGTGCCCGTCACTTTGACGTAGGTTGCTTCCGGTTCTCGGGAAGCCTGGGACAGGCTAATCAGGTCCCGGTTCTCGATGCGGTACGTCGGATCGGAAGAGGTGTCCATATTCCAAAAGGGAGGCTTGAAGACAATGTCCCCGTCCACGTCCATGTACAACTCGAAGCCTGTGATGTCGGTGACAGCAGCCCCAATCTCCAACTTGGTCATGTACTCCGTTTCCCAAAGATTGAGTGCGCCCAGTGCGCCAATGTCCATCATGAACGCATTTTGCTTCAGGATGTTGAGGTAAGCCGCATCACCCCCCTCATTACTATCCAGAAGCTGAGCGTTGGCAGCCGCGCTGTTGAAGCCGTACTTCCGCAGGAACTCAAGCATCCGACCTGTCACCGTCCCATGGTCGGCACCCGCGTTCTCCCAAAGCTGACTGCCCTGGCTCTGGTCGTCATGGAAAGTGCCGATAAAAGCCATCTCCATGGCACTGTAAAGAGTGCCGTCCATTGCAAACATCTTCAGGCTCATCTGATGCGAAGCCAGGATCCTCTCCATGTTCAACGCAGCGAGCTTGTTCAACTGCGTGCCTGATTCACCCTTCCAAGCAGTAGCGTCATGGTTCGTTTTCCCCGACATGATGTAATCTGCACCCCCAGTGGAGCCATACCCAACCTTGAAAAGCGTGTAGATGATGGCGTAGGGGTTCATCCTGGTGAAGCGGTGCCCCGTCATGTAGCCCTGGATGCTCGAATCGTTAGTGGAGTTCTGCAACACAGCGCCGTTGGTCGCCAGTTGGAGATTCTGCCAAAAATGCAAGAAGTCCGCACAGGTCAAAGAAGCGTTGTACATCCCCCCGTTGTAGTCATGGGACGCCTCGATAACGATTCCGCGAAAGACCTGATAGTAAGGGTAAGCAACCACCTCGTTGGTGTTGATCTCCCCCTCAACTACCCCCTCAGCCCAACCAGGAGTAACAGCACCACCCGCTATCGGAAAATAACCCCGCATGTAAACCACGACTTCAATGCCTGGGGTGATGATGAAAGAGCCGTCCTGCCCAAAGACATCGGAAGCGAATCGCGGGACTGACATGGAAATCGTGCAGTTCGCCACCGGTTCCACACTGGTGTCCACCGACACGCCTGTGATGTACTTCTGAACATCAACGGAGCCGTGACAGGCAGGGCACCCTGGAAGCGTGAGCATCCCGTTGAAGAAAACCCTCGCATCAGGAGTGTGGCGTACTACCGAGTTCTGGTTTTGCTTCCAGCCACCTGCATATGGTCGATCTCCAACTCCCATCAGTCATCCTTGGTGAGGTTTTCGATCCATTGCTGCATCTCTTCCTCACGGTCCCGGTCCTCTTGGTTGGTGTAGGCTGAGTTCTCCCACTGAGTAGTGGGCCATTGGGAACCGGGGACATCAGGATCGTCCCCATGGTCTTCCCAAGCTGCCACCAAGTCATTCCCGTAAGCACTGGTGTCGAACGAAGAGTTGTCTTGGAAAGAGTCGGGACCTCCGGTGACTCCCAGCCAAGCCGTCCCATTACTGCTTACCACTGCGTCATGAGAACTCAGGGAACCCCCTCCCCGGTCACTGGCACGGCCTGGATACGCAGGGTTTGGCTCAGGGGTGTACATAGGAAGGACCACAGAGGGAGAGGTCGCGGTGTCGTACATCTCATCGCAGACGAACTCCATGGACCACTCCATGCGGTGCTGGCTCTCTTCCGTGAAAGAGAACTCGAAGCTCTCGATGTGCCCGACGTAAATCCACTGGTCGTAAGAAATCGCAACGGACCCCACGAAAAGGTGTGCTTCAGACTTCCCGATGGTGTCGTAGATGAGTCCGTTGTTACGGTAGAAGTGGTACAGGGAAATGAAGTTCTGGAACGCCGCAGAGTCCCTCATGGTGGCGAACTGCACACCTGTGGCGACGTTGGTGTAGCCATCACTGGCCTGTGCCTCATTCAACCCAGAGGTCGCATTGAGCAACGCACCTCCCACGTTGTGTCTGGTAAGGCCCTCAAGTCCTCCAAACCCCGCACCTGAGGTGCCTTCCCCGGCCATGTAAGCGCCAGTACTGCCCGAGAACGAGATAGTAGGTTGTCCCTCTCCCCATCGTTGGAAAATGAACCCGTTTCGTCCCCTGTCCGTGTAGTTCTGAATGGACTGGTAGGTGATGGCCATCTCACTGGGGTTGATCAGCAACGTAAGCGGGGGGACATTCAGAATCTGAGCAACCTGCAACGCAATATCCGCTGCGGTAAAGCCATCGCACATTGTGGGAATGACTTCCCCAGATCCTCCTTGGTACCGGGTCACTTGGGCCACGCTCACGGTGGACTCAAGGTTGGAGATGGTGTTGTCATACGATTGGCTATTGTTGGGATCCACCATCGACATCCCAAACGTCGCTCTGATGTTGTTGGCCGCCTGCTGAGAAGCTGTATTGACTGATGATGCTCCTGTGTAGGCTTCAACATTGAGTGTAAAGGGTTCTACATAGGCAAAAGCCTCTTCACCAACCGCCTCCACATAAGGGGCCACCAAGTCGGCTCCGGTGCCTCCTCCGGGAGGTAGGAGGAACATAGTGAACGGGGACAAGTCCCGAAGCATCGGGTTCGACCCGTCAACAGGCTGCCCCTCTTGCGTTTCAAACGAGTAGGTGAGGCGTGGCCCCGTCGTTACCGAAGCGTAGCGTTCCGCGATTTCAACGTATCCGATAGTAGCCATTACCCTAACTCTTCAAGTCCGCGAGGTCCGCGTAGCCTTCGTAAGCGCCGTCGGCTTCACCGCCGTAAGCACTACGCCATACCTGAATCTCCTCTGCGATTTCCATGGCGCAGGACAACTGAAAGGCGTAAGGCTTTTCGGCAGATTCAGTGACAGAGAACTGAGTGAACCAACCCCGATACACCCCCGCCGCAAAAGTGACCTGGATGATGCCCTGGAAAACAACCTGACCCGAGTGGTCGTAAACTGAGCCGTTGTTGTGGAACAGCGCCAGCCAGTCCAAATAGGAGTCATAGGCGAGGGTCTCGCGCCGAGTACCCCCATAGGTAGTGGAGGTGGTATCAGAAAGACCCGAATAAAGCCTCATGAACGAGCCTGTGGACGCCTCGAACGCGATGTTCTGGGCGTCATCCCCCCAATGCTGTTCAACCCAGCCACCCTTCGTCTGGATACGTTCGATCTTCTTGCTGTAGGACATCTTCATCGAGGACGGGTTGACGTGAAGCACAAGCCTCCATTCGGCTGGAAGGATGCTCGTCTCTCGGTCAGGTCCCAGGATGTCGAAGATGACGGGTTGCGTGCCGTTCCTGGATGCAACATCTGCGGCCCCCGCAGGGAAAGCAGGGCGAAAAATCGGAACATCAGTAGACATAGGTCATCCTCCTCATACGAGCTTCGAGGGTCCGGGCCGCTTTGAGACCCCCGCGTCGATCAAGGTCTGGTCCAGGATCCGACCGAACTGGGCGTTCATCTCGTCTGTGCCGTTGATGTAGTTATTGATGGTAGTCACCCCACCCGTCAAAGCCTTTGATAGGGGTCCTCCGGGCAGCCCCATCCCCGGACCCATCGGGATGTCACCAGCGGTGAACTCTTGGAAACCGTTCATCGGGTCCCACACGAAATCCCTGAAGGGTTGGCTGGCGTGCGCTGGCGTTACACCGTACTGCGTGAGGATGGACTGCCATTCCCGAGGCAGGCTCTGCCCCGCCGTCCTCGGGTCATTGGGATTCATCTGGTTGTAGCGAGTCCGCGCCCGGTTAGCCAAGTCCTGAGACTCGCCCTCGGAAATGCCTCCCCCTGACACCTTCATTTGAGCCAACTGCCCTTGCGTCTTCCCGGTGACAGCAGTCAGTTTGCCCATCTCCTCGCGGTCAAACACCTTCCGCAGAGCCTGGATTGCAGCGATTTCATCCTCGTCTCGTCGCTTCTGCTGGTCTGCAAGAGTCTGTTGCTGCGTGGTTACTGCTGCATGGCTGCTTGTGATCGCATCAAGCTGCTCCTGGTCCAGTTCCTTGGACTCGGCCAATGTGACTGACACAGCCCCCGTGTTGAAGAGTTCCCCGATTTCATCATCCGTCATCTGACCCCGATTCATCTTCCTCGTTACTGCGCCCCCGTACTGCGCCCCGTAGATGTGGTTTCTCGACACGCCCCCATCATCGTCTCGAAGCACCCCGCCCGCGTGTTGAGTCATTACTGAATCGTATTGCTCATCGCTAAGATCCCTCCAATCGAACTCAAGACCGGAGCTTCCGGTGCCGGTGCCGATACCTGCATCCCTTGCAACCTGCATCCCTTGGTTGTAGTTGCCGCTGTCGAACAGCGAACGAACCCAAGTCATGGGGTCAATGCCCATCTCCCGACCTGCCGCCTTTACCGATGCACGTTGCCTCGCCGCAGTCTCAGTCTTGCCCCCAGCCATTTCCGTGTAAACATCCCGCTCCTCCCGAATCGCGTCCCGAAGGTCCTTGATCGTCTGCGCCCGTGTCTCAAGCTCCCCCGCGATTCGGGTAGCTTCTGCCCCTGTAGCTGTAGCGGACATGGTTCTGTCCGCAGATTGGATGTCGGTAAGGTGCCGCAACTGCTCTTGCATCTGGTCCACTTTTGCTTTGCTCGCTGCCGCTTCTTCGGACTCTCCTCCCCCGTACCTTGTGAAATGCCTGTATAGGGTGTCGATGCCCTGAGACACACTGTCAATCCCGACACCGACGTAGTTCTTGAGGGTCTGTACGACGCTGGTGGTTTCCTTGAGTTGTGCTTCAGCGAGTCTCCGCATCGGGTCTTGAGCTTCCATGGCGGCTTGCTCAAGCTCATCCGCAAACTGCCCCGAACCAACAAACTCGAAGAAGCTCTTCCCGGTGCCTTCCGCTCCCCCTGCCTTGTCGTACTCATAGCGAAACTGACGGTCGAGGCGCTGGAGAATCTGGAAGTTCTCACCGGACTGCCCGGTGATTTCTTCAAAGGCCATCTGATCCATCCCCTGCATACTCGAAACACCCTTCGACCCAAGGACCGCACTGGCTTGAGCAAGCTGCATAGCCATCTCCCCACTTCGGGAAAGGCCGCCCATACCAGATGCGGCACCCAAGGCACCACCTGACGTGCCTTGGGACAACTGACGGATGTTCTCCAAGCTTCGAGCCATGGGGTCGTTGCCGTCTGTCTCCCGAAGTTTTCCGATGGCGTTGCGGAAGTCCTTCTCGGACATCGAGCCGACTGCTGCCGCGTCCAGTTGGCCCATGCTGCTAATCATCCCAGTGCCACCAAGCTGCGCTATTTGATGCCCGAACTGCTCTGTGAATGTTCGTGCTTGAGCTTCAGCGTCAGCCTTGAGGATGCTCTGAGTACGGCCTACCCCTGTCGTCAGAGCCGTCTTCGTCCGTTCCTGCATACCCATGTTCCTGAACTGCCCGGACATCTTGAGTTGCTCCTTCGCCAAGTCTTCTCCCAGTACTTCCGTCATCAGGCCCAAAAGGCCGAGAGTGTCATCCAGACGGAAGTTGTAGAGGGCCATCCCTGAGGATGCCTCGTTGACAGCGGTGAAGAAGGATTTGACTGCCATCCCAGAACCCTGTGCAGCCACAAAGACCTTGGCGAAGGATTCAGTCACACCTTCGATCCCCATCCCAAAGTCACGCATCATCCTGTCAGCGTACTCCCCTGCTTCCTGGTAGCCGATGCCCAAGTTCTTAGAGGCAACCAAGACCATCTCAGCCGTATCCTGCACCGCGTCCCGAAAAGAGAGGCCCCCTGAGAACTGCTCCAACTCCTTGAAGGTAAGCCCCGCATCATTGACTGCCCGCATCAGCCCGATGACCTCTTCGGACTGCATACGCCAGTCAAGGGCCATGTCGGTGGCAGTGTCCCTCAGGGTGCCTGCCATACGATTCATATCGAGGCGGCCTCGATCCATCGCGTCAGACCACAAGTCCGCAGAGGCCACGTTGTCCAAAAGGGCCTTGTTCATGCCCTTGGACCAGTCGTAGACCTTCTTCATCATGATGCCGAGTCCGGCAACAGCGGCGACCACCACAGCGGCTCCAGCGGCTACGGTTCCTGCCGCTGCCAGCATCTTGCCGCCACTGGCAAGCCCCCTGCCCATCCGACCGCCCATGCTCTTGCCGATCTTCCCCATCCGACCGCCCATGTTTTGAGCCTGCTGCCCAAAAGCCTTCGTCTTGTCGTGCGTCTTCTTTGCCTTCCCGAAACCCTCTCCGAAGTCCTGCCCGGTGATCTTCTCGATCTCTTTGTTCAGGTCCTCGGCACCTTCGGAAATACTCTCTTTGAGGTTCTTTCCAGCCTCCTTGAGGACATCAGACATACGCTCTGTCTCTTTGGCGATTGTCTTCTGCTGGTCCTTCATCAGCTTGGTCTTACGGCGAACCTCATCATCGAGAGCTTGTCTGTCTCCTTGCATCCTCTTCTTATGAGCGTCGTTGGTTTCGGTGATGATTCTTCGATCAAGGCGAGCCATCTCCTCGCGGGCAGACACGATCTCTTTCGACCCCGCCTTGAAGACTTTGTAGAACTCCTGGGCACCGGACTTACCGCCCGACCTCATGGAGTGGGCGATGACCTTGAACATCTCGGCCTGAAGTTCTCGACTGCTGCCCTTTACACCCCGAATCAGCCCCACCCCAACAGCATTGTCGAAAAGCCCCTCAACAGCACTTCGCACCTTGGAGTCGCCTCGCAGCATCCCCATGCTGACATCAACAACCAGTTCAGCTTTCAAGGTAGTGTCAGCCATCGGAACCTCTCACCTTGTCGGGGTCCATAGAAGGAGTAGGGAAGAGAGAGGGCTTTCTGTCTTGCAGGCGCTCCTGAAGGGACGGCTCATTAGGGGACGGCTCCTGAGGCTCATCTGCCACCTCCACCAACCCCCCACTACCAATCCACCCCTTCTGAGCCTCATGCTTCATGTAGCGGTCATAGAGCCGCCCAGAGCTTTGACTCGTTGCTTCCGTGGTCACTCCAGCAGGTTTGAACTTATGCCCCATCTCCCTCAACTGCTCTGCCGTGTACCCCACCAACTTGGTTTCGGGCTGTTGAATACCAGCCTGCTCTAAGAGGCTATCCATTTCTTCGGCCTGCTGACGCTTTGCCTCTCGTGCCGCTCTCTGGCCCTCAAACTGCGCCCGCACTTTCCGCTCATACTCTTCAACCACGACATCGTGGTAATCCTTCTCGCCCGCAATCCACCGATCCAACTCGTCTCCCAGGTCTTCCAAGGTTGTTGCTTCACGCACCTTGGGAGCCAAGTAGCTCTTCCCATCAATGGTGATGTACACCTCCTCTTGCTCTTCCTTGGGTCCTTGGATGATGTAGTTGACGGCGTTCTCAATGATGCGTCTACGGCGGCTTTTTTCCCGCTCATCCCAGTTCCGATCATGCTCTGCCAGCTTCTTGGCGTACTTGTGGGCCTGGGTTGCGACAACTGCACGGGTGTGATCCCACTGTCGCGCATCCGCTTTTCTCTCATCCTCATGCAGGTTGTGAGCAACCCACAACCTGCGAACCAGCCCCATCTCGGTTCGACCGTAAGGGGCAGAACTTCGCACCATGAGCCAAAGTTGCCGACTGTACGGCTCGTAGCAATAAGCCTCCGTCCGGTTGGCAGCCCGCTCTGCGCGAAGATTCAGCCCGTCCACCACTGACATAAAGACCCTAAGAAAAGGTATGGGTAGCTTCTCCACCCAAAGCCGCCTGATCCAAAAGTTCTCCTCATGCCCCGCGACAGGAAGTCCCATGACCTTGTAAATGGCCTTCGTCACCAACTGCTGATGGAAATAGACCAGCGCCATCTCAGGGTATGTCGCGTTCAGGAGGTCTGCGTAGTCGCTGCTCGTAAGGCTACGAAAAGTCACCACAACACCGTCCAGGACGACATTGTGAGTGAGAAATCCCTCTTCAATGAGCCGCTCTACATCAGCGTAAAGGAACCTTCGTCGGTGAGCTTCCTGTAAAAGGGAGGCTTCTGCGGACTCCCGAAGCAGGGCTTCTCGGGTGGTGTTCCCAGCCACCCCCGCTACCCATTAGGCTTGAAGTGGGGATTCACCTCAGGAGGAGGACCTCCTTGCTTCTTTGCTTTGGGCTTAGACTTGCGGCCCCGAGGCGACACCTCTTGAGCAGGAAGGCGGTAAGCGTCCACCCCATGCACCTGTCCTGCATGGGTAGCTTCTCCTACAAGATCCACAGCAACTTCTGGCTGAGCTTCCCCCTCTGCTTCAGGCACATGCCCAGCCCGGACTGCCGCTGCTTCACGGGCTGCCCTTTGGGCTGCCAAGATTCGGGCTTGCTCCGCAGCAAAAACGTCGGGGTCTTCCCCATCCTGAAAAGAACTTCGCATCTCCTCAAAGGAGGTTGGGGTTTCATGCTCAGGAATCACAGATGCGCGTGTAGGCGTCTGCCGATGCCCTGCTTCAGGAGCTTGCGGCGGTTGCGGCGGTGGAGCTTGCGGCGGTGGAGCTTGCGGCGGTGGAGCTTGAGGAGGAGGTTGGGCCTGTCGGTGTTCCAAGTCCACGGTTCCCTGAGGAGTCTTTATGGCAACAGGCTTTGCTGACCCCTGTCTTGCTTCCCGGTGCTGCGCCGCAGCCTCCGCAAGTCGTCGTTGACGGTCATCACCCAAAGCCACGAGGTCTTCAACCTGTTGATTGGTGACGTTGGGATCACCCTTCACCCTCTTAGCCCGCTCCTCTCGAAGCCCGTCGAGCCGAGTTTGGAGGCGAGAAATCTCGACATCCATGTCTGCTGGCTCCCTGCCAGTCATCTCATCTGCTTCCTGAGCGAGCTTCTCCACAAGGTCCCCGTAGCGGGAGAAGACGGAAGTGATCATGGAGCGCGACCAGTTTTCCAGGACCAACTCCCGCATAGCTACATGACGCTTGACCTTGACCTTGACGCCGTTGTCCAGTTCCTCTCCCGTCTCCACCATGTCCACCCCTCGAAGATTCAGGCTTCCAACTTGGATGACGGCATAGGAGATGACCTCGATACGGAACTTGTCGAAATAGTCCAGCGCAGCCGCTCTGCTCATGTTGTCATCAGCATCCTTGCCTTCCAGGTCTTGGGTGTCCTCCAGGACCAAGGAGGAGTACCGCTGTACTTCAACTTCCTGGTGTGGGAGGAGAGGGGCCAGATGGACAACGGTGCCCTCTACCTCAAAGGTAAGCTCTTCCTTACCAATCTTAGCCAGAGGCGCGAGAGCCTCTTTCAAAGTATCAAGGTTGATCACGGAAGTACCTCCAGGGCAGCGTGCCCAGGAAGATACTACCCGCCTACGCTGTTACGAGATCAAACGACAGGTGCCAGTTCTTATGGAAGGGCATTAGCTTCACTGGCGACCATGCCACTTGTGCCGCCGAAGCGTGCAGAAGTGAACTGACCGATGCTCGGGTCGTTACCCGTAGCCAGGAACTCACCGTAGACGCTGGCTCCATCGTGTACATCCGTGATGGTGATGGTGCCGTTTTCCATCACCACAGCGGTGTCCCGCTGGAAGGTGGTGTTCCAATCGGACCACCAGCACCCCTCGTAGTAGGTGATGAGAACCGTGTGGCTTCCAACGCCATTCGCAGGGCTGCCACCAACGTTGTCACCGATGGCGATGTCTTTGGTAACTGCGGGGTACGTCTGCGTTTGGACACCCCCGTCAAAGCCACTACCACTGATTGTTCCACCAGTGTCCCAGGAGCCAGAGTAATCCGCGTCTGAAACAACGCTGAAGGCAACCTGCTGCTTGATGTCAAAAGG